GCGGCCTTTCATCCCACGATTGAAATCGTGGGCTTTCCCGGCCTTCGTTTGGTAACTGCTCTGTGCGAACACTGAAAACCACAGGATTTCTTCGATGACTTCCGGTTGTAGTGTATTTGATTGGACTTTCAAATTCTATTTTAGTCGCACATATTGCAACTTACGGTTGTATTTGCTATACTAATAACAACCAATAACAACCAACAAGGCACAAATAACAACTAATAGGTGTTACCGCGAACCGAGGAGGCCAATCATGGCAAGCGAAAGAACCATTCTTCATTGTGATATGAACTGCTTTTACGCCAGCTGCGAGATGGCCTACAATCCAAAGCTGCAGGGAAAATCAATTGCGGTATGTGGTGACCCGGAAAGGCGAAATGGCATCGTGTTGACTGCCTCGTATCCGGCCAAATGGATGGGCGTGAAAACCGGAATGCCTCTATGGGAAGCACAGCAGCATTGCCGAGATATCATCTTTGTCCCGGCACACTATGACCTTTATACCAGATACAGCGACTATACCAGAGAAATCTTCCTGCGCTTCACGGACCAGGTTGAACCGTTTGGCTTGGATGAGGCGTGGCTCGATTGTACCGCAAGCCAGTCACTTTTTGGGACAGGGGAAAAGATAGCCAAGAAAATCTCTGATACCGTGAAGGATGAACTCGGCATTACCTGTTCGGTCGGAGTCAGTTGGAATAAAGTCTTTGCGAAATTGGGGTCCGACTATAAAAAGCCGGATGCCATCACCGTCATATCAAGGTCAAACTGGAAAGATATCGTGTTCCCGCTGCCTGCCACGGACCTTTTGTATGTCGGGTCCAGAACGGGGAAAAAGCTGGCAAACTACTGTGTCCATACAATCGGCGACTTGGCGACTGCCAATCCGAATTTTCTGAAAGAAAAGCTTGGAAAAGTTGGCTCCATGCTATGGGGATTCGCAAATGGCCATGATACGGGAGCGGTAGCGAAATATGAAGGCAGAGAAGCTCAGGCACCTATCAAAAGCATTGGCAACAGTTGGACCACACCAAGAGACTTGTTCACGGATGAAGATGTCTGGATAGTTCTCTACCTGCTTTCAGAAAGCGTGGCAGCAAGGCTCAGAGAGAATCATTTCCGATGTCGAGGGGTAGAAGTGAGCCTCCGAGATTCCAGCCTTTTCAGCTTTGAACGGCAAGTTAAGTTATCTCAGCCAACGATGCAGGAAAAGGATATTGCGGAGGCAGCATACCAGCTATATAAGAAGAACTACCGATGGAGTGAGCATCTCCGCTCGGTCGGCGTAAGAGCCATCGACCTTCGGCCAGATACGGAACCAAACCAGATATCATTTGAGTATAGCGCTGAAAAGCAGGAAGAGATAGAGAAGCTCGAATCGGCTATCGACAGCGTTCGCAATCGATTCGGATACTATTCTGTACAAAGGGCTGTCATGTACAAGGACCGCTTTCTCTCTCATTGTGATGCAAAGGAAGACCATATGATTCACCCACATGGGTATTTGCAGGAGAGTATCTAATCCATGCCAGAACAAAGAATTAAAAAATATGTCGAGGTCATTGCCGATTTCTCTCCTGAAGGCATTTTGACACCGCAGACAGTCATCTGGGACACAGGCCAGAAATTTGACATCACCTGCATCTCAGAAGTATTGCCGCGTAAATACTCAAAGACCGGCGGCATTGGGGTGCGCTATACCTGCCAGATAGGCAGAGCAAAAACAAACCTATACTACGAAGTGGATAAATGGTTCGTCGAAGCAAAGGAGGCACAATGTGAATAATAAATACCGAGAGAAAACCTGCTGCTTTGTCGGGCACAAAGATATTCCGCCAGGAGAACAACTTAAAATATTAGTCAGGGTAGAGCATCGGCTCATTCCACTCATTCAGCAGGGGGTCACCTATTTTGGCATCGGCGGTTCCTTAGGCTTCGATACCCTCATGGCAGACATGTTAATTTCCTTAAAAGCTGCGCATCCACGGATTCGGATTATTGAGGTTTTGCCATTTGAGGGATACCGTTCTAAATGGAGCTTGGAACAGCAGCGGCACGCAAAGAAGATAGACAAACAGGTGGATAAGATTGTCTATGCGGCGAAAGAGCCAAGCAGGGGAGTATATCTTTTAAGAGACCGGCATTTAGTGGATTGTTCTGCCTATTGCATCTCTTATTGTACTAGAAATACTGGAGGCACAGCATATACGGTAAAATACGCTCTGGAACATGGCGTAACGGTGTATAACGCTTCCAGTTTCGACGTGAGCGCCTTGCTTCAGGCTCAGCCACTTGGGAAGAACGAACAGGAAGTGTCTTCGCACAAAATATGAGGGAGATTTCCTGGCATTTGGAAAAATACCCCTAGGACTTTGAGCTTTGCTGCACAAAAACAAGCCTCCGCTCTTTGGCGGGGGCTCTTCTTGTATTCTCAAAAACGTTGAATTCAATTTCACTGAATTCCGATTCAGCATTATTTGGCGTGGCTCAGCTTAGCCCGGCAGCACGATGCCATGGCGGCCGAACACAATGATTCTCCAGAACGGAATTCTCGACGTTCGGTGCGAATCGTATATAATCTAAATAGTAAACACAAAAAAGAGAGGTGAAGAGCCATGAAGGTCTTAGTCATTCCAGATTGCCATTTGAAACCCTGGATGTTTGCGCAGGCAGATGCCATCGTGAAGAAGGGCATTGCGGACAAGGCCGTCTGCCTTATGGACTTGGCAGATGATTTCGGGGTACATGGTGATGCACAGTATCTGGAGACCTATGAAACCGCAATCGCGTTTGCCAAGGAACATCCAGATACTCTCTGGTGCTACGGGAACCATGACCTGAGCTACATCTGGGGAAAACCGGAAACCGGATACCATCCGGAAAAAAGAGGGCTGGTGTGTCAAGAAATTAAAAAGTTGACAAATACCTTGCCAAAGAAAAGTCAGCTTGCATATATCCACAAAATTGACAAAACACTTTTCATGCACGGCGGCCTTGCAAATCTCTTTGTTCAGCTCCGGGTAGCACCACAGAACCGAAAAAATGTTCTCGCGGCTGTCAAAGCTATCAACCAAATGAGTTGTGAAACAATGTGGGCAACAGATTCTCCTATCTGGTATCGCCCGCAGCTGTCTCCAAATCAGAATGCAAAACGTTTGTATCGCGGCGGCAAATATCTGCAAGTGGTGGGGCATACGCCAGTCAAAGAAGTACACTTGGAAGACGGAGTTCTTTCCTGTGATACTTTCTCGACCTATCGTGACGGAACCCCATACGGGTCACAGGCTTTTTGTATCGTGGATACCATTACTTTGGAGTTTGAGACAGTTAAAGGCGGATGAGTGCCGATAAAACAAGCGTTGAGAGAAACGGTGCTATATGCTATAATATTTTCAAGTTCAAGAACCACAGCCGATACAATCTCAACGAAGAGCTTGATACCTGCTTGAAACTGCACAGCAATAAAAAACAAATATCAAATAACAGAAATGCAGCTTAAAGAGAAAGGCTGCCATATAAAATAGCAAGAAACGTTTGCAAAAATAGCAATCAGCGCGAAAGGGACGTCCCTTTCCTTACGGAGAAGAACTCCGTAAGGATGGGTTCTGGCTGCTTCCTGCGCTGCGCGGGGGTGGCACATCTGGGCAAACTGATTGACCTGTATTCTTATCCGGTCAGAACGGCAATGCGGTTTCTGCTGGAAGATAAGACGACAGGTGAAAATATAATCTGGGCAACAAACACTTATGAACGATATGGCGATGGCTATCGGCAGGATAATCAAATTACGCCGGAGCTGATTTCCGGGGTATACGCCAATCTTATCCAGCCGCGTATTTTGAAAGCAGAAGAAGAACAGGCGGCAAGAACGAAATCCAAAGCCGAGGTCTTTACGCCCTCTTGGGTCGTCTGCTATATGAACAATAAATGCGATGACGATTGGTTTGGACGCGAGAACGTATTTAATACACTGAACGGCGAACACTGGGAGCCAACGAAAGAGCCTGTTTACTTTGAGAAAGAACGGGATTGGCAGCGGTATGTTGATTCTCGGCGGCTGGAAATCACCTGCGGCGAGGCCCCTTATCTGGTGTCCCGCTATGATGCCGCTACGGGTGAAGGACTGCCGATTGAAAGCAGAATCGGGATTCTGGACAGAAAGCTGCGGGTCGTGAACGAGAACACCGATAACGAGACTGACTGGCTGAAATGGACGCGGCGGGCGTTTGAAAGCACCTACGGCTACGAATATCAGGGTGACAACCTGTTGGTTGCGCGTATCAACCTGCTCATGACCTTTGTGGACTATATGCAGGAGCGATGGCGGCGGGAGCCGACTGCCAAGGAACTGAACCGGATTGCCAATGTAATTTCATGGAACATATGGCAGATGGACGGCCTGAAAGGGACGATTCCGGGCAAGGAACTGTACATATCAGACGACTACGAGCAGCTATCCCTGTTTGCAAGTGACTTTGAACAGGAAACGCTGTTCGATGAGGCGGCTAAGCAGAATAAAAAGTACGAATGTAAAATCCGTGATTGGCGTGCTATGCGGACAATCACTTATAACCAAATGAAGGGAGAGAAATAAACGATATGAAGTTCGATTATGCCATTGGTAACCCTCCATATAATGCTGACTTTTCTATTTCTGGTGACAATGGGAAGTTTGCGGCCCCCGTTTATAATCTTTTTATGGACGCTGCATACGGTATTGCGGATAGAGTTGAATTGATTCATCCGGCACGTTTTTTGTTTAATGCGGGAAGTACGCCGAAGGCATGGAATGAAAAGATGCTTAATAATAAGCATTTTAAGGTTTGTTACTATGAGCCTGATTGCAAAAAAGTGTTTTCGAATACAGATATTAAAGGTGGCGTAGCGATAACTTATTATGATAGAACTCGTGAATATGCGCCAATTCAAGTTTTCACTCCATACGAAGAACTAAATGGCATTTTGCAAAAGACCAGAAAGTATAGTGAAAAGTCAAATGTTGGTGATGTCGGCATTTCTAGTTATGCTTATCATTTCACGCCTATAATGCATAGAGAGCATCCTGAGGTAAAGGCGTTCCAGAGCAAAGGCCATGAGAATGACTTGAAGTCAAATATTATAGCCAAATTGCCAATGATTTTCTTTAAGGAAAAGCCTGATAATAAGGACTATATTACAATTATGGGACGTTTAGATAACGAGAGAGTATCTATGTTTATTCAGCGTTCCTATATCAATGTGGTTAAGAATTTGGATAGCTATAAGATTTTCTTGCCAAAAGCGAGTGGAGTTGGTGAGTTTGGAGAAGCCCTTGCCCCTGCTATAATTGCAATGCCAGGGGTTGGACACACAGAAACTTTTTTCAGTATAGGCAATTTTTCTACATTGCAAGAGGCGGAAAATCTACTTAAGTATCTCAAATCAAGATTTGCTCGTGCATTGCTATCAATCTTAAAGAAGACGCAAATGATAACGCCGAGCAATTTTAAATTTATTCCCCTTCAAGACTTCACTCCCAACTCCGACATTAACTGGTCGGCTTCCATCCGCGACATTGACCAGCAGCTCTACAAGAAGTACGGTCTTTCCCAGCAGGAAATCGACTTCATCGAATCTCATGTAAAGGAGATGGCATAATATGAGCACCAAAATCGTCATCAAAACAACGGACCGCGTTGTTCCGATGATTTATGCCTATACCACTCCTGAGATTGCCCGCCATAACGGTTGGACGAAAATCGGCTACACCGAGCAGGATGTAGACAAGCGATTGAGCCAGCAGACCCATACTGCCGATGTGGAATACAAAGAAGAATGGCGCGGCAATGCTACATTCGAGGATGGCTCCGGCGATACATTTACCGATAAAGATTTCCACCGCTATCTGCGCAAGCTGAACATTGAGAACGACCCCAAAAACGAATGGTTCCATGTGACGGGACCTGTTTCCCGCAACCACTTCTATGATTTCCGTGCGAATCGCGGTATTTTGCAATCGCTGACCGCCGCAACTCCGTATAATCTGCGTGAGGAGCAGGAGGATGCGGTAGAAAAAACGCTGGATTACAGCCGCCTGCATACCAAGGGTGAATACCTCTGGAACGCAAAGCCGCGCTTCGGCAAAACACTTACGGCCTATGAGCTTTGCAAACAGATGGACGCAGACACGGTCCTTATCGTGACGAACCGCCCTGCGATTGCAAACTCGTGGTATTCCGACTACGAGAAGTTCCTCGGTCCCGATTCCGGGTATCTGTTTGTGAGCGATACCAGCTCCCTGCAGGGGAAGCCTTTTGTTGTGAGCCGCAATCAGTATCTGGATATGCTGAACAACGACGACTACAAGTGCATCGAGTTCGTCAGCTTGCAGGACCTCAAAGGCTCCATTTACTTTGGCGGTGAATTTGAAAAGCTGAAAGAAGTCAATGACATTCATTGGGATGTTCTGATTATTGACGAAGCCCACGAGGGCGTAGATACCTACAAGACGGATGTGGCGTTCGACCATATTGACCGCAACTTTACGCTGCATCTGTCCGGCACGCCGTTTAAGGCCATTGCCAGCGAAAAATTCAAAGAGGACGCCATCTATAACTGGACCTATGCCGACGAGCAGAAGAAAAAACGCGATTGGCAGGGTGACCAGAGCGAGCAGAATCCCTACGCGAATTTGCCGCAGCTCAATATGTTCACCTATCAGATGTCCGAGGTCGTTCGGGATGAACTGAAACAGGGCATTGAAATCAACGGCGAGACAGAAGAATGGGCGTTTGACCTAAATGAGTTTTTTGCAGTCAATCAGGCCGGAAACTTTGTGCATGACAGCGCTGTGGACAAGTTCCTTGATGCGCTGACTACACAGACTAAGTTCCCGTTCTCCACACCGGAATTACGCGATGAATTAAAGCATACGCTTTGGCTGCTGAACCGTGTGGACAGCGCCAAGGCTCTAGCCCGCAAGCTGAACAACCATCCTGTTTTCAAGGATTACAAGGTCGTCGCGGCAGTGGGTGACGGTAGATTGAACGATGATGATTCTGCCAAGAAAGCGTTTGACAGCGTGACCGAGGCTATCGCCCAGAACGACAAGACAATTACGCTGTCTGTCGGACAGCTCACCACGGGCGTTACGATTCCAGAATGGACTGCTGTGCTGATGCTGAGCAGCATCAAGAGTGCATCCCTGTATATGCAGGCGGCGTTCCGTGCGCAGAATCCGTGCTTGTTCCACGACAAAGGCAAGTTCTACCGCAAGGAGAATGCTTATATCTTCGACTTCGACCCTGCGCGAACCCTTATGATTTTTGAGGAGTTCGCAAATGACCTGTATGCCAGCACATCCGACGGGCGCGGAGATACCGAAACCCGCAAAAAGCACATCAAGGAACTGCTGAACTTCTTCCCGGTCATCGGTGAGGATGAAGACAGCGAGATGGTGGAGCTGGATGCCGAAAAGGTGCTTTCTATTCCGCGAAAGATTCGCTCCACAGAAGTTGTGAATCGCGGATTTATGTCCAACTATCTGTTTCAGAATATTTCCAATATCTTCGGCGCTCCGCAGGAGGTCGTGGACATTATTACAAAGTTCACCCCCGTGGACGAGCCGAAAAAGCAGGAAGTCAAGAAAGAAGATTTGGACCGCGTCCATGTGGATGAAAACGGCGATGTCAAAGTAGATGAGGGCTATGTTATCGGTTTGGCTGATGACATTTTTGGCGATAAAATCTATGATACTGTCGGCGAACAGGTCACGCAGGCTATTGATAAAGTCGCCGTTGACAACCAGCCCAAGGATAAGGCGCTGGAAGCGTTGCAGGAGGCTTTCAAGGCGCAGGCTGTTAAACCCATCGTGGCTGCTGCCACCTCCAATTACGGCACGGAAATCAAGGCTTCGGATGCCAAGCGTGTAGAGAAGAAGCTGGGCGAGGATGCGGACCGTTTGGTGGCGCGGACTTACGGCGACTATCGTATCGAAACCAACCAAATCGAAAAAGAACGCCATGAGCAGTTGGCTGCTGCTGCGCCCCACGAACAGGCAAAAATCAATCAGGAATTCGACCAGAAAAAGGCAGAGGCTACTGAAAAGCTGAAAACAGCTTTGAATGATACGGTCAGCAGCTTCGTGGAAGATGCCGCCAAAGAGACTGTCCGCAGCTATGAGACACAAATCGAGGAACGCAAAAAGAACGATGTGGAAGATACCATCCGCGACCATCTACGCGGTTTTGCCCGCACGATACCGTCATTTCTGATGGCCTATGGCACAGAGGATACCACTCTTGCCAATTTCGACCAAATCGTTCCCGATGAAGTTTTCCAAGAAGTCACCAGCATCACGCTGGAGCAGTTCCGTTTCCTGCGCGATGGCGGTGATTACAAGGATACCGCCACAGGCGAAACGAAGCACTTTGACGGGAAGCTGTTTGATGAAGTCGTGTTTGATGATTCCATCAAAGAGTTCCTGCGGTTAAAGCGTGAACTGGCAAACTATTTTGACCCGGCGAACGAAAAGGACATCTTCGACTACATTCCGCCGCAGCGCACGAACCAAATCTTTACCCCGAAAGCAACCGTGGCAAAGATGGTATCGCTTTTGGAAGAAGAAAATCCCGGATGCTTTAATGACCCGGACAAGACCTTTATTGACCTGTACATGAAATCGGGCCTGTACATTACCGAAATCGTGAAGCGTCTGTACCAGAGCGAAGGCATGAAAGCTGCGTTCCCGAACTCCAAGGAGCGGCTCGAACACATCTTTGAAAAGCAGGTCTACGGTCTGGCTCCGTCCGAAATTATTTATCGCATTGCAACCAACTATATTCTTGGGTTCTCTGAGGAGCATAACGGAAAGCAGTATAACTTTCGTATGTGCGATGCATTGCCTTATGCAAAGGATGGGACGTTGAGCGAAAAGCTGGATGAGTTATTTGGATAAAACAGTATAGGAATATAGCTAAGCCGCCAAGCGAGTGAAATCGTTTGGTGGCTTTTCTTTTTGCTACGGAAAAGTAGACATTGTACTTGTCATGAGCTTGTTGCATACTTGCTACGAACTTGCTAAAAACTTGCTAAGCACTTGCTACGCTTCACCTCGAAGCAAGTTCATTTTTTTGCGCGAAAGAATATCGGATAAGTGACGCTTCCTACTCGTATGACCGAAAGAAAACATGCAAAGACTCTACCATTCTGGTAGGGCTTTTTTGCTGCCCAAAAAGTTGGAAAAATGTCGCAAGCGAGCCGCTGAAACCTCAGAATTTTGTCGCAGCCTTTCCGAATATGAGATGTATCTCACAAAAGCGAAATGCGCTGCTTCGTATCTGTGGTGAGACAATCGGAACAGGCGAATAGCAAAATCTCAGCTGCCGCAAATGCTGTCAAGTTCAAATCACAACTCCCAAAAGTTTCGTTTGGGAAAGCCTGCATTAAAAGTTTCGTTCTGGAAAATGCAGAGGGGAAAGGAAAATGTCGAAGCATATATGCACTGATTTTCTTCTTGCTATTTGTGCAATCCGCTCAAATTGGCGATAAATATTCCCAAAATAAATAAGTCAAAGTGCTTTTGGTGTATAATAGCTCTGACAAACAGAAAAAAGGAGAACACTATGAAAAAGGTTGTATCATTAGCACTTTCGACTTTGCTCGTCCTCTCGTTGGCTGCCTGTGGCAAGGCAGACAGTTCTGCTGCAGCCTCAAGTGAATCCAAGTCAAGTGCTTCGTCGTCAAGTGCTTCGTCAAATAGCACTTCCAATAGCACGCAAGATTACAGCCCTGACGGGATTAAAGTAGGAGAGACATATACTACAGAAGACGGCAAAACATATGAAAGGGTGTGGAACGGCACAGGCAGCGATTTACCTACGCCGTCCCCCGAACCCAAAATTACATACGATAATGATTTCCAGGCACAAACACTTGTTGATAATGAAGAATGCACCATTATCTTGCAGAGCGTAGGCTACGATGATGATTACGGCTATTATTGGAAGCTTTACTTCAAGAATAAGACATCAGATAAAAAACTCGGTTACTCGTTTGGCGACTGCACATTGAATGGCGTGGGTGCGAGCCTTTGGCTTACGAGTGTTGAACCTGGTCAAGAGGAAACGGAGATTCATCATTGGGAAAGTTCCGGGCTTAAAATTTATAACATCAATCCGCAGGATATCAATACGGTAAGTTTTTATCTCGATGTCTATAACGAATTAGATTATGATGTTATCCCACGGCATGACTTTGTTGATGACGATTTCGTGGTTTATCCAAAAGGGGAAGAAAACGCAACCGAGCCAAAGCATGAAACCCAACCCACAGACCTCGTACTGGCCGACAATGACGCTTGCACTCTGATGATTTGTGGATTTGACCCCGATGGCCTGGACGGTTACACGGCTAAAGCTTACATCGAAAACAAAACAGATAAAGAAATCATGCTTGCCTTTAGAAGTGGAGGTTCCATAAATGGCTTTGAGTGCTTCCCTGAAACAGATACAATGGGAATTGATGCGCACACTAATGCCTATGTAGACATCTACTATCGCGATTATTTGGATACTTATGAGGCCAACGGTAAAGACCCCACCTCTATCACCGAAATGGTGATGCCAATCGTTATAAACAATTTCAATACTCGGGACATCTATGTAGATGAGACTTTCACTATTAACCCTCAGACAAATTCCGTGACAACATCGAAATAATTTGACGCCCTCCTGCGATTAAAATTATTAACTTTCCCGGGCTTCGTTTGCAACTTTGTAAGTAAAGGTTTCGTTCTGGAAAAGTAAAATGCCGAAGCGCTTTTGATGTATAATAGCCTTATACAAAGAAAAAAGGAGAAAATCATGAAAAAGGTTGTATCATTAGCACTTTCGGCTTTGCTTGTACTTTCCCTGGCCGCCTGTAGCAGCTCTAACACTACCAGTACTGCTGCCAGCAGTGCAGCTACATCTGATGCTGCATCCTCCGAGGAAAGCACCAGCGACTCTTCAACGAGTACTGCAAGTAGTGCTGCCGATAGTACAACGGCTGAACCTGACATCCAGTTCGATGAGAGTTTCCAGCCACAGACGATTGCCGACAACGATACCTGTACCATCATCTTGCAGAGCGTTGGCTATGATGATGACTACGGATACTACTGGAAGATTAACTTCCAGAACAAAACGGACGACAAGACTCTATGCGCTATCACAAGCAGTTCATCGCTGAACGGAATCCCAGCCGATACCAGCTGGTTCCCGGAAATCGGACCCGGAGAAGAGGTTACTGAAGTCGTTTCGTGGGACAGCGAAGGACTGGAAATCTATGGAGTGAAACCGCAAGACATCGATACCGTCAAACTTCACATCGATGTCTATGATGAAGCAGAATGGGATGTGTCGAATCGTGATGACCCTATCGATGATGACTTTGTGATTTATCCGAAAGGTGAAGAGAAAGCGACAAAACCAAAACACGAGATTCAGCCCACGGATATTGTGCTGTTCGACAATAATGCCTGCAGCATGGTCGTTTGCGGATTTTATTCTGATAGTTTCATGGGCTATACGGCGAAAGCCTACTGTCAGAACAAGACGGATGACCGTATCGATATCATTTTGGACAAAGGCTCTATCAACGGCTTTGAATGTACCCCAGAAGGAGCGGCACTACTGGAACCACATTCTAATGCCTACGTGGATATCCGTTGGCAGGAATATGCCGGAACCTACGCAGAAAATGGCAATGACCCAACATCCATCACAGAAATTGTAATGCCAGTTTTTGTGAGAAAAGACACAGGGAGCAATACGGTATACATTGACGCCACTTATTCTATTGACCCGCAGGCAAGAACAGCAACGCCGATAGTGAATCCCCAATGATAGCCGCATGATTTTCCGAAACCAAAAACTTCTGGAATAGCAGCAAAACTTTTCTGAGTTCAGAAAACTTTTGGCATTTTTGGAAAAAGTTTTCTGGAATGGGAAAACTCTCCGGCTTTTTGGAATGAAAAAATAAAAGCGCTCACCATTTTTCGGTGGGCGCTTTTCTTCATAAATCAGGGCAAGGAGACCCGCGACTTTAGTCGTGGGTTATTGACTCTTCAGTTTTCTTTTTCAGCCATTGTCTTCTCACAAACGGCGTGACATAAGTTTCATCACTCTTCAGCTCATAGCCATAGCTTTCAGCTATCAGGATGGCACGTTCGCTTGCTTTCTGTCCGGCAGGCAGGTGGCGAATGAAACCATTGATGTTTTTGGACGAAGCATCATATTTGGACTTGTCGAACACCCGCAGCGGCTCGTCGTCACCATTGCCTTTCTTGCGATAATCGCGGGGCTTTCCGCCAATCATCAGACAACGAATCCCAAATGGAACATCCGCGTGTGTCACAAACGAAGACCGGAACGACGCATCAGTGGGCAGAACATCCGGCAAATCACAGGCGAGAGAAGTGTACAGCCAGAGAATCAGATTCGTGACGCTGTCAACCAGCTCTGGAAATTGAGCTCGGTCAGTCAAAATATAAAACCACTCGGTGCTTGTGTTATAGTATCCGGCCAGGTCACCGAACTTGGTTACGATTTTATACAGACATACAATCTCGTTGTCGCGGCAAGTCTCTTTCAGCTTAATTTCCTGTATCAGCTGGCAGGCATCAAACTGAAACAATGCACCGTTGGCGGGAAGAGTTCTGCGGCGATGGTGCAGCGTATCTTTCAGAAACTCTGTCGTATATTTGGGTGAGATGGGCTTTGGCCACCAGGACCACATGTTCGGAGTATTCTCAATCAGCGGCTTGTCCGGCAACATGTCCACGGTATACTCGTTCACATAGGTGGCCATCGAAAGGACAGTGTTCGTATACAAATGCGAGAGCAAAGCGAGGTCGTTGATGCTATCGAAATCTGCAACATTCTCATAGCCATAACGCTTGTAGTACGAAAAGACCATATCCAAGCGTCTGTCTTCAGAAATCTGAGATTCACATTTGTCGTATGGCCGATTGTTGAAAAGAGCATCACTATAATAGACAGGAACATCGGCGAGGGGATAGGGGTCCCGGATGATGATTGGCTCGTTCTCAGTTGAGATACCGACAATGTTGTTCACAATATCGAATTCCTGAGGCTTGAGGTATTCGCTCCCCTGCATCAGCATATCGATTACCGCGTACAGGACAGAATCATTACGTTCCACATTTCCGTCAATGGATAATCCTGAATGAACACATTCCTGCGCATAAGCAATAGCCTTGAAATACAGAGCATAGTCCTTATTCTTCTTGATGGGCTTTGTGAGCCCCTGCAAAAACTGATGATAGCCTTTAATGAACTTGTCGGGGTTTGCCATGGCAAGCTCTACCTGAGAGCTGACGGCCTCAATGATGGGTTTGCACTCCTCAGCTTCACGGACCAGGTGAAAGAGGAAAGTAGATGCTTTCCCAAAATCCATGTCATGCAATGTCGTCGCAACCTGGCAAGCGCTGGACAGGGTTCTTCTCTGAAATACCCAGATAGACTCGCCCTTGCTCCGATATTTCTTATCCCATACCGGTGCGTATTTATCGACTAAGGTATTACCGAAATCTTCCTGCACTGCCAAAACACCATTTTCGTTCTGCACGGTATCCTCCTTACAACTTTAACTGCCCCACACAACTCTGCGCAGTGGGCAGTAGTTTGTGGGTTATCTCGTTGCGGAAATACTTAGGGTCCACGGCCCGCATCCCGAACCGCACACGGTCTAAAGCATCTGCATCCTTGAGAATCGTATATAGCAGCCACACCCGTTCTTTGTCCCGGATATTGGATGCTTTGAGGTCTGCAAGAGCCTTGCGGTCATCCAAGCAATGATACTCGATGAGGAAAGCAGTTGCCGGATTGCAGTCGGAGGCTGTGTCATAATAAATGTCCCTAGACTTTGCTCCGTGGCTGTCATCGACATCATCGTTTGTCCGCCCAATATCATGATAAAGAATCGCATCACATAGCTGGTGGGATTCTTTTTTTGTTAAGGCAATGCCCTGAACCTGAACCAAAAGCAGCGCATCAAAGAGAACTCGCAGCGTATGCTCGGCGTCGTGCTCCTCATCATTAGCCCGGCCATAAGCATCATACAGAGAGGAAATGCGGCTCCGGTAGCGCTGGTAGAGAGGGTAGAACTCCTGAATTTCATCTGTCAGAGCGTTAATGCCGTACAGTGTATCGACCTTTCTATCTTTTACGGCAGCCGGTGGGACAAGGACCTCTTTTTCTTCATCATTCGGAAAATACTCGATGATGTCACATTTGCTGACATGGGCAGTGATGATTCTGCTGTTCTCGAGACTCGGGATGCGGCAGGCGAAGAAACAGGCTGCCTTGTAGCTTGTGGTCCAGGAGAAAGATTTCTCGTATGGAGTTGACTTACTCCCTTCCCCGCGATAGATGGTCACAACATCCGGCAGGCTAGACAGCTTCTTTTCAGTGTTCTGCTTTTGTTTCTGAGACTTTCCAGAAAAGACTTTCTGAAGGTTATCCTCTTTGAGAGCCGAGAACCCAAAATCACTGGTACGATAGAAGTCCAAAAAAAGTGCGTATAGATTCTCACCCGGACTGGACAACTCAATGTATTTAGAAAGAACCGATACACGCAGGCTGTCTTCCAGGGAAAAGAGGTAGCCGCGAATGAAGGGGACGTTTCCCGATGAGATTTTCTCGGCCATATCCAGAACTCTCTGCTGAAACTTTTCATCCGATTCGCCGTTCACAGCCAGACGCTTGTCGCCATAAATGTTTAGAGAAAGAACGATGGGAATGGCCGGATTATCGAGTTCGCAGTAATAGAGCGGGGCCAACATATTGCGAGCGGCATAAATCCTGGTGATGGGCAGTCTCGGATACTTCTTAGCGAATTCAGAGGCCGTTATACCGATGCTGTAGCCTTCTTTGTAGTACCGTTCAATATCCGCGCTCGTCTGCACTGCAGTAAGGGGAAGCATCGTATCAAGACTTGCTTGGTTGATGCTTACAAGAATATCCCCGACCGTCATTGTTTTTCTCCTCCCACAATTCTTTCTAACATAATTATATCATATTTTACAGATGGACGGGCCAAAATCGCAACTTTGTTCATGAATACTTAACCTTTATGCACGAGATTTATTGTTGCCCTAATATATAAAACTAGAGCCCCGTCATCTTGGATGGGGCTCTTGAGTTGTAGCTGGAGGTGTATCTCATTTTGTGCCAGGGGTATTGTATGGTAGTTTTCGAAAATGAGTACAAAAAAACAAACACCAGAAGTCAAACTCAAAAATATCTTAGTCTTGGCAAGTTTACCCTTGCGCCGCTGTGCGAACCTCATAAAATAGAAATTGTACAAGAGAAACGGCAAGTGACGTTCATCGCGATTGTAGTTGGTCGCCACGAATCGATGCCGTGTCTGCTTGCGCATAATTACCTCTTTTCGAAGCCCACAGGTCATTCTCTCACCTGTGGGTTTTGCTTATTGCGGAATCGTGCGAATTGCAGACAATTAAAGACAGAGCGATTGTGAGATGGGGCGATACCGATGCAGTAGGGATGAGAATCTTAGCAGCTAAAAAATTGAATGTGGAGAAATAAAAATTATGGTATACGTGATTGGAATTGTAGCAGCCCTGATTATTCTCTTTGGATTTCTCTGCTACAAGAAAGCTCCGCCCACGGAGGCTATCGTTGTAACTGGCTTTGGCCTGTCTAAGCCTAAAGTGGTTTGCGGAAAGGGTACATTTGTTCTGCCCGTTCTCCAACGGGCTGACCGACTGAATATGCGCCTTTTGAAAATCGATGTCAAGACTCCTGAAACAGGTGTTAAGACGAAGAACGGCGTAAGTCTCTGGATTGACTCTGTTGTCACGATTCAAGTCTACAGCGAAAACTCTACCGTTCTGGATGAAGAAGTGAAGGCATCCGGTCTGAAAGACGCCAAGGCGTACATCATGTCCCGACAACAGGCAGCCATCTCGAACTTTCTGGGCATGAACGAGCAGGGCATCAATGAGAAAGTTAATGACGTTCTGCAGGGCAATTTGCGTGAGATTGTCTCTGACATGACCGTTGACCAAATTCTGACGAACCGCAAGCAGATGGCTGTGAGCGTTATCGAGAATGCTCGCCCCGACCTTGCTAAGATGGGACTTGAGGTCGTGACTTTTAACGTCCAGGATATCAGGGATGCGGTGGATGTTCAGGGCCACAACCACGGCGTCATCGAGGCTATCGGCATTGAACAGGAAGAGCTTGTGAAAAAACAGGCTGAAATTGCCCGTGCTCAGGCTGCCCGTGATGTAGCCTGCGCGAAGGCCGATGCTGAGATGGCTGCAAATGCCAAGGAAGTTGAAGCGCAGACTGTGATTGCAAAACGCAACAATGAATTGCAGCTCGCCAAGGCAAAGCTGAAAGCTGAAGCTGATAAAGCTGCGGCTGACGCAGATGCTGCCGGTCAGATTCAGATGAATCTCCGCGCCAAAGAAATCAAAGAAGCGGAAGCGGATGCTGAAATCGCCAAGCAGAAGAAAATGGTAGACCTTGCCGCACAGGAAGCCGAGGTCCAGCAACGCAAACTGGATGCGGAAGTCCGCAAACAGGCAGATGCTGACCTGTACCGCCGCCAGAAAGAGGCAGAAGCCAAGAAATATGAGGCGGAACGTGCAGCTGAGGCACAGAAGTTCTCCAAGCAGCAGGAAGCAGAAGGCATTGAACTTGTCGGTAAGGCAGAAGCTGAAGCGATTCGTCAGAAAGGCTTGGCTGAAGCGGAAGCCATGAAACAGAAAGCAGAGGCATATAAGCAGTATAACGATGCGGCTGTGGCTGAAATGCTCATCAAGGTTCTTCCTGACATTGCCAAGAGCGTGGCTCAGCCTTTGTCCAGCATTGATAAGGTTTCTATCATTGGCGGTGACGCCTCCGGCGTATCCGGCGTTTCCGGGAACGTTCCTATCCTGATGGCTCAAACCATGCAGACGGTGAAAGAAGCGACCGGCATTGACATGGGCGAAATTGTCCGTGCCAACAGCATCCAGGCAAAGACCGACCGCAACATCAACATTATGACTCAATGTGAACAGCCTGAGAATAACAAAGAGAAAGGAGGTGCCAAGGCAATGGAACGCGTAGAAGGCGGCTATCTGATTCATGAGAAGAGTCTCAACGGTGAGAAAGTCACTCATTTTCGACCGGATGTGACCGAAGAAGAGAAGGCTATCATGAAAGACAAAAAGGCCAAAGATTAAAGACAACGAATAAAAAGAGGGTGACTCGAAAGAGCCATCCTTTTTTCTGTTGTGACGCAAACGAAAAGTTCATGGTAGCCATCCAATTAGGGTGACTGTCTTTTTTGCATGTTAAGGCTTTGTTGCTGAATCGTGCGAATCGAAGATAATTAGAAGCAAAAGATACTTCGTATCAAGCCCTCTTGATAGCAAATAGAGTAAAACCGGAGAGGTGAAGTTAATGCTCGGCGTGAGTTTGATTATCATAGCAGCGGCTATAGTCTACATGGTCGAAACCTATATCAGCACCTATTACACTATCGAATACATGCACGGAACATCGCTGTTCATTATCCTCCTTGCGAAATATGGCACGCCAGTCCTGTTCCTGCTGCTCTGCGCCTACATTGCATATCGCAATTTTCTCAAAAAGCAGAAAGCTGCGGCTTCTGCTGCATCTGAACGGCCTACAAGCAAAGAAGAGCTGTATACCAACAAAATTCAAACGGCAGTAAAGACAAAAAGCGTCTTCTCAGAGCAGGCTGACCAAATGCTGTATCAGGTACGGCGCTTCGGGCAAAAAATGGCCGTTGCCTACAGCATGACCCAGGATAGCAAGACATCCGGGGAACAAGTCAAGTGCCTAACGTTATTGGAATCCGCAGAACGTATCTTCTATGACCGACTGGATGACGCGATTCGCTCGGCTTCAATGTTTGATGAAACGGAATACAAGGCTTTCTGTCAAGGCTCTATCTCGTTTGGAAACAAAGAAGAAGTGCAGAAAAAGAAAGAAATCTACAATGGTATCGTAAGTACCGTGGATAAGGTAGTTCATGACAATGAGCGCTTAATCCTCCGATTGGATTCTTTAGCATACGCTCTGAACCAACGTTCTGCCCAGAATCCGTGGGATACAGAGGTTGTGCTCGCAATGTCAAAGCTCGATGCTGTCATTAACAAGACGACGCAGGATATTGAACAGGATGAAGATATCAGTCGTGAGGCTATGAAACGATATAACAACTTGAAAGGAGAAATTTAACGTGACAAAAAAGAACATTTTCCCTGTAGTTGCAACCATTGCTGTGGTAGGCGTTGTTCTCGGAGTATTTTCGATGACGGTGATGAGGGACTCAAACGTCAGCATTAGTACAATGACGTCCGAGCAGGCATATGCCAACTTGAGCAGCAAGATGAAGCGCATCGGCGTGCAGGAGGTCAAGGTCAATCCTCAGCAGCTAGATGTTTCTGAATTCCTTGATGCAAAGGATGAACTGCCCGACATTGAATCCTCCTACCCATTCGTGGTCGTAGGAAACGGAGATGTGAACATCGAAATCTTTTCCTCTGGCGAGAAAGCAGCAGAGTCCGGCTCAGATTCTTTCCTGACCGAAATGGCAAAGAAGTTCAACGCCCAGCACAACAAGACTTCCGGAGACAAGACTATGAGTGTCTCCCTGCGCTCCATTCCGTCCGGTACGGCGGCTGAGTACATCTCGACGGGAAAGTATCAGCCCGAGTGCTATACCCCCTCAAATACACTCTTTGGCGAGCTGGTGAAGAACGAGGGCGTAGAATTGACCGTTGAGGCTGACCGTCTGGTCGGCAATGTGGCGGGTATTCTCGTATCAAAGAAGACAGGGGATATGCTTCGCTCTGAATACGGTGAAGCATCTGTTTCTTCCGTTCTGAACGCAACCATCGATGGCAAACTCATGATGGGATACTCGAACCCCTACACAAGTGCTACGGGTCTTAATTTTCTGCTTGAGGCTCTTGCGAGCAGCGGCAGCGATACGATTGTCGATACGGCTGCTGTTGAGAATTTCCAGAAATTTCAAGCGAACGTCCCTCTCGTATCCTTCACGACCCAGCAGATGGTCCAGTCGGCTGACAAGGGTATCGTGGACGGTGTCGTGATGGAGTACCAGTCTTATCAGAATGACCCGACCTTGCAGCGCAACTACGAATTCATCCCGTTCGGTGTACGGCACGATAATCCTCTGTATTCCATCGGGAATGTCTCTGCTGAGAAAAAGGAAGTTATTACTGCCTTCGTTTCCTTCTGCGCTCAGAACCAGGCGGAGGCGACCAAGGACGGGTTCAATGGTCTTGACGACTATGCTTATACAGGCAAGGCATACGATGGCAACACCATCGCACAGGCTCAGAGTGTCTGGAAAGAAGAGAAGGACTCAGGCATTCCTATTGTGGCAGAGTTCGTTGTCGATACTTCCGGCTCGATGCGCGGCGAACCCCTGAATGCCCTGAAAACCGCGATGATAAACACCATCCAGTATATCAATGACGACAACTATATCGGCATCATTGGCTTTGATTCAGATGTCAGGGAATACCTGCCCATTGACCAGTTCTCTCTGACCCAGAAAACTCTGTATAAGGGTGCCGTGAACTCCCTCGATGCGAACGGCAGCACCGCAATGTACAACGGTCTTTGCGTTGCTATGGACCGCATCTACCAGAAATCTCAGGAACTGGGTGGGAATTGCACGCCCATCATCTTTGTGCTCACGGATGGTGACAACAATACCGGATATGGCTTCTCCGATACGAAAAACATCATTGCCGGTATGGATATCCCCATTTACACCATCAGCTACAACTACGCAGCGGATAGTCTTTCGGAGCTCGCTTCCATCAACGAAGCGGCAGCTATCGTCGGCAACAGCGAGGATATCACCTACAAGCTCCGCAACCTGTTCAACGCAGAGATGTAACTCAAAAGCGCGGTTTTGTCCGCGCAGCTGCTCCAAAAGACAGCCTCCACGCGGCGAGCAGCGGGAACATGCTGGTCGAAGCGGCACGGCCGTCAGCTACCAGTGCCACTCGATGGATGAGGCGGTCGATATGGTCGCCGCCTTGTACAATGGCAGAAAAAACAGAAGCAGCGCAAGCATAACCATCCTGCAAAAATATATGCCGTTCATCTTTTTGGGTGGACGGCTTTTTGTTTTGTGAATACAGCGATTCAGTGGCGAAGCGAGCCGATTTTACCAGCAGTTTGATATTCTGCGGCATGATTTCCAGCAGTTTGATACTCTGTGGGCAGTTGCACAGCCGTGCAAATTGCATACAATGGGAATTGGAGAACAAAAAAAGCGATGCAAGGATGTATTTGTAATAAATGTGGCGGCTGTTTTTGGTATTCGCGAAACAACACGAAATTAAACGAAACGCGAAGAGGATACAAGAAAAGACGAATGAAATCCGGCTGAGGCGGATAATACTTGTGCCGAGTAGTTTAAAGTCCGGACAATGGGACAGCTAAAGTGGTAAAATGAAACTAGGAATACCTAAAATCAGAGTTAACCGAAAAAACAAAAACCATGAATGAATAATTGGTTGCTAAAAAGTAACCGCTCGCTTTTATACCCAAACCAACAAATGACCCAAATCTGTTTAGGAAGGATAGATACAAAATGGCAAGAAGGAAAACAAACGACTTGGAAAATCAGATGTCGCTCATGGACATGATGGCATCGGAAAGCCCCGAATATACCGAAGAAGGCCCGGAAGAACTCTTGGACCCCGGCGAGGACATGGGGGACAGTGAAGGGCAGACGGATAAGCCCTTCAAACTCGTGGCGAACAAGACCACGAAGGCAAAGGTGAGCATCTCCACGCAGGCGCTGAATGTTGTGAAGGCGGTATATGCTGATACGGTCGAAACGAATTGGGAAGAGTTGTTTGACGGGTTCGACAGACTCTATGCTATCACTTTTTCGTCCGGTATCGAGTTCGTGAATAAGGTCATCAACAAGTTCTCGTATGCGGAAGTCGTGTTCGGATGCGAGAAAATCATCGCCAACGACATTGCTGCCATCATGTCGGTGCAAATCGACAGCGTGCAGCGGCTCGCTAAGTCTAAGTCGGCAGGGAACCTTGCGAACCGCCTCAATGACGGGTCCTTGCAGCTGTATGTATCGCGAGACACGAAATCGCACGAGAAAATCTTTATCTTGGAGAGCGCTGACCATAAGCGCGTCCGAGTCATCACCGGCAGTGCGAATATGTCGGCATCGGCGTTTTGCGGCATTCAGCGAGAGAATATCGTCTGCTTCGATGACGAGGCGGCATTTTCGCATTACAAGGTTCTGTTCGAGACCTTCCAGGAGACCTGCTCCGACAATGTCTCCTATAAGGCAGTCGTGAACACCATGAACCAGGAAGATTATCTGAAAGAGAACATCAAAGAAGTGCCCGTCTTTCAGGCTATTGAAAAGCAGAAGCTTGTCTTTCTGGAACAGGCACAGCCTGAGGATGAGGTCGAATACGAGATAGCTGCCGATGTCAAGAAAATGCAGGAACTCGTCAAGCCAATCATGCCTAAGATGCCGGTACAGGCGAATCGTATTGTAGTGGCAGCGGAACCGATGCGCGTTTTCGGGAAACGATATACCGAGGTGCGGCGTGTGGCAGCTGAGGCAGTTAAGCAGCTCCCGAAATTACATATCGACTATGATGCCGGGACCATGACCTTCAACGACGAGAATATCGACCTCAATCCGAATCTCAGCGAGGTGGCAAAGAACATCAAGAGCATCCAGAAGTTCTTCTTAGGCATGGACTACTTTTACGGCGATGTCGAACAGGCCAAGAAGGACTACTTCAAGTACATGACCTGGTATCTGGCTACTCCGTTCATGGCGTATCTGCGGTATTTCGCATCGAGGAACAACTACGATACGAAGCTGTTCCCGATGTACGGCGTTATATACGGCGACTCAAACGGCGGCAAGACGACCTTTATAAAATTTCTTGTCAAACTCATGTGCGGTGAGACCGTTAAGATGAACACGACGGAGGATTTCACAGCCACAAGAATCGACGGCCTCAAACGAGTTTGTGAGGGACTGCCGCTGAACATCGACGACCTCGCCAAGACCCAGTTTCAGAACCATTCAGAACGGGTAATCAAGAACGATGAATGGGGTATCTCGGACAGGCTCGTGAACTATCCTGCTGTATCTATCACATCGAATAAAATTACCTCGCTGACAAAAGACCTCTCGAAACGTGCTATCATCTGTCGAATTGGTGCTAAAATCGACAACGAGCGCGGTGCCAAAAACTCGAAGCGTGTGAATGAGAGTATGTCGGAGCTGACAACCGCGTTCTATGGCGAATATGTCCGCCGAATGCTTGTTTGCATCGATGAGATGACGACGGAAATGCGTGAAAATGCGAATGGCAAGGAATACTTCCCGGATATCTTCCACGCTTCGTCTAGTGTCATTGCAGATATCTTCGAGGCATGCGGAATCGATTTGCCGGACTATGTGCGTATCCTGTACTATAACGACTATATGGGTGATGAGAGCATTGGTCGTGCTGCAATTGAGAAAATCGAACTGGCATGGCAGGCTGACCCGAGCAAGTTCCGGGTTGATAAGAAGCAGAACAGGCTCATTTACTCCTATCCGCCGGATGGACCGTGGTACGAACTGAAATACATTGCAGATGAGCTGCCGAACTCCCTCGAAGCAGAGATTTCTGGCGGCAACCAGCTTATCATGAACTACGAGCAGGCACAGGAATTGTTCGGCATCAAGTTTCGGCGCTGGCTGGGCATCTTTAACCTCTAATATGCATGGCAGGTTCTTTTCGGAGCCTGCCTTCTTATTTCACAAAAATAGTTGCCCATTTGTGCGAATTGCAGACAATCAGAAATAAAGCGTAAAGCAAAGGAGCTGAGTACCATCTCAAAATTTGCAAGCAAAAAGTTGATTGAGCGAAATTGCAATATCATGAAAGACTACGGCAACGGCTATTCCATTGAGGAGCTTGCCGCAAAATACAGGTTGAGCGTCCGTACATGCTATCGAGCGTTAGACGACGCGAAACAGGAGGCCAGAATTCAGTTGGCGCAGGTAGAGGATGCTAGAAAGGCCGAAATTCTTGCGGCATACAAGAACAGTGTCCCTCTCAAGGAAATGATTGCGAAATTTAACGTGGCAGAAGGATATTGCAGCATGGTTGCCAACGATGCGGGCCTGACTGAAAACCGTAGAAATGAGCGCATCAAAATTCGGCAAAAACCCCGCAATGAGAATATCTTTCGAGAATACGAGAGTGGCGTGCCGGTGCAGAAACTATCCGAAAAATATCAGCTCTCGGTTCCGGGCATTTACAAAGTGATTCAAAGAGTCAGAAAGCAGAAGGAGGCGATGGAGTTTTGCAATGGATTGTGAAGCAAACCAAATCGAAAGGATATGAGTTCACCTTCGATATCGTGAAAGGCAAGGCCGTTATCGGGCAGGCACACTATATCCCGAAATTGCTACGGCAGGGTTATGGCATCCGGCTGAATGATTCCAAGTTCCTGCTGCAATACATGCCAGCTGCTGACGCAAGGGCGTACATGCGCGGCATCAACACGAAAGATATTCTGAGACACCCTTTTGCTATCCGTGAGAACAACTGCACGGTAGGCGAAATTTCCGTCATCCATACAAAAACCGGATTCCTCCAAGGATACAATTCTATCGCCATGCAGCTGTATGGCGAGGAATACCAGAGCTACAAAATTGGCTTTGGAAAAGAAGGAGTATGCTGCCCTGTATTCCTTTGCGGACAGCAAATCGCCCAAATCAATAAGAGCGCGGTGGTCAAGGATAATCTGGATGAATACCTGATTTACGCAGTGAATGAAAAGGCACTGATGCCGTCCGTCATGTTCGCCATTTATATTGATGGAATATACTACGCAAACCGAGGCATGTATGTGGATGACGCAACGACTATCAACTGCGAATACAGCTTGAACGAGGAAGTCCTGTCCCACTACGACCCGAATTTTGTCAAAGGGCTATAACTCCGATAACTGGTATTCACAGACAATATCATGTTGCGAAACTGTGCGAATTGCAGACAATTAAAAGTGAATGAATTACAAAAGCTACAGAGGATAAACAATGAGCTATGAACCCATTATCACACCGGGCAGGAATTTCTTTCTTGTCTCGACGGAGTACAAAGAGAGCTGCTCTGCCTGGTGCCGCAAGCAAATTAGAGCGACACTGAGGACCTGTCAGGGACGAGTCATCATCATTGATGCAACGGGCGAGTACGCGGACTTGGCGCTTGAACATGACAGATTGATTCGAGAGAAAATCCCGTCCATCATTTATCGGTATAAGCTGGTGGACGGGAAACCGTATATTGCTCATGTCATTGAAGTTGATACGGAAGCAAATGAAGCACCGCACCTGATTGTATACGATATCAGCCGGACCATAATCACCAGCTGGAAGGTCGGCGTGGAGGCAATTGATAAAATCCTGCAATCCTATGCCGTGATGCAGGACAGTGAAATCGCGTGGCTGTATGTTCCGCTGGACTTATATACCAATGTCAAGCCCGAAAGCGAATCCTGGAACATTTTGGAACGAACTATCAAGGGTAATGAAGGCAAGCTCATGACAGTACTGACGACTCGCAAATTCACCATTGGGATGGTCCAGCGCTGTTTACATATGGCAAAAATCAAAAATAATTTGGAGGATAACAAATGACCAATGAACAGCTGAGAATCGCATTGACGGCGAATGCCGTTACCAAACAAACCCGAAACCATTTTGGGTTCAGTAACCCGTGTGGGAAGACTCTGGAAGAGTACAACAAATCTTCAACGCTTTGCTGTGTGACGGCAGCGCAGAAAATGAACACGCCGGGTTTTGAGCGTGTTTTGGCTGCGCAGATTTTTCCCTGCTTTACCATTGGCTGCTGGAATCAGACAAAGACGGTCTATGATTTTGACTACGAGTTTCAGAAAATGCTGATGGATACGGATGACGTGGCAATTCATCAGGATATTCTGCAGCGGCTTCCGATTCGTGATTTCTTTATCCCGGTGTATGACAGCTACGACTACAACGGTATGTTCGTGCATGTGGAATTTGAAGAGAAAGAGAAGACCACTGCTTTCGGCATCGTTCTTGTCGGCCCGGCCAAAGGCAGCCATGATGATTTCACGTTCCTGACTCTGCCTGCCTGGGCCAAAGAAAACCAGAGCTTGACGGAAGCAACCCGGAGTACGAAAGAATATCTGGAAAAGGCAGCAGGGCAGCGGCAAGTGAACGGTATCAGTGTTCCAGCCGTAATGGAAGAAGTGCCTTCGGTCTTCGACGACGGAACGCCTTATGTCCGGCTGGCAATCCTGTGCGCCAACTATCTTGCCAGCAAGAACCCAGATGTTCGCCTTGAAACCTCCAAGAAGCGTGACCGCCCGGTTTTTGTATTCCAGGGAAAAGCACAACGCATCAACATTAAACCGTATACCGTTGGTGAGAATGCAGCCAAAGAATACAAAAAGAATGGGGAAGGCAAAACTCCCCGCTGGCGGCATTACTGGTGCGGCAATGGCCGGGAACGTCGGGAATGCAAATTCATCTATTGATGAACTATGAAGAGCGCACGCCCCGTCTATAGCCGTAAGGCTTAGGCGGGGTTGGCAGAAGAAACTATCTGAACGGATGGCACATCTCAGCAGCGGAGAAGTGGTTCAGCGTGACCTGTATTCCGCTTTTCTGCTTGAACATATAGATACAGAAACCCTGAAATACGATATCGAAGCTCTTAAAGCTGCTTTTCCTGCATTTTTGAAGATGCATGAAAATACAAAAAAGCGCCTGCAGGAAGCTGAAAGCTATCTTCCTGCAAGCGTTGGATTCTAAAAATAATAGTTTTCCGGGGGTCTCGACACGTCCCTCGTAAGAGAGCTGCCCCGTAAGGGGTGAAACTTCACAGGAGGATGCACTCAAAAAGCTGGGAACGCAGACAAGTGTGTTGGTCAACCTGCAAAGGCTGGATACTCATGGAAAGCCACACCCGTGGCTTTTTGTGGGAAACCGCATAACTCGCTACCTGGCATGCTGCATGGTGATGAGCCTTGCAGCTGCCGCCCAGGAATCCCACGATTTCAATCGTGGGAGGTGTCAACGTAAGGCTACAACTCACGGAGAACCCCCATCTACAGCCGTAAGGCTTAGGTGGGGAGGTTCACGGGATGAGGTAAATATCATGGCTTCCCATACTTATCAGGACCCGATTGGGTTCTATGAATGGTTCGATGACCTTCCCTATGCTATCCAGGATAGTATTCTGAAACACCTGCCGCATATGGAAGGCGAGGAATGGCTCATTGTCATTATCCTTGCAGCTCTTCTTCTGATGATTCTGGTTTCAGCGTATCTGGGCTTTGCAAGACATAATGTCAAAAAAACGAGTGAACGACTCAACGCTTTGAAAGAGCTGAACAACACGACTGAATTCATGCCGGTCGAGGCGCAGTACCGCTACTATCTACGTTCTGATACGAAGCCGGAATACGAGGAGTTCTCGCTCCCGAAATTCTTCCGCCGCGAAGTGAGAGAAAACTTTAAGCTGTTCAACACTCTTCTTGGCAATGCTCGGGCAAACACGGTATTGTATGAAACATACGGCCGCGAAATCCAGGAACTCCCGGATTGGACAGAATCGGATGACGATTGCGGGCGGCATATCCCGTTCTTTCTCTACCACAACATCGAGAAAGAGTTGTACGATGAAACTGTCCTGGACTGCCCTGTAACGAGCCCTGAGTTTGTCTGTACGAAAAGCTATCTGCCCAAAGATGCCAAAGAGCCGATTGAGACGGAAGAGACCTATACACTGGAGGAACTGGAAGAGTACATACGCCGCTTGAAGGTTGCAGCCGAGGTTAAGAAAAGCGGCCAGAGTGCAAGCTGAAAAAAGTCAGCAGCCATAAGCAAGAGGCAGGGCCCTGTGTTTCATGGTTCCAGAACGTCTTCCCACCTTAATTTTACCAGTACTTTGATATTTTGTGGTTATTGACAAACGGCGCAAAAGGTGCTTGAGTTAAAAGCCATTGCAAAAAAGTGCGATATCCATATAATAAATTGAAATTCAAAAGGGAGATACACATTATGAGTGAACAGAAAGAAAATGCGCAGCTCGAAGCTTATCGGAAGCTCGTTGAAGATTTCAAGCGCTTTGTCAGCTCTGAGATTCGGACGGAGGAAAACAGTTACCGAATTGTGGACATGACTTCTGAAGATGCCGAAATCAATGACCCTAGTGTTCCGGTAACTCAGCTGGAAGACGATAAGGCAGAGAAGCTTGCCGGTATCTGCATGGACCTGTCCAATGCCACGCTGTGGCTCTACTACAACCGTGACAAATTTGCAAACGTCGAGTTCATGCCCCTGACTGATGAAACTCTGAAAGAATACCAGAAGCAGGCTCAGAATGCTCTGAATGAGCCGAAGAGCCCTCTGTATCTGAAATCCTGGTATCAGCTCATTGAAATGTTGAGTCAGGAATGTATCCCGCAGCGCTACGAGGACGACGGTCAGCGATATACAGACGTCTATGTGAACACCTATATGCTCATGTACCTGACCATGACCCGACTCAAGAACGGCGGAACCTTTACACGCCTTGCAAACGGGCAGGGAAGCGATGCTGTGAAAATCACGACCATCGCAATGTACTACTTCTCCAGCCTTTTGACGGTTCTCTGCACTGAATATTAAGAAATTTTTTCCCGTGTGAGCAGCGACGCTCATGCGGGAATTTTTTTGTAATTTTCTATTGTCAATCTGTGCGAATTACGTACAATGAAAAATATAAACCAAAAATATATCTTATCGTTGTCCCGCATGAGTTGTTTGTGCGGGACTTTTTTGTTTGCGGAAAGGAAATGCACTATGTACGGTTTATCAGAAGAAAGCTTAACGATTGTTGGTATTATTTTGATTGTGGTTGGTGTCGCTATGATTGGTTGGGGATTTGAATGGAATCAGGACATTACCAATGATAAACGGGTCGGAACCGTTGTCAGAGACATTGGCGTTATGGTTTTGGCAACCGGCATCATATTTGTGATGCAGCGGGCAATAAACTAAATTTGGAAAATGTAAGGCAGGCTCATTTCGGGCCTGCTTGTTTTTTGGGTGAAATATGATTACAACAAAGAAGATTGACCCACGGCCATATCAGCAGAAAGCTGCTGCGGCGATTCACAGAGAGTGGGATGCCGGGAATAAGAAAACGCTGGTTGTGATGCCGACCGGAACCGGCAAAACTATTGTGTTTGCAAGCATCGTGAACGACCAGGTGGCAAAGGGCGAACACGTTTTGATTCTTGCGCACCGGGAAGAGCTTTTACAGCAGGCAAGCGACAAGCTCAAGATGGTGACGGGGCTAGAGACCGCGTTAGAGAAAGCGCAAAGCTCGGCGCTCGATTCCGATAAGATAGTCGTGGTTGCCAGTGTTCAGACTCTCTCTAAGCAGAATCGGTTAATGAAGTATCCGCGTGATTATTTCGGGACTATCATCATTGATGAAGCGCATCACACGGCAGCCAAAACTTACAAGGGAATTCTCGAGCATTTCATCGATGCCAAAGTGTTGGGCGTGACCGCAACACCCGACCGAAGCGACATGAAATCCCTATCTGATATCTTTGATAGTCTTGCATTTGAATATAAGCTCCCGGATGCAATTCGGGAAGGATATCTCTGCAAAATTAACACGAAGACAATTCCGGTCGAGGTAGACATCAGCAAGGTTCATATCAATGCCGGTGATTTCAGTGCTCAGGACCTCGGCAATGTTCTTGACCTGTATCTGGACACGATTGCGGATGCCATTGTGCGAGAATGCCAGAACCGAAAGACTGTCATCTTTACGCCTCTGGTACGAATCAGCAAAAGACTGTGTAATATCCTCAATAAGCGAAACTTCAAGACCGCAGAAGTCAACGGCGCGTCTGCGGACCGGAAGGACGTTCTGAAAGGGTTTGACAATGGCGAGTACAAGGCGCTGACGAACGCGATGCTCCTGACGGAAGGCTGGGATTGCCCGACCGTTGACTGTATCATCTGCTTGCGTCCTACCAAGAGCCGTAGCCTGTATGCGCAGATTGTGGGACGCGGAACACGCCTATGTGAAGGGAAAAAGAATCTTCTCGTGCTGGATTTCCTGTGGCTGACAAAGAAACATAGTCTTTGCCATCCTGCTGATATTTTCTGTGAAGACCCGGAAGTGGCACAAAAGACCACCGATATGCTGGCGGATGCGGCACTCACCGGTTCGAATAGCCAGGAGAATTTCGGGAGTCCCGAATTGGGGCTGATTGAGGCAATCGAGGAAGCACAGACTGAGCTGGACGAGGAAAAGCGGAAAGCACTGTGTGAACTCGAAAAGCAGGATACGATTCAGCGCAAGCTCAAGGCACAGCGTCAAAAGCCGAGAGGATTGGTTGACCCGCTGCAGTATATCTTCAGCATCGAAGCGCCAGAACTCAACGATTATCAGCCGATGTTTGAGAGTGAGAGGCAGGAGCCTTCCGATGACATCATCGATAGTATTTCGTGCTACGGCGTGAAAGGGGATGCCATCAAATCTCAGGGCCTTGCCGCTGCAATTCTCAAACGACTCATTGCTCGCAGAGCCAGCGGAATGGCTACCCCGAAACAGATTCGGTGTCTTGAAAGTTTTGGGTTCGTCCATGTTGGGCGCTGGACATTGCGCTATGCAAGCAGCTTTTTGGACATCATCAGTTCTCATGACTGGAAACTTCCGAATGGGTTCGACGCATCCACGCTGGACCCGGAAAAGAATACGGCAGAAGACCTCGCCAAGCTGTATCCAGACTACAAGGAAGATGAGACGAAGAAAGCACCGCGTGGGGATGCTTTCATCTGCTGCTACTACGATGCAAGCTACAATTTGGCTCGCAAGAAGGTCTGCAACAGTGAAAAAGAAATGTTGAATCTGTATTATTCACTGTTCAATACTTGCGAAGCAAAGTACTTCTATTGTACGAAGGAAGCTGATGCCTGGATGGCAGAAAAGCAGAATCTAATTGCCAGAAAGACTGGAACACCGATTCCTGCCGCACAGCCGACTCAGGCAACACCCGCAGTACCTCCTCCCTTTGTCCCGACAGCTCCCGCTAAGAGCCACGAATATTATTGCTGCCTTGCACGCTGGGACGGGTCTTATATCGGCTATGAAACTTACAAGAGTGAGCAGGCGGCACAGAATGCCCGAAAGCAGATTGCCCGGCGCGGTGAGACGGCAGTGTATGCCACAGTAGAGGAAGCCGAAGCGTGGGTCGAACGGCAAAAGGCAGCGAGAACCAGGAGGTAATCATATGCGTACCAATAAGACAGTAAGCCATATTTACTACGAACTCGACCATGATGTGCAGGAATATGCGAAACGGCTTTTGGCTAAAAAGATTCTGCACGCGGCACAGCAGGACAATGCCGTTCCGTTTCCTGATGAAACGGCAAAGAGAATTGCCGAGACGGCGGTGTTTCTGACCGAACGCCTCACGCTTTTGTATGAGGTCAGTTCTGGCTTTCGAGGCATTCGGTTCAGCGATTCCGGGAAACAACCCGCTGTTTATACTACCATGGTTCAGCGCAATGCTCCTTTGTACGATGAGCCGATGCTTGGGCGGGCCTACAACCTCGCCAGCTTCCTTGCCGCTGAAAGTCCCGATATCAGAGAAGTGGTTTTGATGAAGCATGGGGTTTTGGCGGCAATTTATAATGCTGCTGCGCACATGAAAGAGCGGACTCCGGAGCCGGGAAAAATCTCGGTTCAGAGCCAGCTGTTTGTGTCTACGGCAGTTGAGTTGTTTGATGGTCTTTTGAGTACAGCAGTAGAGAAAAAGAACAGCGGCAATAAAACCGCCGCATGAGATAGAGAATAGGAGATTCGTATGATTCGATTCAGAAAAGATACCCCTCGCTACTGGTTTATGAGTAACTATTATTCTTGCGAATTTGTGATGAATGGGATTCGTTACAAGAATGCCGAAGCAGCGTTTCAGAGCCACAAGGTTCCGCTGGAAGAGCGCAAACAATTTTCAGACATGCCTCCGGCAACGGCTAAGCATTTTGGCCGTCATGTGGCTTTCCCTGCCAACTGGGACGAAACCCGGGACGATGTAATGCGCCGCGTGGTGATGGCTAAATTCGAACAGAATAAAGACCTCAAGCAGCGTCTCCTCGAAACGGGAACGCAGCCAATCGAGGAAGATACCACCAGTTGGCACGATAACTACTGGGGAAACTGCCATTGCCCGAAATGCCGGAACATCCCGGGTCAGAACCGGCTTGGGATTATTCTGATGGAAACGAGGGACAAGCTAAAAAAACAAACGAGTAAATAATATTTGCGAGTCATTTCCTTTTTTAAGACAAAAGGCTGCCGCCCATCACGGGTAGCAGCCTTCTTTTTTTGTTTAGTGGGTGTCGTGGCACACATGCTCGAAATCGACGAGCAGCTCATTTGCTGCCTTTTGCACACATGCTATGGCCGGTTCATCCTTGACTTTTTCAGGTAAAAGGATAAGGCACGGACGGTTAATATCAGTTGAGCTGCTATAGTGGCAGGAGAGCAACTCTTCTCCAAATTCGTGATTAAGGGCGGAGGCAAGACATTTACCGAGCAAAGCACAATCCTCATCTTTCGCCAAAAGCCTATCCGCCTCATCGTAGTTAATGCGGCCGTTATCGAGACATATACGGTCAAGAAATGCACGAACAGAAGCAGATGCGCTCATGGCATCTATAGTCTGACGATGATTCTCAAGAAAAATGCAAAATATCGGCTTTTCGATTTCATCCAAGTAAAAGCCAAGGCCGGTAATACGGGTATTGGTATCGGTTTGTGTCATAGGAAACACCTCATCCATTATGGCAGCGAATCACCTTGCCGCATTCAGAACAACTCACTGAACAACTTCGCCAAGGTCATTTGCGTATTTCGGGTCACACATCATGAAATAGTTGACGGGGCCGTACTCCAGACCGAGCTCCTGCGCGTATGCCTTGATGACTTCCAGAACGTCCTCTTTCTTGAGGCCAAACTTGGAATGCAGACGGGCAAACTCTTTGTCAGAGACAGAAACGCAAGAGCAATTTTCTGCATCGGTTTCTTTGCTGCCCAGCATCCCGTCAAAGATGTCCTGCCCTGCACAGAGAATCGTCTCATTGTTCATCGCATAGGCGATAACGGAAGCCTTACAGTCAAAGTCGCTGTCTTCCACAAGGAAATCCTCAGGGCGGCCGTGACGTTCAACAACGTTTTCATAGATGTCCCGGAGTTCGATAGGAGCAGAAGGAGCGGTCAGCGCTGCTTTATGAAGGCGCATGAATTCCACAAACTTTTCATCCGAGAGGGTATCAGTATAAAAGCCGATGCCGGAAACGCGAACCTTCACTTCGCTGGCAAAGTAATCGTCAATTTTGGAGACGATTTTCTGTTGAACCCGCTTGTACGCTTCCTGAACATTGGAAGCCGTGTAAAATACCGGGAACTTCATGATGTCGATTCCCTCCGGCAGACTCGCGTCATAGGCCGCATCAATGCCGCCTCGCAGCGCCGGAACCGCGTCATGCAGCTCTTTCACAGAAGAAATGTATCCGGTAATGTACAGCTCATCGTTTTTGCTGTAATGCCCGATAAGTCCCACATAGAGGGTCTGCATCAGCATCCGCTTGAAGCTGAACCAACATAGACGAATGGGTAGAATGACATTAGCAGCCGTACCTTCCGCACGATAGGTGCCGGGGGCAGAGACCTTTTCCAGCAGAATCTGGTCGTTCTTGTCGCCGTATTTTTCCTTGAAAAGAGCTTGAAGAATTTCAGTGGACGAAAGAGGAGTGGACATTGGAATCGTTTCATTCAGAAAAGAGAGGAATGCATCCACGTTGTCTTTCTGCCATGCGTCATCAGACATGCTTGCACGCTGCATAGAGAGCTTGTCTTTCCCGTCGTCAGGCAAGGGCTCATACCCACAGGCGATACGAAGCTCGTTCTCCGTGACAGCATCCGTTGCGCTTGCAATTTTCTTGATGGTATTCTCGGTCGGCTGAGCTTTTGCGTTGCCATTCACGAGGCTGCTGATATACCCACGAGTCAGTCCTGCCTGAAACGCAAACTTACCCTGTGTTCGGGTTCCGATGGCTTTTTTAACCAGCGATGCCAGCCTTTGAAAGTCGGGCTCTTTGGGAAAAGTGGCCTCCGTATCCTTATTGCCGTTCTTTTCAAGTACCGACTTGTCCCAACCGGTGACAAGAGAATACCCAATATCCTTCAAGGATTGATAGGCAACCCCGTTCTGGTCAAGAGCCGGGGAGTATGTACCGCTGTTATCTTCCAGCTGCTCTACTGCGTCACGCACCATCCTTGCTTCGTTCATCAGGATGACGTCCGGGGCTTCAAGCCGGGCAAGACTCTTGTACCGATTATTGAGGCGCTCGACTCGTGCGGCCAATGCAGTGATGTTGGCAACTTGGTCTTCCGTTGCATGGGCAGAGATATCTGCACCAAGTTCAAAATGGTTCAGTGCAGGAATATCCACGCCTTTGCTCTTGGCGAATTCCACAATGGCTTCCGCGCCATAAAAACGCTTCTCATGGGTTGCGACAACTTTCGTTATCGTGTCGGCCGAGTTGTCCAGCTCAAGCACTTCACCTTTTCCGGCATCCTCGACATAACACCTGGCGTTGGTGAGAAAGCCTTTCAAAAAATCAGCATCCACATCCAGCTTTTTAGCGATGTCGGGCAGCTGCTTATAGAAAATCACGGGCGTGGCGAGGTTAACATAAATCATGGTGTACTCCTTTCAAATATGTCATTAGCTGTACAATGCTGTCATCTTCTGTAATTATAATAGCACATCCCGCACCAAAAAGCAAGCATGAATTTACAATAAATGACAAGAAAATACACGAGATGACATATTTGGGCAAAGCGGTTGATTTTTGGCATTTCCTGTTCAGCAACGGAACAAGTCCCATGTGCCTTGTCTTTGTCACGGCTTTGCCATATTTTTGCCTTGTGCATCCGTGCGAATTGAATATGATGGGAAATATAAAATAAATAAGTGTAAGCCGCAGAGATTATGTTTCTGCGGCTCTTTCTTTTGTGGTCCCCATGCGGATGAAAATGTCTGCGTGGGGATTATTTATTGGGAGATATAACATGGCAAAGAATGAAAATCTGCACAAGGCAAAGGATGCCAAGAACGACGAGTTCTATACTCTGTTGAGCAGTGTATCCGAAGAACTCAGGCACTATAAGCAGCATTTTGCAGACAAAATCGTGTTCTGCAACTGTGATGACCCGACATGGTCTGCTTTCTGGCGTTACTTCCATCTGAACTTTTCTGAGCTTGGTTTGAAGAAACTCATTGCAACGCACTATGACCGCACTGAGCCCACCTACAAGATGGAGTATGAAGGCGGAGACGACAATGATGCGGAAGTCGGCGTAAAGACTCCACTCGAAGGCAATGGTGATTTTCGCAGCGAAGAATGCCTCGCCTTGCTGGATGAGTGCGATATTGTAGTAACGAATCCACCATTCAGCCTTGCAAGAGCCTACGTCCAGTGTCTACGTGAGCACAACAAGCAATTCGTTATCATTGGGGACCTCAACTGGATTACCTATAAAGAAATTTTCCCGATGCTAAAAGACAATGAAGTCTGGCTTGGATATTCTTCTGTAAAAGAATTCATACAACCCGACGGAACAATCAAGAAATTCGGAAATAAATTGTGGTATACCAACCTCGATATCCAGAAACGCCACGAGAAGCTGATTCTCTGGCAGCGGTACTATGATGATAATGGGAATCCTCTGCCGGACGTGGAAGAGCGCTACCCCCGCTATGATAACTACATGGCCATCAATGTGGATAGGGTTGCGGACATTCCGGTGGATTATAAGCCGTGTTGGTTCAAATGCAGCAGCGCAGAAAACTGTCCCTTTGCACAGGAAAAGGGAATGAATGATGCTCCAGCGTTGTGTGAGCATGGATGTAATGGGACAATGGGAGTGCCAATCACCTATATGGACAAACACAACCCGGATGAATTTGAAATCATAAAATTCCGCAAAGGTAATGATGATAAGGACTTGACATATACAATCGGCACCAACACAATCTTGACGGACAGACAGACAGACAGACAGACAGACAGACAGACAGACAGACAGACAGACGCAGAATTACACCTTACCTCCGGATTGTCATCCGAGCGAAAGTGTAACGGCATCATGGGCGTGCCAATCACATTCCTTGACAAACTCAACCACAAGCAATTCCGCATTGTCGGAGCAACCGAAAGTGAAGGAAAAGGCTTCTCAAACGGGTTGTGGTATGCAGACAGCGGAATTGCCCAGCCGGTCATCAACGGAACAAGAAAGTACAAGCGATTATTCATTCAGCCGCAGATGTAATGGAATTATGGGTGTGCCGATTACTTTTTTGGACAAGTATAACCCGGATGAATTTGAGATTATTCAACTCTGTGCCTCTCATGGGAAAGTGCCAAAAGGAATTGAGAATGAATCTGGCTATATAAATGGGAAATGGTTGTATGCCCGTATTCTTATTCAAAAGAAGAAAGAATGTAAATATTAAGGAGAATTAGGAAAACTGAAATGAAACAGAAAAAAGAGCAAAATGGGCTTATCTTCAAAAGCTATTTTCATGCACCTAACGAAGGCGAAGTGTACAAAAGTGCAATGAACAAGTTGTCAGACAAAACACTTAACAACTTTACGCCTATTTCTATGGCTACAACAGCAAAAGAAGAATTTAAAAACAAATTGGCTATTGAGGAATGGGTGAATTCGTATGTGGGGGCGGCTAAACAATTAGCACAACTAAATCAAAACAGATGTAACGGTGGCAAGACCGGGTATGCGCTTTATAAATACAATTATACTTTGCCAACTGTGTTTCTCATAAGACACGCGGCAGAACTTGCAATAAAAGAAGCCATCGATAAAAGTGGGAAAGTGCCGAATAGCTCTACCCACGACCTTGACAAGTTGTGGAATTCTATATCGAGTCAACTTCCTGAAAGTAAAACTCCAAACGATAGGAAAACCATACAGCAAGTGCGTACGTTTTTACAATATATATCCCACTTGGATAAAGATGGAACAAAAGCACGATATGCGGTTGATAAAAATGGAAATTATACGCACGCGAAATTCGAATGGGTGGATTGTATAAAACTGTCTAATACATTAGATGCTTTTGTTACAACACTTCGTTCCATAGACTGGGAGCATGTTAAGGCTTCAAAGGAAAAAGAAGCAAAGAAAGAAGGATAAATCATGAAAATCACCGAAACTAAAATCAAGGTATCTGACCTTGTCGAGAACTACAAGGATAATGGCGATGGCGGTGTCTTTGGCTACAATGACCGTCTTACGATTCGCCCGTCCTTCCAGCGTGAGTTTATTTACGGGGAGAAGCAGCGTGCAGCCGTCATCGATTCCGTAATGAACGGATTTCCGCTGAACGTCATGTACTGGTCTAAGACCGGGGCTGACACATACGAGGTTCTTGATGGGCAGCAGCGTACCGTCTCTATTGCCCAGTACATCAACAAGGATTTCCCTGTCACGGTCAACGGCAATGATAAGTTCTTCCAGAACCTGACCAACGAAGAAAAGCAGGCAATTCTGGACTACGAGCTGACGGTCTATGTCTGTGAAGGCACGGAAGCCGAGAAGCTGGAATGGTTTAAGCGTATCAACATCGCTGGAGAAGTTCTGACTCCGCAAGAGCTGCTGAACGCTACCTATACAGGTCCGTGGCTGGCTGATGCAAAGAACTACTTCTCAAAGCGCAACTGTGTGGCCGCGAAGATGGCTGATGGTTACTTGAAAGGGAACCCTATTCGGCAGGAACTGCTGGAAAAGGCTCTGACTTGGATTGCGGACCGGGATGGTCTGGAATCCGGGCAGATGTACATGGCTATCCACCAGCATGACGAGGATGCCAATGACCTCTGGCTTTACTTCCAGTCAGTTATCAACTGGGCAAAAATGCTGTTCCCGACTAAGCGGAAGGGGATTACTGATGCACAGGCGTGGGGACTGCTCTACAACAAGTACCATGCCATGCAGTACAACAGCAACGCTCTGGAAGCAGACATCAAGCAGCTCGTGATGGACGATGATGTGACGAAAAAGGCAGGCATCGTTCCGTACATCCTGTCTGACCGTACATGGCGTGACGAGAAGCACCTGTCTCTGCGTGCGTTTACTGAATCCCAGAAACTCCGTGCCTACGAGCGGCAGGGTCACAAATGTCCCTTGTGCGTTGCAAATGGCATCAACACCGAGTATGCCTTTGAGGATATGGAAGGTGACCACATCATTCCTTGGAGCAAGGGCGGGCATACTACGGATGACAACCTGCAGATGTTGTGCAAGAAGTGCAATGCGGCGAAGTCGGATATGTAATGGTGGGAGCATATCATGAAAAAATATCGCTCTTTCATGTTCGGTATGTTCACCGGCACAGATGGGAATACAAATGTCGTATTTTTTCAAAAATCCAATTTATAATCCCCTGTAAGAATCCCATCAACCTCCATTGTTGCGTTCGGGTCTGCTCGAAACCCAGCTTTATGACAAAAGACTTCCATTTCACGAGTTAGTACAGATTGCATAACGATACGATGCACACCATAGTCTTCGCAAATTTCTTTCAACGCATCGAGCAACAGAGACATTGTACCATGACGCTTTATAGAAAACCTAACACGTGAAATAACCAAAGCAAAATTACAAAGAAATGAAACCCTAAGTTCATTTTCACCGTCATCAGAAGTAATCCAGACTGTGCGCATACTATTAGATACGTTGCAAATACAACCTTGCTTATCCTCGATGATATTCACAAGCCGTTGCGTTTGTTCCTTCGTAAGCTCAAGCATACCGGGCAATGCCATAAAGATTCCTCCGACAGTTATGTAGTATCATTTCATACATATATTATACATGTATTCTATACCGTTGGCCAAGCTGCTAGGTCGTTATTTTACAAAAAAATTCAAAAACAGGAGCCGTTCATACCACAGGAAAGCCTGCGGGTTTTCTAGCTCCCAATTATAACATTGGTGCCCGGTATTTCATCCGCGAGGTAACAAAACCCATGTCAAAGAAGGCATGGTCTCAGTGTAAGGCTAAAGTTCCTGACATTGGGCGTAGAACCCAATGCACATTGTACTCCCTTAAACAGTTGCATTCACTGTTGAGCCCCCCCGTGGCGACTCAACAGCCCGGGCCCATCTGTTGGGATTACACTGTGTTGCGAGAACTTTGCGGGAGACTAACCCCTATGTGGCGACCAATGCCGTCAGGCATTGTTAGCTAAGTTCGGGTCGTATCTCTACCTTCGGGTTACGCAGAGACTTACCGTGGGGTTACAACCCACGGAGAAGCCCCAACTATAGCCGAAAGGTTTAGGTGGGGAGGTCCACGATGAAGCATACAAAATTAGCGAGGTAGAAGTTAATGTTTAATACTAAGAAAACCGTCCGCCAGGACATTCACGAAAACGAAGTAGCTTACTCCGGCACTGTGACTGCCGTCACCCACATGACCATCGTGGTCTTCATCCCGGCACTCGATGTCGAGGTGGATGTCAAGCGTAACCCCGATGCATCCGTCCAGAACGGTTCTGTCCCCGAAGTAGGGGATATTGCTACTGTGCAAGTAGTGCTTGAAGACGGCGATTATAACGCTACCGCTGCCACGTTCGTGCCACAGCAGGACATCAAGGAAGACATTCCCGTCACCGATGACGACTTCTTTGATGACGATTTGGATGATGAAAAAGCAGAGGAGTATGACTGGTACAACGAGCCTCCTGCAGATGATTTTGGCAATTGGGACATTGACTGAATTATTGAGATTGGCCTTGAGTAATTCACGAAGCGTGGTATAATAAGACTATCACAAAAGGTTTGAGCCTCCCATCGTAATCAGTAGCATGCTGACTGCGGTGGGAGGCTTTTTATTTTGAAGAAAGGGGCAATGATAGATTATGACTTTGAACGCACAGAATGGAACTAAAAAAGAACACTTTGTTCCGCAATTTTATATGGCTAATTTTTCGATTCCGGGAAAACACGGAATAGTCTATTCACTTGAAGCCACGGTAATCAACCCTCGCCCAAAGAAGATGGCAGTTTCCGGGTTGTGCGTCTGTGATGATTTGTATGAAAGTAAATACGATGATAAATACATTTTGCACAACGAAACAGAGCATTCGTTTTCAAAATACGAAGCAAAGCAAAAGGTGCTTGTAGATAAAATAATTAACATTTCAAATAACAGGGAAAACATCAATTCGGCATTGGTTCTAAGAAAGTCTGAAAAAGAGGCGCTGGTTCAATTTGTAGCGCAACTATATCTCAGGAATAAATCGATTTACCAGAAAATGTGTAATAGTTTAAAATGCCAGTCGGACGGGAGTGGTAATGATTGGAAAAGGTTCATGGATTCGTTTTTGAAACAAGCTTACAATAGAACAATTATTTCAACAAACGATGGCGAGCATGAAGAATTTCAAACAAAAGACTTGTGTAAGTATTTGAATACGTTGTGCTATCAATTTTGCTATACGCGGGAAACATTCATAACTTCTAATGTGCCAGTAACAATCTTTACTGTAAAAAACAAGAATGTTCTGGAGGTATGGGTTCCATTAGCATCACATGTTGGAGTTTTGTTCTCGTCAAAGAACGGACATTCAGGAAATAATAGGCTTATTGACCACACGCAGTCAACAGAAGAACTCAATAGGCGCATGTATTGGGCACCGATTGCGGCTCATAGCAGTTCTATTTTGCTTATTGCATCAAAAGACAAGGTCCTTCGAGAATTGTATCAAAATGCTTCAACAGAATTTCAAAAGATATAAGGGCGAAATTAGAACTATAATCTTTTATGCCACCTCATTGCATAATTGTAAATTATAAAAACAAATGGTATAATGTAAATAATACAAACCGCCATCCAGCACTAAACTCAAATACCAAAAAATCAAACAAATCCCATCACGAAAGGAGCCATACCATGTCCACCCTCAAAAACGGTGAGTTCGGCATCGACTTGGACAAGGAGAAAATTCTCTGGACTGACCGCAAGCGCCACACTATCTTTTCTCTGCCGCTGTCCTTTACGAAGTACACCCTGACCGAGACCAAACTCATCATCCAGCGTGGCTGCTTTAATCTGCGCGAGGATGAGATTCAGCTGTACCGCGTCCGGGACATCGCGTTCAAGCAGAACTTCTATGAGCGTCTGTGCCGTGTTGGTAGCATTCATCTCTGCTCCACGGATGCCATGACACCGGAAATCGATATCCGTCGTATCAAGAACCCGCGTGATGTCAAGGAAGTGCTTTCTAAGACCATCGAGGCTTGCCGGAAAGCGAACGGTATCCGTACTTCGGAAATCATCGGGGACCATGGTCACTTCCCAGAGCCTGCCCCGCATGGTATGCCGCCTGAACCTTGCCACGAACATCCCCATGACTAATACCAGCCCGTACAGATTCAGTTCTGTGCGGGCTGTTTTTTGTTTCCAAAAGAAATTTGAAATCCGGTCTGGTCGGATTCATGAGGTATAACGGTTGACCGATTATGCGAACCTCATACAAGTCAACTACCCAACCTGAAGGAGGGGTGTACTAAGATTGGCCTTGAATACAAGCAGGTTAGCAGCTTCTCCGACCACATGCAGCGGATGACTGTTGAGGAGTTTGGCGAACGCCTGAAGGAACAGTGGAAGGTTTTGATGAGAGACCTGAAATAAACTGCCACCGAAAAGAATAACCTACCTGCCACAAGCAGGTGGGTCTTTTTCTTTTTGTACTGGCAGCAGCCTAAAGAGGAGGGAGCCGCCCAATGAAATGCCTATTCCAGAACGTCTTAAATTGACTCGTGGTGCGATTCGCATAGAATGAAAAGAAATGAAACAGAAAGCGAGATGAGTATAATGTTTGCAATGTGTCGAGATGGCTCAACCGTTCATGCCTTTGGAAACGCCATCAGTGTCAGCGGCCGGGGCATGAGTGAAACCTATGTTTTATGTGGGAACATGCTCACCGGCCCTCATGGGTTCAGGTCGATGAACTGCAGGAGCATCGACGAGGAGTTTTGCCTGGTGTGCGGTGTACACGGCGGCAAGAATTGGTGAAGCAAAATCCTTGATTTGTGTTGTTTTTTGGGTGTGTTAAGGTCTTGATTTGTGTAGGATTTTACCCTTTCATAGGTCTTGATTTGTGTTAAGTCCTGAGACAAATACAAGAAATCGCGAACCCGATATAAGAAATTTTGTATTGCTACAGCGTGCGAATTGCATACAATAAAAGATGTCGAAAGATAAACCACAACACACAAAAAGGAGATTTTAACATGAGCACTAGCATTCTGAAACTTGAAGCCACTGTAATCCGTCCCAAAGATTTTGACGAACTCGACGGCCTCGCCGCTTCCATCAGCTTCCCTGTCGAATACGATGATGAAGCAATTGGTGAGGCCCTGGGCGACCAGGACCTGATGGCCTATGTCGTCGGAGAGCTGCACGACCTCGTTGTCCGTATGCGTCCCGAATGGCTGGATAACGAGGATACCAGCCTGACCATCAAGGCATTCCTGGACGACGCCGAGTGCCAGACGTTTAAGGGCCTTGTTGCAATGAAAGAAGACAGCTACACCTTCGACCTTGAAGGCTAAACACAACAGTGCAAAAGCAAACCCTGCTCGCAGCAAAATGCGGGCAGGGTCTTTTTTTGTTTGACAATGTGTGCGAGATGACTATGATAGATATTGTATTAAAGATACCACTTACCAATTTACTTTTTAACATTCCGCTTTTGCAAGGACAGCCTCATTTTGAGGTTGTCCTTTTTGTTTTGCAGAAGCGACCGACCCGCTGTGGAGATTGCATCAAGAGCAGCACCCGGAACTATCATGAATAACATTAACATGAACGAAAAAGTCATCACCATCTGCCCCGATTGCGGTTGCAAATACACAACCTACGAGGCAAACCTTGTTAGAGCTAAGCAGCGTGGCGTAACTGCCTGCCCTGTCTGCCGATTCAAAACGGTCAAAAACCGTAAGGTAACTACGGCATTCAAAGCCGAAGAAACCCATAGCGAAAAGCTTGTTCCCGGAGTCAATGATTTGGCTACCAAGTATCCCAAAATTGCAGCTATGTGGAGTCCTAAAAACACGATTCGTCCCGACGAAGTTCGCTGTGACAGTCCCGAAAATGTGATTGTTGTATGCCCTGATTGTCATGCAGAGTACACAACAAAAATCATCTCTTTGGTCAAAGACATCGAGAATGGAACCTTCACTTGCCCCGTATGCCGTGGCATGAAAGTCGTTCCCGGAACCAATGACTTGGCAACCACATCTCCTGCCGTGGCAAAAATGTGGAGCAGCAAAAACGCTTTCTCCCCGCGTGAAGTAAGTGCCAATAGCTGCAAGAAGGTCGTCATTGTATGCCCGGATTGCGGAGAAGAATACGTCACTCACGTGAATTCTCTTGTCCACTGCATCAATAACGGCAGTTCTTTTTGTCCCTGCTGCACCAAGCATAAGCCGCTTCCTTTCGATTTTAAGGTCGAGTATAGCGGACCTATGACCAAGACCATGAATGATGGCTCGAAAGCAACCATCATTCGCATCATCAGCGCAAACGCCGTTGACGTTCAATTCGAAGACGGATTTGTTCTGAAGCACGCCCGTTTGACACAGTTCAACAAGGGCACGCTGAAAGGCCATCACACGAATACTAACGTTTGAACATTACTATGAATAACAAGGAGATGCTTACTATGACTATCACCAACCCTCTGCTTCTTTCTACTCTGAACATGCTGAAGAGCATGAATCCGGAAATTTATCCGCGTGTCCTTGCTGCAGCCGAGGAAAGCGCCGACATGAAGGAATTCAACGCTCGTTTGCAGGTTATGCTGGACGAGTGAAGCAATTCTTCATGAATAACAACTCAATACCCATTGAACGTAAAGCAGTCACTTTTGCCCTCAAAAGAGGGAAGGGTGGCTGCTTTTTTTATTTTTATTGATAACAAAGGAGAAATCTATCATGAATACTAACATGAAAATTATGATGCACGCTAACTCTTGCAACTGCGCTGCTTGCACTCCTGTTCCGACTCTTGGCATTGAGATGCCGTATAACATCAAAGAAAATTGCCTTGCTGTTGCTTGCCCGAAAGCTGCGGCAATGCTGAGTGATAAAGACAAACGCCTTGCTTTGGAAGCCACTACTGGAAGCCACAGAAAAGCCACTTTTGTTTGTCCGGACTGTGGGCAGGAATTCGAAGCTGTAATCCAGAATGTTGTTCGTTCTGTAAAAAATGGCACTAAGGGTTGTCCTGTTTGCGAAGGACTTAAAGTTGTTCCTGGTATAAACGATTTAACTACCAAATGCCCAAAAGCCGCTGCTATGTGGAGCAGCAAAAATAAGCTTTCTGCTTCAGAAGTTACCGCTAGAAGCAACAAAAAGGCAATTTTCAAATGCTATGTTTGCAAGCAAGAATTTGAAGCCCAAATTTGTCATGTTGCTCGTTCTGTAGAGAATGACACTATAGGTTGCCCTATTTGTGCGGGGCTCAAGGTTGTTTCTAGCATCAACGACCTTGCGTCGCAATGCCCAGAAGCAGCCGCCATGTGGAGTAGCAAAAATAAGCTTTCTGCTTCAGAAGTCGCTGTTAAGAGCAACAAAAAAGCCTTCTTCAAATGCCGTGATTGCGGGCAAGAATTCGAAGCCGCGATTCAAAATGTTGTCCGTTCTGTAGGCAATGGCTTTACTGGCTGTTACGACTGCAAAATGCGGAGAAAGAATGCTATTTCCAAACCAGAGTGCTTTTTGGTGCGTCCTATGATGGCATTCGCTGGTGAAAACGGAATTGCTAATCCTTTCGCTGATGTACGGAACATTTTGGGTGAGAATAGTCTCTTGGGTCTGGACTTTGTGGACCACATTCAGAAATTGTGTGGCGAATACAATGGCGTTGCATGGCATGGAGATGATGAACACGTAGTAAGAGACCGTTTCAAGTTTGAAGCTGCCCACAAAGCTGGGTACACCATGATTCGCATTCAGGAGCCGGGGCTTGAAGTCCTTGACCCCAAATACGACATCGTTATGCCCGAAGGCTTTTACCGTAACGGCAAATACGATGCCGAAATCATGGAAGAAGTTGGCCGCAAAGTTATCCACCTGTTGGAAGAAATTTACGGTCGCAAGGCTTCTCCTGAGATTTGGGCACTGAACAACTTCAAGGAATTCGAGATTTGGTACGATGCCAACAAGAAGGAACTTGAAGCCAATGCACGGAAGAAGGGTCCGAAGGGCAAAACCGCAGCGAAGATGGCTGCCTGATAGATTACAAGACCTCTGACGAACTCAGTCGTCTTTTTACATAGATAGCGTTTCCTGCCGTTCACCCCCTAACCGGGTGGGCGGCTTTTTCTTTTTGCTTATTTGTTGCGTAGCTGCGCTTTTTGCCGTTGGAACCGTAGGTGCCAGGATGCGTAGCTGCCGACATGACTTGACCTGATGTGCGAGGCTCGTACAATCAGATTTGTACGACAGATATCAAACACAAAATAGGGTTTATATTGAGTTGCTCAGTGGCCTTATGGCTGTTGGGCTGCTTTTTCTTTTGTGCGAACTGCGTACAATAAAAATCAGACGGAGGAATAACTATGAAAAAATTTATTGGGACTGCTTTGGTGCTGTGCTGCCTGGCTCTACCTTTGGCTGGCTGTGAGGACGCAATCAGCACTGTGACAAGTACCACAATGTCTGAACTCGAAGATATCCCGAACCAGATATTGGCCACACCGGAAAGTGCTGAGATGAAACCGGAATACAATTACATTCATTTTCGCTACGACAACATTTGGACCGTATCCGCTCTCGTAAGCTACGAAATCGTGGACAACGGCCAAAACATAAAATTTGAAATCAACGATAGTCGTTATCGAGACAAGGTTTTTTATACCAGCATGGCGAATGTAGAGCTCGTATACCGAGACGATAGCGTTGATTATCGCACGGGCTATGCGATTTATCCGGGGAATGCCTCGAAATTTGGAAAAGGTGGTAAGTGAGATGAGCATAAATTTTGTTGATGGCAATATTTTTTCACGACTGTCAACGAACAAGACGACATATATCTGCCAACAAGTGAATTGTAAAGGCGTGATGGGAGCTGGACTTGCCATGCAAATTTGCATCCAATGGCCGGTGGTATATCAGCGCTATCTGGAGTTTTGCTATGGAAACGACGGCAACAAGTTCGGTACTTATCAGGAGGTTCTGGTAGAACCGAAGCTGTATGTCGTGAATCTGTTCGGGCAGAATGGTTATAGCCGAGGTGAAAGGCAGACGAATTATGCTGCACTGGCGGCTGCGCTGTTCTCGTTTTTTAGAGACTGCGCTCAAAAGTATCAGGACGTAACTATCCGGTTGCCATATGGTTTAGGCTGCGGACTTGCCGGAGGCGACTGGGACACGGTTCTGGACATCATCAGCGATGCAGCAAAAGCCTGGAATCTGAATGTTGAGATTTGGAAATTCCAACAGTAATAGCAGAAAGACCCTTACCGAAAATCGGTAGGGGTCTTTCTTTTTTTGTAGGGACGCAAATATGTACAGATTGTAAACAAATGGCACCTGCCGTTGCGAAAAAGTACGATAGTGGGATAATATTAGTAAAGAAACAACAACATCATCAGTAAAGTGAGTGAAAAAGCCGATGACAAACGCAGAACTGAAAGCAGTCCTCTGGCGTGAGGAATACGATTTCCTGCACACCAACAAACGCTTGGGGAGCAACATTTTATTCCTAACGCTTAGCGGCAGTCATGCCTACGGAACCAACGTCGAAGGCTCCGATATCGATATACGTGGCGTGGCAGGCTCACCCGAAATCTTAGGGTTTAACCGCTTCGAGCAGGCCATTGACAACCGGACAGATACAGTCATCTACGCTGTGAACAAGTTTGTCGGCTTGCTTGCGCAGAGTAATCCCAGCATTATCGAACTTCTTGGCAATGACCCGGAGCTATATGTGAACATGACGCCGGAAGGCCAAATGCTGCTTGACAATAGGGAACTGTTCTTGACTCGGCGCATTGCCTACAGCTATGGCGGCTTTGCAAACGACCAGCTCAGACGTTTGCAGATGGGTTTGCTTCGCAACAGAGTCTCGCCGGAGGCGCTCAAAAACAAATTCGAGAAGAGAAGCCTGGAACGGTCGATTACCGGATGGGGCAAGGATGACATTTTTGAAATCTCCATCAGTGAGGATACAGATAAAGAAGGCAAGCATCCGCTCCTGATTTCTTGCAGCTTGAACGATTATCCAGTCACCTCTCTAAAGTCGCTGCTAAAGAGTCTGACTACGACCATCGACCAGTATGAGCAGCCGCAGCACCCGAAAGCACAAAAAGATGCTGCCCACATCAACAAACACGCGATGCACATTGTGCGGTTGTACTACACGGCGTTCGATATTCTGGAAAAAGGCGAGATTATCACTCACCGAGACAAGGAGCGCGAGGAACTGTTGGCGATTCGCAACGGCAAGTACCTGCGTGAAGACGGGTCGTACGCACCCGAATTCTTTGAGCTTGTTGATGCGCTTGAAAAGAGATTTCAGGATGACGTGAGGAAAACCCCTCTTCCTGCTAAGCCTGACTTTGGAAAAATTGAGGAGCTTCTGGTGGAAATCAACAAGTCATATTTGCGGCGTATCGTGTAAAGCAGAACACCAACGACAACAACCATCAAGGCTGTACAAGATTATGCGCTCATTCGCAAGTTGCGGGTTGGCGTTCTTTTTTGCCCAAAAAACAAAAATAAAACATAGCAAAAGCCTTGCACATCTGTGCGAATCAGATATAATAACCCTAATAAGATAAGAATTGTGCCCTGGCGGCTTCTGAATTGGATGCTGCCGGGGCATTTTGTTTGTTAAGGAGAATTTGGCTATGACACTGAACGACTTGTCAAGCGAACAACAGGAATTCGTACATTTGGCATTGTCGGGCAAAAACGTATTATGTGATGCCTGCATTGGCAGCGGAAAAACATCGACCATCAACGTGCTCTGTGATGCGTACCCTCCAGAACGGCGTATCCTGTACTTGACCTATAACCGATTACTCAAACTTGACGCCAAAGACAAAATCAAAAATCATAATGTCTTGGTCCAGAACTATCACGGATTTGCAAGCCTGCTGCTGAACAAAAAGGGAATCCGGAATTGCGGACAAGGCGAACAGCTCGCTATGGTATTGGAAAAGAAAATTCCGATTCCGCCAATTGATACTCTTATCATTGACGAGTATCAGGATATCAATGACGAGATTGCAGAACTGCTCAAATATATCCGTTCTCAGAATCCGGGCCTTCAAATCATCGCAGTGGGCGATATGAAGCAGAAAATCTACGATGATACAGCGCTGGATGTCTGGGAATTCATGCAGGATTTTCTCGGCCGCCATGAACAGGTGGTTTTCACGAAATGCTTCCGTATTTCTCATGACTTGGCAGAACGACTCGGCAATATCTGGGGCAAGACCATCAACGGCGTAAATGGCTCCTGCATTGTGGAACAGATGTCGGTCGATGAGGTGACGGAGTTTCTGAATAAACAAAACCCGAAAGATGTTTTGTGCCTGGGCGCTCGAATCGGAGCTATGACAAAGGTGCTCAATGACCTGGAAAATCGCCCCGGAAACCTCTATGACAAGCATCACGTCTATGCAAGTATCGCGGACAATGACGGGGATAAGGCGGTAGCACCTTCCTCAGATGTTGGTATCTTCACAACATTTGACGGCAGCAAAGGTATGGAGCGACCTATCTGTGTCGTGTTCGATTTCACTGAAGAATACTGGTCGTCCCGCACAAGCAAGCCGATGTCACGATATGAGATTCTTCGGAATCTGTTTTGTGTCGCAGCAAGCCGAGGAAAGCAGCGAATCATTTTCGTAAACTCAGACCATCCGTTGAGCGATAAATCCCTGATGACTCCGACTGGAATGAATTGCGTGTTCCGGCATCCGTTTTCGTTCTCCGAGATGTTCGACCACAAATTCATCGAAGATGTGGATGCTTGCTATAAGCTGCTGGAAGTCACACCGATTGAGCACAACGACAATACGACCATCGATGTGCAGGCAGCGGATGCCATGATTGATTTGTCCCCCTGTATCAGTATCTACATGCAGGCAGGCTTCTTTAATTCCTATGATATCGATGACGCACTCGCTTATTACATGGACCTACACAAGGACATGCAGTATTTGAAAATCAAGAAAGGCGCAACGGTCGAGGATAAGGTTCTACTGCTCACAGCACTCGAAACGAATCAGTGCAGGTATGTAAAACAGGTCAAGCCTCCTTTTGTGAACGCAAAAGCCAAAATGTCGCTCAGTATGCGGCTTGGAACCGTGTTCACTCCCGATGAGTATGTTCAGGCACGCGGAGATATCGACATCCATACTAATGACCATAAAGTGATTTATGCCTCGGGCCTTGCGGATGTCGTAAAGAACAACACCGTCTACTGCATCAAGTTCATCAGCAGTCTGGCACACAAGCATTTTCTGCAGTGTGCGTGTTCTATGATTGCGCTGGGGCTTCCATATGGCGTTGTCTGGAACGTGAAAAGTAACCTGATGTACAGCGTAAAAATCAAGGATAAGGACGCTCTGATTGACGCAATCCTCAAGTGCATCACGAAACGAGCTTACAACGGCGCGGATTGTTACACCTGCCGAAAAGGCTTTGTACAGGATACGGCATCGATTATCGACCGCTGGACTGACGACGGATATGCGGAAGAGTCCACCACTATCACTTCCGGAGATGGTATCGCCATCATCAAGCAAGGAAGCCGTTATTTCGTGATGGATGGAGCACGCCGAAACACTCTGAACGATAATTTTGGGCTTGGTTTTGCCGATGTGAAAGACGCTTGTCTTGCTTATGCGAAGAGTTGCGAACTTCAAAAAAACGTGGACCATGATTCTCCTTATTCCGAAGTCGAGTTCTGGCTCGACCAGAACAAGGCGTTTGAGGAATACATGACTCAGGTAAGCCATGAAATCGAGCAGCACGAAGAAGGACCGTATGCAAAATACAAGTCTTTCGCTACGCCTGCTGTCCGAAAGATGCTGGCGGAAAAGGGACTGACCATCACGTTCCCGGAAAAGGTCCTCATCAAGGTCTGGAAGATGCGCCGTGTCGAAGATGCCATGTATCAGAAAATCGAAGAAGCAAATAAGCAGAACAATTCCAATGTGCCGCTCGATGAGGCGTTCTTTGACTCTGAACTGGTAGATTCCGTCGAGGGAAATACCGAAAATACCAAGGCAAAAGCCAAACCCCAAAAGGAATCCACATTACCGTTCTCCAAGTACGGCGCAGATGAGAAGAAGAGCTATCGTGTCGTGAAAAGCGATGAACTCTCAAAGCCCAACCAGCCCCGTTATGTTGTGGTCGAGGCCGCAACTGATAAGGTCCTGGACAATGCTAACGGATATGGCTACCTTTCCTATCAGGCTGCCTGGAAAGGCTATTCGTACAAGAGCAAGCATCATCTGGACGGCACGAAGAAACCGATGAGTAAGAGTGCAAAAGAGCAGGCAAAGAAAAAGGCGGCTTTCTTTTCAACTGACTCAGAGCAGCTCAGCTTTGGCTGATTCAGAAAATCAACAACAGATTTCACGATTAAAAGGAGGAGGAAATCATGGCAGCCAAAAAGGATAAGATGATTCCGTCTGAGAAAGAACGGAAAAGAGCACTGAAATATGCGACCCCGGCAGGCACGGGTCGGATGTGGGTAACAATGGGAATCGCCTTTATAATTTTCGGCATTATCTTGCTGCTGATTCCAATTGGCCTTGTTATTTCGGAGGCATCAGCGCAGAGATACGACCCCGAAAGCATCCATACAGCAACACTTGTATTCTATCTGCTTGGCGCATTTTTTGATTTCTGCGGATGTTTCTGCGTTATCTTTGGTAAGCTTGCCGTCAAAGCATTTGCGAAAATACTGTGCAAGGGTGAAATTAACTATCCGGTAGCGGAATACAAAACACCTAAGAAACTGCTGCTTCAAGAGGCAGCAGCTATCGACCAGAGTCCTAATGCTCCATTGACAGCTTCCACATTCGGGAACTGGATTGATTTTGAAGCCGATTGGCAAAACTGCCTTTCCATTTATAATGGCATCTTGCAGAGTCATCAGATTTTCAAAAAACTGATTCTTGTACAAGACAATTTTACTTACAAAGAGCTGGACTACGAGAATAACTCGGAACTCGGCGTCGGAGCCAAAACATTCGCCGCAGGAAGCACAACGACCATCGGCAAAATGAAAGGCCACAAGCTCATTTATAATATCGGCATGAATCTTTCCAATGGCAAACTGGGAGTTAACAGCTATTCCATCGATACATTGAACGTCACGAATGAAGTACATAAATGGTTAGCTGACCACGGATACACCCGCACAGACTAAGAAATAGCTTTGTTCGTTGTCGATACTTCCGGTTCAATGCGCGGAGAGCCTCTCAATGCACTGAAAACGGCCATGATTAACACCATCCAGTATATCAATTACGACAACTATATCGGCATCCTCGATGAGTTGCTGGCGATTCTGGCTGATTCAGACGACAGAGCTAGGACTCATAACCTCAGCGGCAGGGATACCTTATCGCCGCCGGTGAGAGGAGGTGTTATGCACAGACTCAGAACGTTGCGCACTGTTTCGATGCAGCCACGCCAACTCGACCAACACGAATATAATCACAAATCGGAAAATCCTTCTGAATATCACATAACAAATATCAGACATATGCCCACATAGGCAGAAAGGAATTACAGATGGGACGCTATAATTTTAATCAGAGGACTCGGGACGGCTACGAAATCTCGCCCGAACAGGCGGCAAAATGGCTTGAGAGGAACGATAGCAATCGGAACGTGAACGTCGCCAAAGTCAAAAAGATGGCGAAAGACATGAGAGAAGGGCATTGGGATACAACGCATCAGGGTATCGCCATTGCCTCCGATGGCACGCTGGTCGATGGCCAGCATCGACTGCTCGCTATCGTCGAGTCCGGTGTGACCGTGCGTATGAACGTGACCTTTAATGCCGCCAAGTCTCAGCACATCGATTCCGGAAACATCCGCTCCATGGCGAACCGTGTGCAGATGTCCGAGTACGATATGAGCTGGACGAACAATACGATTCTCTCCGCAGCAAACCTCATCGGCCGCGTGTTCGCAGGCTCGAACCTCAGTCACGAGGAAGCTTTGAGCGAATGGCTGATGAAATACCGCACGCAAATCGAATCCGCCACCAAGTGCATCAAGAAGGCTACGCTGCCGGGACTCAATTCCGCAGGTACAACAGCGGCCATCATTGTGGCTGCCATGAACGATGTTCCCGCTATTTATATCGAGAAGTTCATGGACGTGTTCTATTCGGGGTTCACCAACAATGAAGCCGAACATTATGCTATCACGCTGCGGGACGAACTGCTGCGCGAAAACCGTGTCAAGCGCGGCACACAGTATGCAAGGTTTGCCTTTTTCCGTACTGCAAACCGACTGAACCAGTATTATAAGACTGCCACTGGGCAGCGCGTCGCTAAGCGCGTCAATAACGGTGACTTCCCATACAATGTCTACGATGCCAACGGCGGTATCGTAAAGCCCGAAACTAAGAAGACGAAGAAGGCGGTATAAACCTAAATTAAATCGGCTTGACTTTTTGCGGCTGTACGAATGTTGCAAAGCTCAGATATAATCCCGGAATTCTGATAATACGCATGGAAAATTGTTGCAAGGAGGACGAAAACTATGAATGAATTCAAAGCAAGGAGCACGCTGGGAAGCGAGGCTGTCCCGGTTTTCGGCGATGACGGTGAGCTCACGGAATGGCTGCACCGGGACAACTATACTGTCGAGGAATTGGAACTGATGAACTTTGTCGGCGATGAAAAGCCCGTCATCAAAAAGGACGGCGTGAAAATTATCCGGGATGGCACGGTCATTCGGAGGACCAACACTGAAACAAGAAAAACTGAATTTTTATTCATCCCGCGCATTGTCACCAGCGAACAGAAAACGGTGTGAGGTGCAACGTGGTCAAAATTTATGGGTCCAGTGACGACCTTGTCTGCCTGGATAATTCCAACTATGGAGTCGATGAAATTGGTTGCTTCGATGTCAAGGGAGTCCGGCTGTTCTTGGATGATGACACGATTTTGGTAGTGCGCTATACGAACGGTATCTGGCGCATTGAAATTGAACGCAAGGGCACGGCACCATATCAGCATGAGGTCTGTGCGGGCAATGATGAGGCCGATTACAGCGATATCTTTTGTACGGAATCCGACGTTATTGCGCACGAAATCATTCGATGAGGATTGGAGCAGCCATGGCAAAAACTCTTCTGACTCAAAAAATAGAATCAGCGCTAAAGGTTTGGCATCCTGCCAACTATGGTGGATACCGGGTTGATTCATTCCGTCAAGGCTTCGACGCTCTGGAAGTACCTGTCGAGTGTGGCTCGATAAAATCCGGTCTTGTTGACTTCGTTCGGGTCCAAGAGTGCTTCACATCAGAAACAAAATGTGGGACCTGCAAACTCTCAATGTACAGGGATGAGAACAGAGACTTAGTTATGCCGTCCGTCCGGCAGTGGACGCAGGAAGTATCATGCCCTAAAGATATCGCCGACTGGAGTTTTCGTAATGAACCGTGTACGGAACGGTTCTGCAGGCTATATAAGACGAAACATACATACACCATCGACACCGTCATCACCTGCGTGGAAATTAAGGTTTCCGTGAGTGACTTTCACTCTGACCATGGCCACAACTTTGTGGGGCACTGTAACTACTATGCGATGCCGTTAGCACTATACAAGAAAGTCAAAGATGAGATTCCTGATGGTATAGGAGTTCTGCTATATTACAACGGCGAAAGTACCTGCGGGATTCGCAAGAAAATCGAATGCAAGCCCTGCCAACTCTCAGAGAAAACCCAGAAATGGCTCATCATGTCAGTTGCTAAGCGACTGACAAAATAAAGATATTCGCAGCGATAAAAATTTTCTAAAAAAGGAGAGAGATATTAAGAATTGGGATATATCGGCCGTGACAAGTCGGTATAAAATGTTTTATAACTGCCCTTGCGGTGACATCTTTGCATCCGCAGCATAAAAGGAGAAATAAATGAAGAAGCTTTTGCAAATCATCATTTTCGCTATCCTGGTCGGATTTGGCGTTATCTGGTATACAGAAAGCCGGAAGCGCCAGGCCATGATTCCGCTCGAATTTCGAGGCGAGTGAAATGCGAAAAGACATCAAAATTGTGCTGGAAAGCATCTGGTATCTAATTCTGCCGGTGTTTATTTTTGTACTTAACATTAGATATTGGCATGGGTATCTAGCGAATCCTGGCTGGTCCTTGACCCATCCGTCATATGTTGTTCTTGGATTTGTCTTGAGCGCTGCGTTGTGCTTTGAGATTGTATATATCGACATCAAGTTTGGGGAAAAATAGCGCTTGCCAAAATATACGAACGCCGTACAATGTAAAGTGTGAACAGATACTAAGCAATCAGTAGGATTCACAATCTGTATTTTAAGCGGACTTATCCCATAGCGGGGTAGGTCCGCTTTTTTTGTTGAAAGGAGAAGAATTCATGAAAATCAAAAACAAGCTTTTACGGAGTACAGCGGCAATCATCGCTGCGCTCTTTGCACTCAGCTTCACCGGCTGCGGTCAGAGTCCGATAATATCGGAAAGTCCATCCAGTATCGGGGTCGTCTCAGAAAGCACTGTGAGCAGTGACCAGACAGCTGGCGATTCGGTGGACGGCAGCTTTACGATTCACTTTATAGACGTAGGGCAGGCGGATTCCGCCCTTATCACCTGTGACGGCCACTCAATGCTTATTGATGGCGGTAATGTAGATGATTCTAACCTCTTATATTCTGTTATGCAGCGTGAAACCGATGGGCACCTGGATTATGTCGTTGGGACTCACGCGCACGAAGACCACATCGGCGGCTTGTCCGGTGCTTTTGAGGCCGTCACTGCGGACATGACTCTATGCCCTGTGACAGAATACGACAGCAAAGCATTTCGGGACTTTGCAAGCTACGCGGAACAGAAAGGCGGAGGCATCACGATACCGGATGTGGGTGAAACCTACACTCTGGGGGAAGCGGAATTCACGATAGTTGGTGTTAATTCTGCTCCCGATGATACGAACAATGCATCGATTGTTCTGCGCATCGTTTATGGGGATACTTCGTTCCTCTTTACTGGTGATGCTGAACAGGAAGCCGAAAATGTGATACTTGCATCGGGACAAGACATTCAGTCAACGGTTCTGAAAGTAGGTCATCACGGCTCAAACACATCCACATCGGAAGCCTTTCTGGATGCAGTGAATCCGACCTATGCTGTGATTTCCTGTGGAGCAGGGAACAGCTATGGCCACCCGCATCAGGAAACACTCGACAAGCTGCAAAACAAGGGTGTTGAGGTTTATCGCACAGACCTGCTGGGTGATATCTATTGTACCTCGGATGGCAAAGAGGTAAGTTTCACTTCCGGTGAATATCATGATGAAAACCGGATTGAAGCCGGTAGTGCTGCAGATTCCAAGGATGAACAGGACAAAGCTTCACTTGTCATAGACGAGACATACGTTCTGAACACGAGCACTATGAAGTTTCACAAACCCGATTGCTCTGCAGTCGAATCGATGAGTCAAAAGAATCGAATCGACTATATGGGGCCCCGCGATGAGCTCATCCAGGAAGGGTATTCGGCGTGTGGGATTTGCAAACCATAAAAATTGCACCTGATTTACTCGACAAGCTGTGCGAACCGACTACAATAAAAATTGTACGATAGATAACATTCTATATCGAAAGGGTTTTATGCCTTTCGTACATTCACAATTTCGCTTAAAGGGCGGACTTCCTGTTTTTAGGGAGCCCGCCCTTTTTGTATGAACAAGAAGGAGCGTAATGCAATGTTCAAAATTCACGATGACAAAGTCTATTTCGTCGCCGAAACCCCCGATATCAACAAAGTTATCGAAATCTTCCTACCTAAGGATGACCGTGGCACCATTATGGATTCACACGAAATCCGTGTGGACCTGTGCCGTGCCGTCATTCACATGGAGAAGGAGGGTGTCCGTGTCTTGAAGGTCCGCAACATTGAGGATACCAACAAGGCAAGCATCGACATCTGGCACATGCCGGAATATCAGGAGGCTGCAGAGTCTCCCGTAAGCGATGTGGTCAATGCCTGCATTGAGTCCTGCTTTGATTCCGGTGCAATGTTCAATCTGCCATGCAAAGCCAACCGCAAAACCCATGAAGTTTTTGCTGTCGAATGCTGCGCAAGCCCCGATGATGATGACTCGTTCAGTTATGCAGAAGTGAAAATCAACGGCAAGGATTATCCTATCAATTTTATTGACGATATTCTTCTCGAAAACAATGTTGATGATGCGCTGGATGAGTTTTATAGAATTCAGCAGACAGGCGAGTATTGGCAGCCTGATGGCAACAAAACGCTGGATGATGCCATTCACGAATGTCGTTGGGCTATCCTGAAGGATGCCATCCAGAAGCGCGGACATGAGGCTGTTGCTGATTTTGTCGGGACCGACATTTCCAGCGATACTTACGACCGCGTGATGGATGAAACCGAAGCCCAGATGCCGGACGAAGAGTTCGAGCGCTTCTGGGAAAAGTACATCTAAGAAACATCTCACACACAGAAAGGGAGCATATTACTATGGCTATTTTCAATACCAACGAATTTCTCCGCAAAACCTTCAGCAAGACCATCTTTGGTACTGCTGCACTTCGTCCGGAAGCAGTTTGTGCAGACGGCTTCACCCTGTCGATTCAGGCAAGCGGCATGCACTACTGCATACCGAACGAAGACCTGTCGGACGGCAATTACTCTAAGGTTGAACTCAGCTACTTGTCTGAGGAGGTCGAAGAGTTTCTGCCGTTTGCTGAAGACGACGAGGCACCGCTGGCTACGGTCTACGGGTATGTGCCCGTAGAAACCGTAGACGCGGTTCTGGCCAAGCACGGCGGTATCGTCAACGCGTGAGGGGGGGGAACTTACGATGGAAGTATTCACTATCGTCGCCAATGAGGTCATTGGCTTATCCGCAACGGAATGCACACTGATGCAATTCAGCTACAATCCGGAGCAAATCCATGACCCCGAAGCGGTCCTGCGCAGTGCTGTCATGGACTATCTCAAGACGGATGAAGGCAAACGACAGCTGGAAATCAACTGTGGTTGCTGGAACTGGGGCGATGTCGATGACATTCCCGGCTCGTTCTTCTTGAACTATGGTCTGACTAAAATCGCTCCGCCGGATGTGAATGTTGTCGTCGACCGCAACGAGAACTTCATGGATGACTACGAGGATTGCGAGGAAGAATAACAGAAAGGGCATGAAAAAATGCGTATTTATAGCGCAAACAACGTATTCATAGAAGTTACGCGCCGATGCAATATGTGCTGTGCGCACTGCCTGCGCGGAGATGCCGAAAGCATCGATATTCAGGAGAAGTACATCGACGCTTTTCTCGACAACCTTGAGAAGGGAGCTTATATCAGCTCTCTTACCTTTACCGGTGGGGAAATCTCTCTGAATATACCGGCAATTCGATACACCTTGAAAGCTGTCAAAGAGCGCGGTATCGCCGTTGGAAGCTTTTACATGGTCACTAACGGAAAAGCTGTCGATAAGATGGCTGACCTTGCTATGGCGAGTCTGGAGTGGTGGGCCTACTGCGATGAAAAAGATGACTATATGTGCGGTCTTTGCATCAGCAGTGATAACTTCCACGAAGCAATCCCATATGAAAGTGAAAGTATCCTTAGTGGCTTGAAATATAACCGTAACGATAAGGTAACGGACTTCCATCTGGCTTATTTACTGAACGAAGGGCGTGCTAAGAATCTCGATTCGAATATCTATAAGAAGCGTGAACCTCATGTAGACAAGCTCGAATACGAATTCAACAAAACCGGCGATATCGACTTTTACAGCGGCGAGCTGTACTTGAACGCCATCGGTGATGTCGTTTCCGGCTGCGATTGGTCCTACAAGTCGCAGAAGAAATATCGTTTTGGTAATGTAATGAACAAAAACTGGCTGGAAAACATTTCCAACAGCGAGTTGTACATTGCAAGCTAAACCATATCACTTATACATTGCCACTGTTTTCCTACAGAAACGGTGGCTTTTTTAGAAAAGGAGACCACAAATGACTGAAACAAAAGACATGTTTGAACAAATCAGCGCCATCTTAACCGATAAGAAAGATAAGCCGTTTTCTTATGAGGAGCTTGCAGCAATGCTCAAAACTGACCCTGATGCCCTCAAAACCTTTGATGAGGTCTATAAGACACAGGTTCTTGAAAGCGGAGAGCTGCATGAAAATATGCTCCAGTGGGATACAGCTACAGTCAAAGCAATTCTCGACAAAAAGGTCTACTTCCCACCGGAACTCAATTCGCTCATTGACCGCATCGTCACAGAACTGGTGCTTGAAACGCGTCTGTACATCTACAACGCGGAACGCGGTGGCTATTATGTGACATACTCTGCCAACCGCGACTTTATGACAGAGGTTACAAACGAGGAGTTGAAACGCTACCCCGAAGAACTCCGTCCGCAGCTCACCGGAAAGTTGATGAAGATTGACATTTCTGAGCCGTCGTACAAGGAACTGCTTCAAAACTACGCAGGCTACAAGAATGCAAAGAACGACAGCACAAAAATGTTCTACCACAACATGTTCCGTCAAGGTCTTGACATCCTCGACCTTGATGACTTCACTTATCAGATGCTTGAGATGAACCCCAACTCTATGGGCTTCTGGTTTCCTCCTCTGGTAGAGGGATTGTACGGCAGCGCATTTTTCAAGGTTCCGGACACAAAAATTCTTCGCGTACCTATCACCATGCTGCAGCTTACCCGCCTTGGTTTCGAGACGTTGAATCCCGTTACAAAGGAAATCGTGAACCGTTATTGCCAGAAAGTCTTCCATCTTGATGGATACGAAGACTATTTTATCAAAACGGGCACGTATTCTTCCAAATACGAATTCCGCAACGCTCATATCCATAACCCGAAGGAAATCAATGAGATGGGCGAGTATTTCTTGTTTTTGAATCATCTGACATGCTCGATGGCATCCCCTCTGAACAATCGCTGCTTCTACGGCGCGAACACCACGAACGAGTGGGTCGTCAGAGAATACATCAAGGACAAAGAAAATAACCCCACCATCTACAACGGTTTGCCGCTGCACACTGAATATCGCGTGTTTGTGGATTTTGATACAAAGGAAATCCTTGGCGCAAGTCCTTATTGGCGCAGCGATGTTATGAAGAACGAATTCAAAAAAGTCAGCAGCCCACAGGAACGCCATGATTATGTTGTCTACAAGATGCATGAAGACATTCTGAACCAGCGTTACCACGAAAGCGTTCAAACTGTTCTGGCTGAGCTGAAGAAGGTTATTCCTCGCATTGAGTTGACAGGGCAGTGGAGCGTCGATGTAATGCGCAACGGCAATGATTACTACATCATTGATATGGCGCTTGCTGAGAACTCTGCTCTGAATGACTGCGTGCCGAGTAACCGCCTTCGTGCTTATCCGCAGCAGTGGCTGCCGGGTGAATCGAACAGCTGATACTCCTAGAACGAAACTTTGATTCGGATTCTTTCAGCAGAAAGCGTTGGAATCAAAATCATACAAATTGATTGTGCGAAAGCAATAGCAATCAAGACCACTACCCCAAAAAGGGTAGTGGTCTTATTTTTTGCACAATACTTACCATAAATTACCAGAAAGAAAAACATTGTGCATCTGTGCGAATTGCATATAATACAAAATATAGAACGAAAGGCATCAAAAAACATCGTTGGTCGGGCAAAATCCGACCGAAAGGCTAGGGCGGGCTCAGTTTTGAACCTGCTCTTTCTTTTTATCGGAGGCTTTATGTCAAACAAAGAAGAACGCATGAACCGCAATAAAAGCATCATCGAAGATTACAAAAATGGAAAGCCGATTTTAGAAATCGCGAGGGAATATAATCTTTCAGAAACGATGTGCTACAAGATTCTAAAAGGTACGCAGGAGCCGCCTCGTTATTTTGAAAAAAAGAGGAAGAGACTTGCCACTCGAAATGAGCAGATTGTTAAACAGTATAAAGGCGGTATGACGGCCAGAGAATTGGGCAAGATGTACGGCATTTCCATGCAGCGTATTTATGCAATCTTGCATTCGAGCGGAGAGTACGAAAGCCAAAAATACAATCATATTGAAACGGCTCTCAAAAAAGAGAAAAAGATGCGGAACCAAACTTTTCTTGATGCTTACACAAAAAATCCTCAAAAATCGATTATCGAGTTGAGCAGGGAGGTAAATATCAGCCCTTCACTAGGTTATCTTATCCTTCATCAAAATGGGATTTACCAGTATAACGTAAAAGCCAGAGCTAAGGAGAATAGCGAAAATGCCGATTAACAAGATTACCCACGTGTGTCTAACTCATGACAAAGTCAGGGCGCGAAATGAAAAGATGCTGGAGGATGCCGATAACGGTATGTCCCAGGAACAGCTGGCCGAAAAGTATCAAATCTGTGTTTCTACTGTCCGATATAGTCTGAAGGACTTTTACGAAGAACAGGCCCGGCAGAGAAAAGCAAAGAAGAAAGCCTGGCAAACCCAGATGATTCATGAATATGAGATGGGCGCAAAATCTCCGGAGCTTCAGGAAAAATACGGCATCAGTGGAACGCTCTTTTATCGGATTCTTCATGCGCACGGAAAGAATGGCCGACAAATCCACAGCCAAAACCGTATCGAGACCGGCAAGAAAAGAAACGCCGAGATGGTCAGGAAATACAAAAACGGCGTTTCTGTCAAAGAGCTTGCGGAAGAATACGGGCTCAAAAAGGGAAGTGTATATCGCGCCATGAAGCGGTATAATCCAGGCCCAGGGAAAAGTAAAAGTTGTCAAAGTGAGGAATAATTGCATGGCTGCATCAAAGAAAGATGTTGCGAAGCAGCAGGTCAAAGAAGACCGAGAAAAAGTCCGGGAAATGTATCTTTCTGGCAAAACTGTCAAGGAAATCGCCAAGGAAACGTATTTTTCAAGCTCTTATTGCTATGCCATGGTGAGAGACCTAGCAAAAGAAAAGAATCTTGCAAAGAAAGCAAAAAGAGCACCTCTCGACGAAGCTATGATTCAAGATGCGAAAGCCGGGATGACGGTTGCTGAAATCGCAAAGAAGCATGGCGTGACCTATCAGCAGTGCTACTATACTGTTTCTGAATACGCTCAAGCTACGATTAAGAAGAACAAGAAAAAGCAGTCTGCTGCCACGAAAGTTCGCAATGCGGCTATGTTGGAAGATGCGAAAGCCGGAATGACTGATAAGGAAATCGCCAAAAAATACTTTTTGTCTCGAAGCAGTGTCCGTACCGTCCTTGCAGGGCATTTACATACAAATTCCAAAAAGTTGGATGAAAGGCGCAAGGCGATTCTTGCGGATTATGAGGCAGGAACGTCCTCAAAAGACATCTGTGAGAAATACGGTATTTCAAAATCCACTCTTTACAAGGACATGCGCCAAATTGGAAAAACCTGTCAGGAATACTATCACAAGGCGCTGAAAGACAAGACCAATCGAAGGAATTCCGATATTCGAAGCAAAATCGAAAGAGGGGTCTCGGTCAGCACTATTGCCAAGGAATACGGAATCTCTAAAACGGCGATTTATGAAACGTTTCATCAGGAAAATGTCAGAGCTGGAATTTTACAGAAACGCGGCCGTCCGCGAAAAAACACGGAACGTAATGCACTGATTGCTAAACGCCACAGGGAAGGCGAGAAGGTGCAGGCGCTTGCCACTGAATATAATCTCTCTGTTTCGACGGTAAACACTATTTGCAGTAGAAACAAAAATCAGAATATAACCTCATATTAACAGGCTGCCATTTGGCGGCCTATTTCTTTTTTAGGAGGAAATGAAATGACAGACGACGTACGTAATTTAATTCGATTTGTGGTGGATGGCGATATTCGAAACGCGCAGACTCAGTGCCGAATCATGCTTGAAAAGAATGTCCCTGAAAAAGATGCCCGGTTTAAGGAGGCTGAACTCAAAAAGCTGAATCTTTTGAAACCGGAACTCATTCAGCTGCCTGCCAACCTGGAAAACCTCTTGATTGCGGAGGATGCCACGAATTTCCCTGAGAGCCGGTTCCTGCTCCGCGAGGAGGAAGAAACAGTCATCAACAAGCTCTTGGCCACCAGAAAAGCAGCTTTAGCCATCAAGGAGCTTGGCATCCACTATACTTGCTCTTTGCTTTTGACGGGCCTTCCTGGTGTTGGTAAGACTGAATTGGCCCGCTACATTGCACACAAGGCGAATTTACCGTTTGTTTTCCTGAAATTCTCTGGCCTTGTCAATTCTGCTCTTGGCCGGACACAGCAGAACATCGGCAGAGTGTTCGATTACGCAAAGCGCACGCCTTGTGTTCTTTGTGTTGATGAAATTGATGCCATCGGAATGTGCCGTGGCAGCCGCGATGATGTCGCTGAAATGAGCCGCGTCACCATCGCATTGATGCAGGAACTTGACCGGCTCCCGAATGACGTCATTCTCATTGGCACTACAAACCGCGTCGATAACCTTGACGAAGCCCTCATTCGCCGATTCACTTTCAAACACCGCGTCAAGCCTTTAGGCGACGATGACATGAAAGAACTGTGCAAGAAGTTCCTTGCTTCGGCAGATTATCCCTTCACGGAATCCGAACTCGACGGACTCTGCCATTCGCTGCGTGAACAGCGGACTGCCAGCGCCGTTGTCAATGCCTGTACAGAACGTATCGTTGCACATATCGTATCGCAGCTGCCTGAAAATTCGGCAGATGCCGTGTAAAAGTATGATAGCCTGGGAAGAAAGCCCTCGTCAGTTTAAGATGTCAAAGCAACTCGATGAGGGAAAATTCGGAGAAGACTTGGCTCGCAAATTCCTTAACGACCCGATTATCAAAGTGAATCATGGCATTAGCCATTACGATGACGTGACTCAGGATAAATCATATCAAGACAAAGATACCGATTTCATTGTCTGGAAGAAGAATGGTAAGACCTTTGGCCTGGAAGCGAAAGTGGACAGTCACAATACCGGAAATTTCTACCTGGAAACCTCGGTGGACTACTTCTCCATGGTGCCTGACGCTCTGAACGAACAACGGGTGGCGCGGCGGTATCGGGATGGCATCGACCCTTTATGGCACACCCCGGGCTGGGTATACAGGAGTGGTGCGGACCAGATTCTCTATTATTTCAGAACCACGCAGCTGCTTTACATTTTCTCCCGCGTTGATGTCTGGTTCTATGCTGAAAAGCTGATGCGTGGTGGAATCCATCTTGACCCCGGAATCAGAAAGCCAAAAATGTATTCTGCCGAAAATATCAGTGAACGCAATGGCTCCACTCTCTTCTTTGCCAACGGCTTATGCGTGAATACTGAGCAGACATACAAGGCTTTAGGGGCGCAAAAAAGAGTCATTAAATACCAGGTTGAGAACCCGAATTCAGACGTCCCAACGTTCAGCTTTTGCCCTTTCAAATTATGAATTTTTCGCTAACAATCGTTAGAAAATCACATTTCAGTCTGACGGAAGAGTATAATTAAAGCATGGAAAGAGAGGACAAAAAATCATGAACCAAATCAACGTTGTGACGATTGGAAAACTCATTGAAGCGCATCGTGACGGTGACGAGCAGAAGTTCAAAACCTACGTCGATTTTATTGTTAAAGCCTACGAAGAGCAGGAGAACGACCGTGCCGCACGAATCATCCGAAGCAGCTATACGGGTGACTACGGTGAGCAGGGGAAAGTTGTTCTGGATGAAGCAAACGGACTCTGAGGAAGAGGTCCTGCAACAGCTGCAAAAGCACGCAGCAAACTATGCACAACGTATCACGATATATAAGATAGACGGTAGAACCGTGAAACGGGAAGTTGCCGAATACGACCAGTGGGAAAAGAAGTGGATGAGTTAATCATGAAGCACAAAATCTCGGAAACCGGCGCTCGGATGCTTAAATATCAAGAGCAGCTTGCCCGCGAATACAAATACAAGCCTATTCCGCGTACCTTTTTCAAGGATGTGCGAGCAGAGTTCAAAGATGCTCTGCCAGAATGGTGCAACGTATCCGGTGGTACGACCAAACTCGAAACCAGTAACGGCACAGTCATTACCAGCGGGTACAACCGTATCGTGATTGGCGACTACGGCGCATTCGTTGAGTTTTCGCGTGCCCAAGCAAATGCACGTCATTTGAAAATCAAAGAGGGGCAGAGCTATCGTATCGAAGACCCGCGCTATGCTGAGCACGTCAAGTATCTTTGGCTCACGGCGGACGATGACTCAGACGTGAAAGTATACGACCAAAAGCGCTCGGTTGAGTACGCTGACTACAAGCCGGGGATGCTGTATGTCAGCGTGTACGAGGTGTTTCCGGCAGAAGAAGGTCACTGAAAAAAAAGCCGAACCACGGGACGAATGGGGACAGGGTGATTCCATTGCTGACCTATACGCAAAGAGCGGTGCAGTGGTTTCACAGGTCAGCTCGGCCAAAGATTTACTGAATTTCCTGCAAACTGCCGGAAACGCAAGGCATTTGTGATGCACTTGCCTCAACCACAAGATATAGTGGCATCTTAATGTTTGTTTACAATTTAGACACTATATATTGTGTCTTTTCATTGACCGGATACCACATATATGGTATAATACAATTGTTCTCAGGAAGAGGAACGGCTCCTGAGACATCAAGGTTTTCCTTTCCCCAATCTTGGTCGCATGGCTTCATTTGAGCTGACACAGGTGAAGCGTGAAAATCATCCGTTTCATAGTAATATCCTTCCTTTCTTTGGCGCGGGTAACTCCGCGCCAGCCGTCCAAGCAAACAGCCTCCACGCGGCGGACGGTGGGCAACAGATGTTTCCGTGTTCCGGGCATCTGGCTAATGTTTGTATTTGCTGGTTTAGCTCAGCTGGTAGAGCAACTGATTTGTAATCAGTCGGTCATCGGTTCGAGTCCGATTTCCAGCTCCAGACGCTATCCGTTGGATGTATCGAAGTCACATGATACGATGCTATACACAACATCTGGCGGACAGCATGCCACCCATTAAGACGGCCTCCTCGTGGCGGGTGGCGGACAGCGGCTCTTGCGGCTGCTGACGAATGTCTTAGAAGCATGCAAACGTACGAGCATCCCCGTCAAGTCGGGGCGCATCCAGACGCGACACAGCCGTAAAGGCGAGATTGCTGCACGGCAACTGGTAAGTTTCGCCGCAGTCTCACACACAGCCCAACGACAACCGTTAACCCGATTTGACAGGGAATCAACGACAGGGCTCAAAATTTGAAGTTGACCAACACCCAAGCGCTTTCTTGGATTCTCGCGTATCGTCAACGATGAGGTTCGCAAGATTGTCAGGTGGTGTGAAGATGACATCCGGGGATGACGACCTACTAAACGGATGTCATGGCGGGGCTAAGTGAGGGTTCACCCGCAATCTTATGCAGGTATCGTATAACGGCTAATACTCCGCCCCTCCAAGGCGGAGACGCGGGTTCGACCCCCGCTACTTGCTCCACACGTCGCAGTCACCGTACCCACGACGTTAAACTTGGTGAGCATGGTCCACTTGTGGTCCGCTGTCCGAATGTCGATGAGACAGCCTCAAAAATAATAGACAAACAGGTGCTGTGCCTGATAGTATCCAATAGTCCCGGTATTAGTCGCGAATAAGACCGGAAAACAGCGGAAAGGGTATAAAGCAGAATCCATCGATGCAGCTATCGAATGGTGCTGGATGCGAGTTGGCTTCTCGCTCAAGGGGTGACCAGCATAAAACACCCTATCGTGCTCGATTAGCTCAGTTGGTAGAGCAGCGCATTCGTAACGCGCAGGTCGGCAGTTCGAACCTGCCATCAAGCCCCATTACCCAATGAACCGATAATAGAAAGGAGATGAATTCTATGGAACAGGCAATTATCAATGTCGAAGGTACAACTACCATTGAAACCGCTGCAGCAGCCAAAAAGCTGATTGGGATGCTTGGCAATCAGAACGTCCGCGCCATCTCGGTCAATCGTGTGAACGATAAGAGCGATGAGGTCATTGTCGAACTTGATTTCGTGCCCGGCTTGGCACCGCATCTGCACGGCTTTACACTTCAGGTTAATGGCTTGACTTGCGGTTATGCTGGTACTGGTCCTTCCAATCTGTATGAAGTCCTGCAGGCGGCTGGCGTGAGTGAAGCTCAGGTAGCACGCGAAGACATCACTCAGAAGAGCACAAAAACCATTCCTCTGCGCCTGGAACGCGCCGTGACTCAGTACGGCGACTTCCAGTTTGCGTAACGCTATTTGGCGGGCTTGACCCGCCATCATGGAGGGATAGCTTAGCTGGATAAAGCACCTGCCGCAAAGCAGGGTATCGATGGTTCGAGGCCATCTCCCTTCTCCATCCAGACACCCTTTCGCTTCCTTTCGCCAAAGGTATCTGGGGTATTGTACTGCATTGCGTGTAGTACGGCCAATCAGGCGCGGAACTCCGAAACCATACCACGAAGAATTTTATCCTCTCCGCGCAGCATGGACATGCGATTTTACGGGGATAAATTCAAACCGAAATTGTGTCGAGTGGCGAAGACGGTTGCGACACTGGCGAAGCACATATCTGCTTCGTCAACCATCCATGAGAAAGCCTCCACGTGGCAGATGGTGGGCAACGCAGCAAAGCTGCGGCTGATTTCTTTCAAACCGGTATCTGAATAAATGCAGATAAATAGACGAAAAAATCAAAAAAGCAAAGGAGTACACAGCATGAGTAATCAGAAAATCATCAAAGCAATCGCAGGGATTGCAGCAGCCGGTATGATGGCAACTTGTCTGCCTGTCGCAGCATTCGCAGCCACCGGCGACACCTATCATTTCTCTTTCAGCAACGGTTCTTCCCAGGACCTGGCTCCGGGCGGCTCTATGACGTTCCCGGCAAGCCAGTATGACTACGGTTACTGGATTACCCTGCAGGGCCACGGCGGCTACACCTACAACTACTATCCCGGCGACACTCTGCCGTACGATGCAGTTGACCAGTGGTTCACCGCTGACGGCATCACTTCCTGCTATGCGGCCGAAGGTAATCCGCGTTCCATCACCATCAACTATCAGATTGACGGCAACACTGTGCTGACCGAAACTGACACTGCCACTTTCCCCGGCAGCGTTGATGGTCAGAGCGTTGAAGCCTGGACCACGGATTCCGGTGATACTTACACCGCATCCAGCAAAAGCCTGAACCATGACCGCCTGTTCTACTACCTGGGCGACGACATCCACGACAACGTCCTGACCCTGAAAGCCACTTCTGCATCCACTCCCGATGACGGCAAGGATGACAACAAGGGCGATGACAAGGGCGACAATACCGGCGACAGCGGCACCACCACTCCCGATGACAAGGGCGACGTAGTGGCCCCCGATAAGGACAACACCGGTAAGGACAACACTTCTACCGGCTCCAACAAGGGCAACGGTACTACCACCACTACTCCGACCGCTCCTCGCAAGAACGTTGAAGTCTCTGAGCACGGTGAAATTGCCGCCGCTATTGCCAATGGCACCTGGGGCAATGAGTACACCGTCTGCACCAGCTGTGGCTATCACAACTGGACCCGCAAAGGTAACGTTTACGTCTGTGACCATTGTGGTCACGAAGTCCTGACTGTCAAGGGCGCTGATGGCGTCAAGGGTTATGCTGGCACTCTGGCTGGCAATGAACCCCAGTACGCTTCTACCTCTGAAGCTCAGGCTGCTGCTGAAAAGCGTGAAGCCGCTTATGCCGCTTCCATCGCTGCTCTGCAGACACAGGTTGCCGCTCGTGAAGCTGCTTATGCCGCTTCCCTGGGCATCCACTAATTTGCCATCCTCTAACTAACGGTAATCGATAGTTTTTTCTCCTTGCTGTGGGGCGGGATTTCGGTCCCGCCCCATCCTTTTGTGGTCAGATGTCCGAGTGGTTTAAGGAACTGGTCTTGAAAACCAGCGACGCCGCAAACGTCCGTGGGTTCGAATCCCACTCTGGCCGCCATGTTTGCCGGGACTTCCCGGCTTTTTTGTTTTTGTGAGCAATACAAGGCAACAGATTGCTATATCGAATAGGGTTATAATTGAGAGCCAGAAAACCTGCAGGCTTGCCTGTGGGATGAATGGCTCTTTTTGATTTTTTGTAAAATATTCGTTGAGCAGTTTGACTGACGGCACAGAATACATACATAATATATGTATGAGGTGATATAGTTGGCAAAAAAATCAAGCGTACAAGTGAACATTACGATTCCTTTAGAGTGGAAGCAGTCTGACATTGAGATGGTTGCCAAAGCCAGAGCTTGGGCTGTTAAGGCTCATGCTGGGCAAAAAGACAAGGCTGGGAAGGATTACTTCAAAGCGCACGTTACGGTTGTAGCAGAAGGCGTAAAAGGTGACCCAATAGCCGAGGCTGTGGCATTTCTGCATGATACAGTCGAAGATACGTCCGTTACAATAGAAGACATCAGAACGGGGTTTCCAAAAGAGGTTGCTGACGCTGTGAGTACGTTGACCCATAGCAAGGGTATATCGTATGCTGAATATCTTTGGTATATTCAGCAAAATTCGATTGCTGTCAAAGTAAAGCTCTCGGACCTGCGCAGCAATATGGACTTAACCAGGCTCCCTCACACTCCAACTGAAAGGGACTTGGAAAGAACCAGAAAATACAAGCGGGCATATACGATACTGTCATCAAGAGAAGGTATAAGCGCAGTTAATCCGTATGCACTGTACGACTACTTGCTGGCAAACAACTGGAGCGTCAAAAGGAAAAGCACGAGGACTCCCGTTCTGGAAACAACGGATGGTTCTGCTGAAATCAAGGTGCCCATCGACCTGGCTATGGCTGACTATGAGTCCAGGATGGCTGAGGCTTTAAGCGAGTTGTGTTCGTGTGAGGGCATACCGTTCTCGAATGCAATAGCGCGGATTGCTGCTTGGAGACCGGTCAAACAATGAGCGCGGGCCTGCCATTATTTTTACGAAAAGCCTTGACTTTGGCTTTTACATATTGTATAATTAAGACGCTGAATTTGATGAAAGGAAAACTGCACGATGCTTGCTGCTATGATGAACAAACAGAATAAATTGCAAAAGCTGTGGAGCAATTGGAATCTCTTCGGCTGTTTTGTGTTGTCTGTTTGTGCAAATCATAGTGCAGTGATGGTTGAATAAAATCATCCAAGTATCGGTTGTTTTCCATACTCTGCACGATATGAGCACCTGTCAGACGCACAACGCCTGATGGGTGTTTTTTTGATGCAGAAAATCAGAATCAGGTTACTCTAATGCCGCTGGAGTGAATTCCAGCCAGGCTTATTAAAGTGTATGCTATTATACATAATGTATATTCGAGGATTCGCCAAACGGTAAGGCATCAGGCTTTGACCCTGACAACGGTTGTTCGACTCGACCATTCTCAGCCAACGCTCACTTTCATGCGCATCGGAAGTGAGATTCTTCAAAGCTGTGTTCCCATAAGCAAGGCACGGAAGATGCGCGACAAGTGCTCGTAACTCAATCGGTAGAGTACCCGACTTTTAATCGGGGTGTTCGGGATTCGATTTCCCGCGAGCGCACCATGCCCGGCAGAGCATTATCTGCCACTTTTGTGGGTGTATAGCTCAGTAGGCAGAGCGGCGGACCGTTAATCCGTTTGTCGCAGGTTCAAATCCTGCTACGCCCGCCATAAGCTCCTCTGGTGAAATTGGCAGACACAGTGCGCTCAAACCGCACCGTTTTGAGGGTTCGAATCCCTCGGGGAGTACCATGTCCGGCAGTACAACAACTGCCATTTATGGGTTGTTAGCTCAGTTGGCAGAGCAACAGACCGTTAATCCGTGGGCCGCAGGTTCGAATCCTGCACAACCCGCCATATGCTCCAGTGGCGAAACTGGCAAACGCGGCGGCTTTAAGTCCCGTTTTACTCTGGGTTCGACTCCCAGCTGGAGTATCTATATAGGGGTGTAGCTCAAGTGGTAGAGCAGCGGTCTCCAAAACCGCGTGTTGCATGTTCGAGTCGTGTTACCCCTGCCACAATAAGAAAAGCCGTCCTCACATAAGAGGCGGCTTTTTGTTTTGGAGAGTATACAGACCAAAAAACTAAACCACAAGTTGATTGCGAACTTGCGAAAACATGGTATAATAATATCAGAACGAAACGAAAGGAGATACCCCAAAATGCTGTGCAACACTGTTAATGTCATGTCGTATGAGTATAGTTACGAATATTCTGAGTTCATGTCCTTTGAACGCAGTTTTATTTCTCATACTCCTCGACAGGCAAAAACAGACCATGTACAGATGCGGTGCGTCTTCTAAGCGATAACTGCATGTCATAGCTGCTTGTCGAGATTTCGGCAGGCAGCTTTTTTGTTGCCTGCAATACAGAAAGGCAGCAAGAAAAATGAACGTTCCTACTATTGATATCCAGCAGACAGGTGCCAATATCAAGGCCCTGCGAAAGGCAGCAGGCATAAAGGTGAAGGATGTGGCAGACATGCTCGGTGTGTCTCCGCAGGCGGTTGCTAAATGGCAAGCCGGAACCGCGCTTCCCACCATCGATAACCTTGTGATATTAGCAGCAATGCTCGATACGAAAATTGATGACATCCTTGTCATCGCATAAACCCTCGCCGCAGGATTGCGGCTATATATGGCCCGTTGGACGAATTGGTAGAGTTGCCGCCCTTTCACGGCGGAGGTTATTGTGGGTTCGAAACCCACACGGGTCACCATGCTTCTGTAGCTCAGTTGGTAGAGCAGCGGTCTGAAGAACCGCGTGTCGCTGGTTCGATTCCAGCCGGGAGCACCATATGTGTCGGTATGCAAGAGGTTAAAGCAAACGGTCTGTAAAACCGCTCCGTTACGGTTCACTGGTTCGAATCCAGTCCGACACACCATAAGGCCCCTTCGACAAGTTGGTCCAAGTCGCCAGCCTCTCAAGCTGGAGTCGGCAGTTCGAGTCTGCCAGGGGTCATACAAGCACCTATGTTATGTCAAAAAGGTGCATTATGCAGAGGTCGCCTAACGGTAGGGCAGCAGCTTGCTAAGCTGCCGTCGCGGAAATCGCGGCATGTGAGTTCGAATCTCACCCTCTGCGCCATCTGCTTGCTTGTTCGAGTGGTTGATGAAATCGGTCCAGAAAACCGACGATGGGAGACTGTCCGAAGGTTCGAATCCTTCAGCAAGCGCCACTGCCCTCATTCTGTGCGGTATCCGTGCAGGTGAGGGCTTTTTCTTTTGCTTTTCGCTTCGAATTTCGGACTCGAATGGCGTTAATGGTCGGATATTCTTGATTATACATGCCTTTGCTGTATGGCAAATAGCTCCAAACAGTATTGGTTTTTACACCCAATTCTTCTGCGATTTCAGGAACTGACATACCGTTCGTACGCAGCTTCCCGATTTTTTCTGATGTTTCATCTGACCATGCCCCGGCTGTAATCAGTATTTTGCGCACTTTCTGCAATGAGATGCCTGCACGTTTGGCAATGGTTCTTCTAGGTATACCTTGCTCATGGAGCCGGAGAACCGTCTGCATTGTCGCGTCCATCTTATCAGTACCTCGCCGTTATCGATTTTTGTATTGCCCTAATTGTTGTACTTTAATCATACAGCAAAGCAACAAAATTGTCCAGAAAGCAAAAGTGCCTTCATTTGCCACTGATTCATCCGTTCGGAACGATATCGAAAATACCTTGATATTATTCCGATGCAATATTCCGATAAGCCGACTTTGTTCCGCAAATTGTGGATTGGATTCCTACCAAAGTTTGAAAGCAGAATGTTTCATCTATAGCTGCAAGGCTTTGGTGAGGAAGTTCACGGAATCGGTCCGTAAATCTAACGGCAGGATACTGCTCAAAGGTACAAATCCTTCAGCAAACGTCACAATCTCCAAAGTCAGCGATTGTTCGTAAATTTATGGGGGGACTGCTTTCTTGTTTAGCACCACAATTTGTGATATAATAGCGAAAGAAAACAATGAATAATGGAGTGCCATAAAATGCAGAAATACGATTTCATCAAGAAGCAATATACGGCGTACACCCCACCTCAGAACGGGCATTGCGACATCATGATTCATGCCAACGAAGAACTCAATTGTGCTGCGTGCGGACGTACCATCGACAAGCACAACGCATATACGTCTGCGGCCATCCAGAACGATATTGGCATTGGCTATCTGATTTGCAAAAGCTGCTATGAGCACGAGCTCGAAATCAGAAAAGCTGTAAAATAAGGGTCCAGCCGCCTCCATAAGGAGGCGGCTTTTTTGCTTGTAAAAATATGTATAAACTGTTACCATTTAACGCTTTCCGTTGTGAGAAATTGCGAATCGCGGTATAATTAAAGTGTAGAAAATGAAAGGATTTTTGCCGTATGTACATTGATTTCACGAGCAAGCAGTACTCTTTCATCCTGCACGCTCTTGCCATCATGATAACGTTTTATAGCAACGATTTTTCCTCTATCTGCAAAGAGGTTGGAGAGGCTTATGGCGTAAGTGAGGTAAACATTGCAAGTGCTTGTGCTGCTCTGACAGCTGTGAACGTAACGGCTCCTGTTAAAGACTCTTCTAACAAGTGCAGCGCTATCTTGGAAGACATGCCGCATCATGCACGGGAACTGCCGGGAAAGGACGCTCCATATAAATACAGTGTTAGCTTAGATGTCTCTTCCTGGAAAGCCGTTGCCGATGCGCTGGATACATACTCACGTATTTTGATGGGGCAATTTGGCGTCATTTATGAAGCCCTCGATATTTCTGGTAACGATGAGCAGCACTTCCAGGCGTATCATGATGCACGCTGGAATGGGGTGGGGGTCCTCGAAGCCCGTGACCTTCTGATTCCACAGCTCAAAAAGATAAGGCTTGGTTGGAATGGGAACTTTGGTATTTCAAATTCAGGACTTGCCTACAACAGCAAACTGGCATACGAGATTCTTAAAACCATTCGATATGCGACAGAGAAACGAGATAGCTCCGTTCTGAAAGTGACAAACGAGCCGCTGCCGCATGTCGATGGTTCTTTCCAAATCAAAGCACTGTGAACAAGATTGGAGGTTTTCCGGGGTGGGCGACCACATCATTTCTTTCTTAGATATCTGCGCAATGCGCGGTCAGCTGGTTTTGGCAAAGGCACCGTCCATCCCGGCTATCAATAACAAAACTGTGTATTGTACCGGCGCTCACAAACACGGAGAGGACCGCTGCATTGTCCTTGACGGCGAGGAGTACAGCCAGATTCTTTTTGTTAACGGAACAATAAAACTGTATTGGCAGTGAGGTATCATTGTGGACAATATCATTGTGAACAGCGCTCTTTGGTATGCCGAGCAGAGCAGTCAGTTTCTTTTGAATTCTGGGGCCAACAAGCTGCTGGATAAGGGCTATGACTATTATGTGAAAGAATTTATTCCGCTTGGGCACCGCCTTATCCAAAACGGTCAGATTGCCGCCGATGCGATGGATGGGGAACTTGCCGCACAATTTTCGATGGCATACGTCGCAAACTATTGGCGTGCAGCAAAAACCGTGTACAATTTCGCTCCGAAATTTCTCAGAACATTAGCCGAGACTGAGGACGCACCGATTTATTCCGATATCATGATGCGGCTGCCATATAGGGATTTTGTCATGAATCTGCCCGCTGGCTCTCATCACGATGCGATGTTTGTTCACATTGAGTTTGATGCATCCCATGGTCCGAACGATGTGGATACACTCTTCCTGATTGTTCCTTTTAAGGCAAATCCAAACTTTGACAATATCGAACTTTGCCAGTGCATGCAGTGGTGTCTCAACGGCAAAAAGCTGATTGAATCTTATCGGCGCAACAATGATGCTCGCGAGCAGGCATTTCAGAACGGAACTGATTCTGCAACTGTCAATGACGCCACGGTTTCAAACGTACCAGGTGCCGTTCTCAGCGAGGAAGAGCTGCAAAAGCAGCGAGAATTCAACGCCGGTATTGAGCCGTATCTTCGTATCGCGGTCTCTGCCGCTTATTATCTTGCATCAAAAAACGCAGAAATCAAAGAGGTAAAAATCCCGAAAGAGAAGCGGCCCGTCCTTGTTTCCAAACCCGGTGCTACTCCTAAAAAAGTAAATGTCAAAACTTACAATGTGGGCTTTGTAATCGGCAAGAGCTTTGAAATGCAGCTGGTTTCCGGTGCAGAATATCAGAAATCCACAGCAACTGGCACAGGCCGTACGGTCAGACCACATGTCCGCCGTGCTCATTGGCACCACTACTGGGTTGGAGAAGGTCGAACTCGCTTAGAAGTCCGCTGGATTGAGCCAACTTTTGTGCTGCCGGAAGGGAAACGTGAGATAAAAATTGCAACAGTAAGACGCGTCATGGGCACTTAAAGGAGATTCATATGAAAGCAAACTACAAAGTAATCGCAAACAAGCAGAAAATTCTTGAAAAAGAAATTGAAAATTTCGAGCCAACATCAACAATGTCGGTGCTTCTGATGCGCTACAGCATCATACAAGGGCTACTCCAGGTTAAACTGAACGAAAAAGACGCGAATGGTAGCCCTAACATCAGCCCTTCCGATATGGCATACGATATGACTACATTTTTTAGCGATGCCGTCAATACTGCGGCCGATGATTTCACAGATGATGATGACGACCGCACAATAAAATTTGATGGCACCGTTGATGAATTCCGGCAAGAACTGGCTAATCGGGTTCTGATAACACTCAGCCTGGCGTTTGAACATGAATTCATAAATTTTACAGAACAAACCGGGATTACCCGCGCCCAGTATGAGATTCTTGCCGCTGAATACATCGCCCACGCTGAAGATGATGGCAGCAAAGTATCCGAAATGTTCAAAGGTGACGATTCTGAAAAAACCAAGCCCAAAGGTTGGACCAGCGCCACACCACAAAACAGACGAAGCTAAAAAAGCCACTTGCACGAATGTGCGAACCGCCTAAAATAATAATTGCATAACAGATACCATCACTTACCTCCTAACTGAACATTAACAATCTGTCATGCTTGTAAGCAGACTCTCTTTTGAGGGCCTGCTTCTTTTTTGTATGTATTGATTAGAAACAAAATTATTTTAGAAAGGATGAATACCATGACGAATACCAAAAACAGCTTCACCAGGTTCGCAGCTGCCGCAAAAGATTGCTTCTATGTGAACTCTTTTCGAGCAGACTTAGTTCAGTGCGACAGGGCCTTGAAAATGGACGGTGAAATGCGCGTCGAAGCGGAATGCTGGATGAACATTTTGGATGCCCTGGACGATAACGACATCAAGATGTATGTCGATAACGAATACCGTCCCGGACTTTTGAACCCGTTCCATAAATGGTAACGTTCCCAAAAAAACAAATGAATCACAACCCATTACTCATGCGGTAGGGCAGCATTGCTGTTCTGCCGCTATTTTTGTTTTTGATGTCGGTTACGTTATCGGGAAAAGCTTTGAGCAGCAAATGCGTTCTGCTAATGCAACCTGTGCCGAAAGCTTTTCCCATTGTGGCAGCAGTCACAGCGTTCGCCCTTATGTGCGCCGCGCTCACTGGCATCATTACTGGGTCGGGGAAGGCCGCACAAGACTCGGAGTCCGTTGGATTGAACCGGCCTTGGTTCTTACCAACAGCAAAAACGAAGCCGATGCGGCTATTGTAAGAAACGTGAAAGGAGCATGACAATGCTTAATCCAAATATCAATAATGCTCTCGAAACCAATTCAAGCAAAGCGGTGCTTCTCAGCATCAAAAAGCAATGGCTTGAAAAGATTCTGAGCGGAGAAAAGACCATTGAGGTCCGAAAAACCATGCCGTGGGAAATCAGCTATCCTTTTGTGGTGTTTTGCTACGAGACAAAAGCTGATGGTGGTGCCGGAAAAGTAACTGCTGCATTTGTTTGCCGAGACATCGATACGCTCGACTGTCTGCGTGAACTCCCGGCATATGCTATTGGCACAAAAGTAACCGAAAAGACCGCTCGATTCGTCAAGGATAGCTGCCTTACCGCAAACGAGCTGATTGCATACGGCAATAAGTCTGGCACTCTATATGGTTGGAACGTCTCTGACATCCAATCTATGGATATGTCACTGCGAGAGCTTGGCGTTAAGCGAGCACCACAGTCCTGGATATATCTGCAAGTTCCCAACGACAAGACGTTCTGAACGATGCCTGTTGGGGCTGGCTGCATGTGCGGACCAAGCAAAACATCTACTGCACGATAGAATAAATCGTGCAAACAAAGCAGACTCTCAATTCTTGAGGGCCTGCTATTTTTTATTTCAGGAGGAAATAACCGTGATTCTTTATCATATCATGGCAGACACCGGATGCCTGCCGGACGATGTCATTCCACAGATACCTACGAATCGGATGAAAGGGGAGGACCAGGAAATCCCAAGAATTTGTCTTGGGCATACCCTTGACGACTGCCTGACCAGCATCGGCATTGCGCATTTTGTCTCAAAATTCCTGCTCGCTGAGCTGCGTCAGAACAAAAAATACTCCAAGGACATGCCGTTACCGTTCATTGTCCGAATGTACAACATCAAGGACGAAGACCCGAATCTCTTGACCGAGGAAGAAACACAGAAATATGTGGCGGATTCTGTCGTGACCAGTGAATGCTGGCTCACAAGATACGAGAAACCCGTCAAAATCCAGAAACTTTGGCTTGTGGGCGGCGAAGTGGTGCTTTGGCCCTATATCGTTGACGGCGTTGTATACAATTACCCAATCGTCCGTAACTCAATTTGGGCAGACAGCAAAACCTTGCCGGACCCGGAATTTCAAAATCAAATCATGGATATCACTCAGAAATGGCTTAACGAAGCCTGAAAAAGAAGCACATCAAAAGCTCTTGCACATCCTTGCGAATTCCATAGTATTAAAGTTGTACGACAGATAACATCTACTTGGCACGCCGCGTGCTCGTACAATTCATAATTCTGTTCTCATTCAAGGCAGACTCATCTTCATGATGGGCCTGCCTTTTTTGTTTACAGAAAAAGGAGGAATTAAAAACAAACCACAAATCTCAAATCACAATCTTCCGCTACAAGGAAAAGACACAAAAAAGGAGTCACAAAATGAAAGTCGAAAAGAATAATAACAGCATTTTTCGGAACAAGCATGTCCTGGTTGTCGTCGCGGTGATGTGTATTTTTACCATCATCGCCTGCATGGGTTTTATGCTTTCTGTTCCTGCACACGCAGAGGAAAACATAGCTCCCAAAACCGAACCTATCGCTTTTTCCACTCCCATTGAAACGGTGAATGAGCTCGATAAAGCGTTCCCGATAACGGAAACTTCCGAAGAAGCACAGGAGGAAATTACAACTGCTGAGGTCGAATCTTCCGATGCTGCAGAACCGGAACCACGGATTGAGACCGCAGAAGCAGCCATCGAAGAAGCCAAACCGAAACCCGAGACAATCCCAGATAATCTCAACGACAATGAGCTTGAAATCTACACAGCTCTGCGGTCCGCTGGCCTTTCCAAGGCCGGTACTGCCGCAGTGATGGGCTGCATGTCGATGGAGAGTGGTCTTAACGCTTCAGCCGAAAACCCTTCGGATGGCGGCTATGGACTCCTGCAATGGACTTATAGCCGAAAGACAGACCTTTTCAACTGGTGTTATGGCAATGGCTATGACCCCAACACCGTTACGGGACAGGTGATGTTCTTCGTGTATGAGCTCAATAGCACATACAGCAAGGCCGCCAAATACTCATATCCGGTGTACGAAACTCTTACTACAAGCGACAGCCTGGAAGATTGCCTTTCGATGTTCTTCTCCCATATGGAAGCAGGAACCAACGTGATAATCTCTTCCCGCAAAGTCTATGCAGGAGGGCTGACCACGTTAGACCTGTACCGCAAACGCTTAACTGCCGCTTACAAATACTTCATTTGAATTAGGAGGAAATCACAATGAAAACAACCGTTTATCTGTCCCGAAAACTCTTGAACCAGTTAAAGGTAAAAGAAACCGAAAGCAAAGACCTTATGCTAACCCATAACCTACACAACAACATCATCAACGGTAAGCGTGTTGGCTGCTCAGGCCACATTCAGAACGTTCTCAACAATAAGTGCGTTTACGTCAGCACCGAAAAGAGTTGCTATCAGCCCTTGTCTGACAAGAACCTGGTTCGCTATGCCGCCAGTATGAAAGATTACTCCTCTGTATCGCTCGGTGCAAAAGGACGTAATCAGTTCGTGACCAATGATGAGTTGGTTGGAAAAATCATTGATATGCTCCGATAAGGGCATAAACAGAAAGAGAAAAAGCTCATGAAAACCGGCATCAAGAGTCAGATAGTAATAGTATCTGCTGTGGCAGCTGTTCTGCTCATTGTTATGAGTGGCTGTGCAATTGCGGAGAGCATTACCTTTGAGAAGGTTGCTGTTCTCGCTGCAAGCGTACTTGCCTTGAACAAATGCTGCGGCATCCTGTTAAACTAAGGAGAAAAAATCATGAAGAATAAATACAAAGTTGTTGCCTTAGTTCCTTTGGAGTTCTCTGTTGAGGGAAGCTCCGATTCCAAAGAGGCAATCGAATCCATCAAAAACATTTTCGAAGCGTGTCGGGATGATAAAGACTACGCGGACATCGTTTTTGATGGTATCGAAGAGTCACTTCGTCACAACAGTATCGAGTACAAAGTTGAAGCCGTCCAGCATGAACCTGAGGTGAAGGTAAATTCCGATATCCGTTCTGTTGCCTTCGATATCTGCGACGTCTTCGAGAACTATCTCGACGAAAACGATATTTGCATCGTTTGCGATGATGCAGATGAGGAGCGGGAACGGAAAGACAATGAAAGCGGCGCGATGCTGTACGGCATGGAATATTGGCATCTCGTTGAGGATGTCGAGTTCTGGCTGAGTCACATGAGTGCGCAGGGAAAACCGGTCATTACTTCTAAAATTTTGAAGGCGTTCGACGAACTTCTCGTATCCAAAAACCTCGGTAACTCCGTGCCAAGCGGCGATAATCGCTATCAACTGCACTCAAAGATTCTGAGTTGCTTGCGTTCTCGTGAGGAGGGTTTGGAATGAGCGCGAAAGGCTGGAACAGTCTGAAACCTATTACGACCCCTGACCAGATGTCCGCACCAATTCATTGGAACCCAATGAACGAGGATTGGAAAATGCGGCTTACCAAAAGCCAGATTTACAACACCTCTTCTGGTTTCGATACTCAAACGCTCGATGCTATGAAGAAGCTGCATAACAAAATCCTCACATTTGGCGGGGATGAAGTCTGCATGACGGAATTTGACGAAGACGCCCCAAAAATCCTCAAACGCGGCCAATTCTTTTATGGCAGCAGCTATATGAGGAAAGGCCAGGATTGCCAGTGCCATTACAATTCTGCACGGCTTTGGTATAAAAACAAAGACCGGTGCTTTATTGCAACGGGCTATGCTCTTTCCGAAGACGGGCTCTGGCGCTGTCATTCCTGGGTCGTTCAGCCAATGGCACGCACCGTTCGCGTGTGGGAAACCACCGTCAAGCGTGTTGCCTATTTTGGCGTGGTTTTGACCAGCGAGGAATGCGAAGACTTTGTCGAGAACAACACATAACAATTGGGGAGGTTACCCAACATGGGTGAACAACTACATTTCAGTATGGATGGTGAGTTCCTCACCGCCATTGCACGTGACTGGTTCTGGAAGATGGACAAGCCGTATAAAAAGTGTGAGGAGCTGCTGCTCTCCTGCATGATGGGTGGCAACGAGGAAGAAAAAAGGCATGTTTGCCAGGACATTATCGAAGGCCGGAAAAAACTTGTTGGTGTCAATGAGTTTGAACTTGTCGATGACAATGTTCATGTTCGTTCCCTCGGGCAGAAGGTTGAGGAGCTTCAACACAAGATGCTGGTCAATCAAATTCGTGAGGATATGATTGCACATCCGCTCAATTATGTTGACCGCTTTGCTATGACTGATAGCTATGAAACGCTCTGCACCAATGCAAAACATCATTATATCGATTGCAGCTATGACGGTATCAAGTGCTTCCTCTATGGGAAAACGGGTTATTCTGATGCATTCAACAACGGTGCATGGCTTTTTACCCACCCAGACCTTGTTGCAGAATTCAATGGCGAACCGCTTCCTGAGCAGGAATCCAACCCGGAATTCTACAAAACCGATTTTTGGACCAAGCTTGCCTCTTGGATTGAAGCAAACATGAAAGGCACATCCGTTGAACGCCGTCAGCGACTGTACAACAGCTATATCAGTGATAGACCCATTCAGCATCAGCTGACCGAATATGGTCTGATTGCTCCCGATGGCACCTGGTATGCCTGCGAGTTTGGCGAGCACGCTGCCCTGGCTGGCCGCATCATCATGCGCAATCGAGAAGCGTTTGGTCTTTCTGACCATGAAGTTCTCAATATGGCGTATGACTGGAGCGGCAAGGGTCTCGATTTCCTATATAAACGCGGTTGGATTGCCATTCGTAATCCTTCGATGGGCAATACATTCCTCGATATGGATGAGACCAAAACCGCAACAAAAGCTCAAGTAAATACCATTTTTGACTATATTTCTAAATTCAACCGCTATGACATGAATATTTCTAAAGTTATGGTTGACTAAAAAGGAGATTTTATTATGACTTCCAATATGACTATGACCGCTATTTCCATCTGTAATTTTCTGAAACTCATCGTGAAAAGCACGGTTGAGCATTACACCGAGGATTTCAAGCTGGACATAAAGATTTTTAAGCGCTATGCAAAAGAAGCGCAGGAAACTGGAAAGCCCGTATCGATGCTCTGGTTCTGCCGCTCTTGTGGAACGTATCTCTGCCCTGAGGAAGATGCGTACAAGAAAGATACTCCCATGTTCATCACGTTCAAATACTATGATGAGCAGGAAGAGGAAGAAGCCCGGACCATTAAGGCTTTTCTGGTCACTGTGACAGGGATGGAAAGACAAAAGCCAGTTGGCTATATCACTCCCATCAACTATGCGGATGAATGTGACCGCATTCGCCGTTACGCAGTACCTGCCGAAAAGGTCGAGCTGGTCTATGATAAAGGTTCCCTTGTCCAGAACAATGGCAACTATACGATTCTGAAGCATCCCAAGCTTGGTACACTTCAGAAAACGAAATTCTTGGCCGATGACCCTGACGCGCTTGATTATGCGCTGCATATGGCTCGCAATGAGAGAAAGGCAGGGTGACAGCCATGAAAACGATGGTTACATTGACTCACGAAGAAGCCCAAAGCTATTTGGCGTACGCTCTGATTTGCGAAACGATAGAAGGAGCCTTTTGGAATTCCGGACGCCGTCGCAGACTATACAGCAAGACGTTTACCGAAGCCGAACAGAGGCAGATTCCCCGCATCAAAGCCACTGCTCACAAATGGTGTCTCGTCACTGGCGTTCCTGAAAAGGTACGCATGAAAACCAGCACCTATTTGCTGTGGCAAAAGCTCGCGATGTTCTGCGCTGAAATTTAATTTTTCATTACCGCTGCCCATTTGGGTGGCGGTTTTTTGTTGCGGATTTATGCGAACGGGTTAAGATATAAATTGTACGATAGATAACAGATATTGAAAAGGCATCCTGCCCTTCGCACACTTAACAATGCGCTTTAGGCGAACTTCCCATTTGGGCGGTTCGCCTTTTTGCGTATAATATAAAAGAAAGGACGTAATCCAAATGAATGAGTACGAAGCAACAATACAAATCAACCCAACCGACGACATCAAATTCATGCTTGAGGAGTCCGGCTGCTATGAGTCTGAAATTGAAATGATGAAGGCCGGTGGCACCTATGATGCGTTTGTCAAGCGTGTCCATGATGCCATCGACTGGTCTCATCTGTTTGAGCGTATGGCTCAGATGGAAAACGAAACCATCACAGCGACTATCGACAAATTGTCTGATAGCATGATTTAATTATCAGGAGGTAAATACTATGTTCATTCTTATCAAAAATCAGGAAGGCGAAAGCATGAACTTGCTTTCCCAGAATACCGATTTCAACGCTCTACTGGCAGCCATGAAAACTGACATTGAGGCAGAGTACGAAAAGGCAACAGGTTATGCGATTGACCTTGACGAGGATTCCGGCAGCGATTATGAAGTCGGTATCAACGTTGAGGACAGTGCAGCAGACGGTTTCTGCCTTGCGTCCGGGTATATGTACGGCGCAGACAGCAACTTTGACTGGGGCATTTTCAAAGTAAAGTCTCAGAAAAACAATGTTGCAGCGAAACCCTACATCGGCTTGGATATGAACAAGTTCTTTCGGCAGAAAATGCTGCTGATTGACCTCTCGGCAAAAGTAAAGGACCTCGGCTATGACCATCTGGCCGATGAGCTTTGGGGCGCAATCGGTGTCTTCGACGCTGTACAGGATTCAGCTGAAGGAGACGGTGTTTTCACTGCTCCGGAAGCGGATGAAAAAACCGGTCTGTTCCTTGACGATTTTTATAACGACGTTCTGGAAAAGATTCTGAACGCCGACAAGAAAAAGGAGGAAAAGTAAGCCATGAGACTCTACATCCAAGGCGAACACGGTAAGCTCCTAACTTTCACCCCGGAAGAAATCAAGAAAAAGCTCGGTATTCCATTCGATATCGCTGCTCTTGGCATCGAGGTAGATGATGGCGACACCACCATCAGGGCTCAGTCATACCCCAAATTGGATTATCAGAACGGGAACCCGCCCATCGACCTCTGCGTCAATGAAATGCAGGTTGGCTCACTGGCTATGCCGACGTCCGACATTCCGGCTCCTGTCATTTATCTCTATGATGAACAGGGGCAGGATGAATCGGATTGGTTTGCATGTACCAGCTTTGCACCCCGTGCATCTGGTGACGAAAGTTCTCACGTCGTCTTCTGTGACATGAGTTTTGGCAATGCGTTTGCTACCACAGACGTTTTTGTGAACCCGCGCACGGGAATTCCTTTCGTGCAGTGTTCCACTGAGAATCAACTTTCTGATTTCAGGAAAGCTGATTCCCATGAATAATATCTGACTCGTATCTTTGCGGTCGTTCCTTTTGGAGCGGCCGCTTTTTTTGTTTTCAGTTTCCTTGCGCAAATGTGCGAGTCTCATAAAATGAAAATTAGGGAGGTGCTGTTTTGAAAATTCAGAGAATCATGCCTGCAACTACTCACTCCATGAAAGACGCGTTACCGCTTGGGACTATCCTGACGGTGAAAAATGTTGCAGACCAGAAATATATTGTGGTCGGCTATGACACAAGTTCTTTTCCGCATAACTACTATGCGGTTCCCTGGCCGCAAGGGTACATGGGTGAAGAAAATATGTACTTGGTAGGATTTGATGATATTGCGAAAGTTCTGTGTCGCGGCGGAATCAATGAGGAATCCAGAGTTTTCTTGCAGGCACTGGATGATGTGTTGAACGGGAGGTGACACGGTGACGGTAAAAGAGCTGAAGCATATGCTTGAGAACGCGGACGACAATGCTATCGTCGTTGTGCGAAATAACTGGGCTCCGGCGGAATTCCTGAATACCTCTGCTCGGAAGATGGTGCTTGTGAAAACAAATGGCAAGCTCATGACGCCGAAATGGGCCGAGGCGAGCGGGTATATCTGCGAAGGCCCTGCTATGTCGGCAATTTTATTCGATTGAGGTGAGAAAAATCATGCCCGATAAAAAAGTGGCCACGCAGGCATCTGATGGACCCTGGGAACGCGAAACCATCATCACATTCAATGATGCAGAGAAGAAAGCATCCTACTACACCTGCAACAAAGCTCGTATGGAACAGCTAAAAGAGCTTGCCAAAGAGTACCCTGATGCTGTTAAAATCACACGGGATGAGGACTGGTGTATGGAGGCAGATATGCCCAAGAAATGGGTCAAAATCAAGCCGCCTCGCAAGCTGACCGAAGAGCAATATGCGGAACTGGTCAGACGCGGCAAAGAACTTGCAGAGCGGCAGCGACAGGCAAAGAACTTAGTGAAGGAATAATCCGGCTTCATATGCCGGAAGAGGAGGATATAAAATGTATAATTCTTACAGCGCATTGAATCTTTTGGGCGGAATGCTCTACACGGTGATTCTTTTGGTAGTGGCGTATTTTGTGCTCAAAATCGTCGCCAATTGGAAAATTTTTGAGAAGGCCGGGCAGCCTGGCTGGGCATCCATCGTCCCGTTCTACAGCAACTACATCGAATTCAACATTTACTGGGGGAACGGCTGGTTGTTTCTGATTCCGGTCTTGCTGAGCCTTTTGTCTGGCATCCCGCTGCTCGGCAATCTGTTCTTGGTTGTTGCCCTCATCATCGGTGCTATTACCAACTACAAGAAAGCCGTTGCGTTCGGTGAAGGTATCGGGTTCACGATTGGTCTTTGCCTTCTGAATCCGGTGTTTAACATGATTCTTGCTTTCGGTCATTATGAGTATCACGGTATCCCGCAGGATGGCTATTCCTATTCTCAGCTCAAGACCAAATATGAGGAAAAGAAAGCCGAACAGCAGAACAACCCCGGTACTGTTCAGTATCAGGCTCCCGAGACTCCCAAAGAGCCGAGCCAAAATGTTCAGTATCAAACTCCGAATGCCCCTGCTGAGGTTCAGACCCCGCCAACTCAGCAGAATCAAAATCAGGACAATGGCTGATATTATTTGGGTCGTTGTGTTTCTCTGCGTTCTCATCGCGTCCTGCTTTGGAATGTACTATTTCCAGGGTGAGAACAAACAAAAATTTGTGTGTTGCTTTTTGCTGGTAGCATTATCTTTTGGAGTCCTTGCGTTTCGGCTTCTGGATATTGCATATACGGTGATTAACGCAGCTGTCAAAGCCGCACAATGACCTTTTTGCAATTCTCAAACTGTTTTTTGGCAGACCTTCCAACCGAGGGCCTGCCTTTTTTATTGTTGCCAGGAGGAAAATCTATGAAAATCCGATTCTATACAAACAACAAAGAAGCTATTGTATTCGACCTCGAGGATATTTTGAAGCAGCTCAACATTAAAGAGCAGGTAGCCACTGTCGGCCTTATCGTTGAAAAAGACGAGGCAGAGGTTGAGGCAATCACTCAGACGATACAAGACGATTATCCGAACATGTATCTCCAGGCAAAAGAATACGGACGGAATCTGACCTTAGCTTGTGCGGAGCTTCCGAACCCTACTAACCCGGATATTGTAACCTACCTCTATGCGGGCGATGATGCTACGGAAACTGACAGTTGGATTGCGAAAGTGAACAACACAATTCGTGCGCAAGGGGATAACAGTGAACGGCTCATCCATATTGACTCGAATCTCGCTGCCGTGGTAGAAGCAAACGAAACGGAACAAGGATACTATGCTTCCACCGTGGCGCAGCATGACAAGGCCACAAACGAAATGCTGAGTTTTCGACAGATTGCAGAGTCGTTGGAAGCTGTTGGGGATAACTACAAGTACCAGAGCGCAAGCAACATTCTGACTGCAAGAACCAAAGCAGAGCGGAACTATATTGTCCGGCTTATCAAGATGTATTGCGACGATACCAAATACCTTTCCGGTGCTATGCCGCAAAGTGAGTACCCATTCTGTGTCCAGAACGTTGACGCTCTGAACCAGCGCGATGCGCAGTGGTCCGAAATCAAAGAGTATCTTGCACAGGACGAGAATCGCAACAAGCTGGATGTGATTCTTGGCTTCGTGCCGGATGCGGAGAGCGACAAGACTCTAATTCTGCACAGCATTGAAGAAAAAGGGAAGGCCATGTCTGATTCTGAAATCGAAAAAGCATATAATTTGCTGTTTGGTGACTGTAGCAATGAATGAATAATCTTGCGCTTTCGTGCGAGACCCGTATAATTTAGCTTGTACGATAGATACCATCTACTAAGCACACTGTGTGCTCGTACAATTCACACTTCGCTTTAAGGCGGACTTCCCACACCGGGAGGTCCGCCTTTTTGCGTACAAAAAAGGAGTTTAACTATGGATAACGTATGGACAAATCTTGGCAACCGACTCGAAACTGCTTGGAAAAGACCAACAAGGCCCAACTCTAAACGCCCGAAAGACGGTGAAATCATCGACGAAGAGAAATCGGTGCGCTGGAACAGGGAAGAGGCCGTTCGTCGACAGAAAGCCTGGGATGCGGAATGCTCTCGGCTGAAGAAGGCGCAGAATGCAGAAATCGAACACATCTCGGAAGCTATCGAACTTCAAATTCAGGAAGACATCAAAGCCGAAACGAAACGCAGCATTTCCAAAAAGGCTGCAACCATCCTCTGGCAAAAAGCCTACGACCGTGGCCACGCCTATGGTTTCGCTGACATCTACTGTGCCATCGAAGACTACGAGGAGCTGGTTGTTGCCGTACTCACAAACGCTCGTTGAAAGAAAGGAAAATACCATGAAGCTGAATGAATACCTCGCTAAAAATGCCGTCAAGCTGATGATTAAGGGCTCTGGAGAAAAGAATCCTACGCGCCAGACCAATGACCTCGGCATGTACGATTATGTTGAGAACCTTGAAAGCGTCCTCGGCAAAATGGTCTGGATTTGCGATTATCGCGCAAATGCGGACCCGACCAAAAAGCCGATTCGTAACATCAAACCTACCCCGGTTGTTGTAACGGACGCAAAAGAAACGAGCAAAACCGTCTATTATTCTCCGGTCTATTTTCGGCCGGTAAATCGGGGTAAGATTTCTTCAACCGTCATTGCCCCATTGGACAACACCGGGTATCGCTGCTGCTCCGGCACTTCCGTCAACATCTTCTACACGAAAGAAGAGTGCGTGAAGTGCTATCGGGAGCAGGTTCGACAGGCAAACGAGATTTATGAGAAAGAGAAGGCTCGCATCATCAAAGAGTTCGACGCTCGCATGCAGATTCTCAATGATTCTCTCACGCCGTTCAACGATGTCCCGCAGAGCGACTACACCGTTGTTGCAAAAATGGATGTTACGAACGATTCTCTCGGATACAATGAGAAAAATCGGCATTTTTATCTCGAGACGACCCGAACCATGATTCCGACTCGCTATACCATCGAAATGCTCAAGATGCAGGCACTGATTGGCCTGGTGGATGAACTCCGTGCAAACACCACCTGGCAAAAGGGCGTCCCTTTCCGTATCCTTATCAGAACAACAGTTTTCGTGGATGGTATTGAAGATGTCAGCCAGGCCACAACGGAATCTCAAACCATTACCCTTTGATGGACTATTAAGAGCGCACGCCCCGTCTATAGCCGTAAGGCTTAGGTGGGGAGGTTCACAAAAAAACAAAACAATACATATGTGAGGTAAAATGTTATGTCTAACAACATGTCTATTTCTTCCATCAAGGAATATTATAATAATCTCTGCACCAAAGCCAAAGAATGGAGTGCCGCCTACTATGAGCAGGATGCTCCGGTTGTAACGGATGAGGAATACGATTCCGTGATGCACGAGATTCGTGATATCGAAGCGGCACATCCTGAGTTCGTGACCGCTGACAGCCCTACACAGGTTGTTGGCGGCAAGCGTGTTCTCGGTATTCCGGTTGAACACCGTGTACCGATGCTTTCTCTGCTTGATGTGTTTTCCGATGATGAGGTCCGCAGCTTTGTGGATTCGGTGAAAGCTGAATACTCCGATGTGACCTTCTCTGTGGAGCGCAAAATCGACGGTCTGAGCTTGTCTCTTGTCTACGAACGTTCTGACGATGGTCTTGCCTATCTGACCCAGGCTTCGACGCGCGGTGACGGCCATGTCGGTGAGGATGTGACCGCCAATGTCGCAGCCCTCACTTGCCTGCCTCGCAGCATCGAGCTGCCCAAGGGTATCGGCAAAATCGAACTCCGTGGCGAGTGCTATATGTCGGAAAAGGACTTTGAAGCAGCCAATGCAAAGCAGGCGGAAGCAGGGAAGAAGCTCTTTGCGAATCCCCGCAACTGCGCTGCTGGCTCTCTGCGTCAGGCTGACCCGTCTATTGCACGGGAACGCAATCTGCAGGTGTTCGTTTTCAATGTTCAGAGCGTCAACAATGGTGATGCAGCACAGTTCAGCCCGTATCATTGTGACCAGCTGAACTATCTGCGTGACATCTGCGGTTTTAAGACCACCTATTACGCTCATTGCAATGACATTGATAGCATCTTGGCAGCCATTCACGACATTGAGGAAAAACGCTATGATATCGATTACCCGATTGACGGCGCAGTCATCAAAGTCGATGAACTGAGCATTCGCCAGAAGATGGGCGAGCGCACCAAAACCCCGAAATGGGCTATTGCATACAAGTATCCCGCAGAGGAAAAAGGAACTGTCTTGCGCAACATCCAGCTGCAGACGGGTCGTACCGGCCGCGTCACTCCTGTCGCGGTCTTTGACCCTATCCAGCTTGCCGGAACCCGTGTGGAGCGTGCAACGCTCAACAACGCCAACTTCATCAAGACTTTGGATATCCGTATCGGTGACACGATTGTCCTGCACAAATCCGGTGACATCATCCCGAAAATCACGATGGTGGAGCTGGAAAAGCGCCCGACAGACGCTGTGCCTTATGACATGGCGAAGCAGGTCTGCCCCGTTTGCGGTGCGCCTATCGCACCGGTCAACGGTTCTGTGGACCTCTACTGCACCAATGACGCTTGCCCGGCAAAGACTGTGAATCGCGTTATCCACTTTGCCTCGAAGCCCTGCATGGACATCAAGGGACTTGGCCCTCAGATGATTCAGGACTTGGTTGACAGCCGGTTCATTGAGAACCCCGTTGACCTGTACTGGCTCTATGAGGAGGAAGGTGAACTGACCAACATGTATGGCGCGAAGATTGCCAAGAAGGTTCTTGCTGCCATCGAAAAGTCCAAGGAGCAGAATGCCGACCGCGTCCTCAAGGGCCTTGGCTACCGTCTCATCGGCGGTCATGTTGCTCGTGCGCTGTTTACTCAATGCAAGGCTACGAACGGCAACCTTCTAACACTGTCCACGCTCAATGTAGATACCATCAAGGAGTACAACATTCCCGGCTTTTCTGATGCTATCTATGCTGCGCTCGATGCGATGCTTTCCAGCGCTGAATTTACGCAGGAAGTCAATACCTTGCATGATGCCGGTGTCAATCTTGACTACCATGCTCCGGCAGGTGCCAATGATGAGTCTGCACCGCTCGCTGGCAAGACATTCGTTATTACCGGTACACTGCCTTCCATGAGCCGCGATGAAGCCAAGACTTATATCGAAGCGCATGGCGGCAAAGTCTCCGGAAGTGTCTCCAAGAAGACGAGCTATCTCGTTGCCGGTGAAGCTGCCGGTTCCAAGCTGGATAAGGCAAATTCGCTGGGCGTGCCCGTTCTGAGTGAGGACGACCTCAAGGCCATGTGCCAGTAAGGAGGTCTTGTGGTATGTATGACTTCGACCGCATCGTAAAAGCTGCGGAGTCCTGTGACTTTCACGACGCATTTGCCTCTGACATCAAACGCTGTGAAAATGCTCTTGGCATGGGTGGCCTCATGGCAATCAATGCTGAATGTTGGCTTGATGTCTTGAGCGCCATGCCGGACGCTGAAATCGCAGAGTATGTCCACACTAAGTATAAGCCCGGTCTCTTGAATCCGTTTAAGGGAACGTCCTTGTACATCAAATCTTAACCTCTTGCCGCTTGCCCTTCACAGGGTGAGCGGCTTTTGCTAATATGTGCGAATCGCGTACACTAAAATAATAGAAAGAAGGTATCAATAATGAAATCACATGAAGCTCCTGTTACCGAAAGCATGCAACAATGTATCGACTATATCAAGCAGAATGAAGATGAAATCGCAGAATATGTGAATTCGCTTTTTCTTGCTCAGAAGGATGTAATTAGAGAGCAGATTTTGGAGAGTTTGGCAGCAATGCTGAACCCCATTCCCACTCATTATGAATGGCGCAGCAATGATTGCCCGTATGATTATTCTGGTGAATTGTACGAAGATGGAAAGGTATCTTTGGAGCAGACTGTTAGTGAATTTCTCGAGAGCGAATATACTGGTGCAAGCCGCGCAACCTATGTATCTCACTATGGTCTATCATATAACACATATGGGGATAGCCTCTCGGACGACACCCTTGAGATTGGCTGCTCCATTATGACCGATGGAATTAAAGATTTCGTACAGAGGAATGCAGGGATTCCGTGTGAACGATTCTCCCGTGAAGAATTTTTCGACATCAAAACCGAATGTAACGAATTTGACCCGATATACGACGAATGCCGCGCCAGCGATTTCTTTTGGGCTACTGCCGCTGTAGAATTTGCAGGCATTGACAAAATGACTTTGAAAGAAGTTCTCGCCGCAGTATAAATTGTCACGAAAGCCGTTCGCCGTTTGGTGGACGGCTTTTTCTTTTTGACATTTTTTGCGATTTCCCGATAATAGTGGAAACACCCAAAACAACGTGGAAACGTGACGATGCCTTGGCTAGTATCACCTCAAACTATACGGTAAAAGCTAATCTTACTTCCGGTGATTGGAGCGGCACGGTGTCTTTTGCCTGCACCATTTCAGGAAACTAAATATCCGGTCTTCTAAATTGTACGATGTGTCGTATATATTATTTTCGTAAAAACTTGGTATTTTGGGTTGACGGCACGTGCGATACCCATAGAATAGATAATGTAACAGAGATATCATTGATTTGCCATAGTTCATATACCTCCTGGAAGAAGGACAGATGCCCATATTGGGTTTCTGTCCTTTTTCTTTTTGAGGATTCCCGCAGATTTTCTGCGTTTAATATAGATTCATCCCACGGAATGTGGACTTCTGACAGCCGAAGGAAAGGCTGATTATATAGAATTGCTATGCTAATCAACATAGCACGCGTACACAGCGTCAATGTGTTTATATAAATGTTCCTGCACGCGAACGCCGCGTTAAGAGCGTATTTATATATACCGTATAACAATTACAAACCTTCAAGGAGGACTTTACCATGATTCGAAACATAATTTAGCGAGTAGACGCCATCATCAGCAGCCACGAAGCCAAAGCCAAACAATATACAGCTGACTATGGTTCATTCGTTCACGGTCTAATTAAGACCTAGCTGAGCAAAGATGGTGTGATACTCGCGCTCCTGCTGGAGCAAGTGAAACTGACCGATGCCGCGAAATTTCTGCTGCTTTTGGCAGTAGTATCAATCGCTGGCGCATTTCTTGTCAAGAAAGTCTTCAAAAATTACAGCCACATCAAAGGATTGGCCGAAGACTTTCTGAAATCAGCTGACGTTTTCGGAGCTGTCAAAGAAGCGATTTCTGATATCGCCAGCGGCTCCTGCAAAACAAACAACAAAAAAGAATAATAACATCCCCGATATATGGGGCTCACATTGCTGTGGAGATAAATTCGAGAGCAGCACGGCAGCCCCACGTTACGGGGTTATATTATGGCTAAGAAGAATAACAACGTCACTTTCAACGTCGGCATCACCAACCATTACTTTGACGCTATTTCGCGCCAGAAGTTACCCATGAGCGATGCCGCTTGTGAGCCGGTTGATAATGCCATCTCTAATTGCAAAGATGCCATTAACATCTTGGTCGCGATTGTGAAAGGCCATGCCAAAAACCTAATCGGTGTGGTTATTGCCGACTGGGGCAATGGTATGTCTAAGGAAAAGCTGCCGGAAAACCTACAGTTTGGCAACGGCCACAGCAATGAGGGCCCGCTGTGCATCCATGGCGTTGGCCTTAATAATTTCATTTTGGTTGCCACCCGCAACAAGTATCCCTGGTTCATCGCTTCCAAGCAGCCTGGAGAGGACAGCTATCACCGCGTTGACGGCCCGTTCGCCACGACCATGACGATGTCCGAGCAGGAAGAGATTCCTATGGCAGATGTCGTTATGCGTGAGCAGTTTAAGGCTCTTGGCGCTCCTTCTACCATCATCTATGTGGAGATGGACAAGGCTACCGCCAGCACCATGCTGACCAAGAACGGCAGCTGCGCTGAGAGCCGGGTCACCAGCCTGAACGTGCTGCGTACCTGCCTGGCTGAGCACTTTGGTGTCAAGTACCGCAATTACTTGGCACCTGACGCTACCGGCGTTGCTCCCGCCCGTATCCTGATTCCTGATTTCCATATGGCGAATGGCAAGACGTGCGATGTGCTCGTCAAGCCTATTTTCCAGCCGTATAAGGAGAAGCAGAAGGAAAAGAACTTCACTGTTGACTATGATGGGTACGAGATTCCTGTCAAGGTTGAGTGTGGTCAGCTGGATACGGATGCGACCAAAGGTGTTGTTACTGGTGGCTATGACTTGAAGCATTTCTACCAGAACAACATGCTTACGCAGGGCTTGGATATCCAGCTCGGCGAGCGTGTTATCGCCACCGCTCAGTTTGATACCATCTGGGACAAGGCTCGTCACCCGGCCTTCAACGCTTTCACCGGCGTTGTTGCTGTTGATATTTCCGGTCTGCCGCGTGGGTTCTTGAATACCCTCGCCAACAAGTCGGATATCGACCTGAGCGACAAGGGATGGCGTAAAATTTTCGACGCTATTGCCGAAAACGTGAAGCCTCTCGAAAGCGAGCCTCTCACTCTTGAGAAATATGCGCAGGATTTTGCAAATCGGCTGGTTGCAGACACCGGGAATGAAGTTGAACTCCAGTTCCCTCTGTACGCAAACCGGACTCGTATCGACGTTCTGGAACATATCGACGAGTCCCACTGCAAGATTTATGACTTCATGAGCGGCGTTGCTACTTTGAAGTCTGTAACCGAGCTGCGGACTCATTGGGATGGCATGGTTGCACAGGGCATTCAGCCTGTTTCGGCTGTGATGTTCTGCAATAAGCGCGGTCCTATGCTCAAACATACCTGCGACGAGATGAACACTCTCGTGCAGGCTATGAATGACGAGGACTTCTACATGACCCTCGAAGCTGCTGGTGGTGATGCATCTAAGATGCCGCACTACAACTTCGATGTTATTCTTGACCAGAATATCCCCGTGAAGAAATAACATCACTTGCCGTCATCCGAAAGGGTGGCGGCATTTTTTTGTTGAGCTATTGCTCAAACATCGAGATTCCTCATGTGGGATATAGCGTTTTGTACAGATATATGCTATAATTGGCACAAAAAGGAGGAACCGACATGGCAGAAAATAATAACAACGGTGGCAAAAACACTAATATCATCACCAAAATTAACGATACCATTTCCAAAGTCCTGGGCGATTTCCCGCCCGTTGTTCAGACAATCGCAAAAATCGTTGTCTTCGGTGGGCTCATCCTGCTTATCGCCAAAGCCATCGGTTATATTTTCCCGGTTATTGTGAACGTTCTTTTCAACCTCTTAGTCAAAATCGTTGGCTTCTGCATTCTGGCAGCCTTTCTTTACGGCTGCTGGTACGAGGTAAAACTGCAAATGACTCGCGATGAAAACTCCTTCCTGCTGAATGAACGACTCAAGTATCAGAAAAAAGAGTATGAGGAGCGCGAACGCAGGAGACAAGAGAGAGACAACAAACGCTAAAATACTACAACACACAAGCTGTCCAGCTTCGGCTGGGCAGCTTTTTTTGTTTTCCTATTGCAGGTTCTTGCGAATTGCATACCATGAAATTTGTAGAAAGGAGTTTCTCGTCAACAACCCCGCCTAAACCGGTTCACCGGTTATAGACGGGGCTTGCGGGGCAACCCGTAAGCCCAGTTGATTAGCCTCGGTGAACGGCAACTTCGGTTGCCGCAAACTCCGTTATGCATTTGATGAGCAATCATCTTCATAATATAGGCACCCCGATATGCTCCACAAGTGTCGGGCTCTGCGGGCAGTGTATGTATCAATGGCGCAAGCCGTTGATATGTATACAAATCATTTAAATGTTGGGGTATTTACGAAATTTGGTGGTTTGAATAAAATCACTTAATTTCATAAGTATCACAGGCACATGGATGTTTGTTGCGCTTGTCGATTTTCCCAGTTGACAGCTCCGCAAGAGTGGTATTACCTCGTGTAATACTACTCGCAGCAAACACCCAGCCAAGGGAAACACAACCTCCTGCTTCGGCAGGAGAGACTTATCGTAAAGGAGGTGACGTATATGTCCACTGTATATGTGCTCAACAAAGACGGTAAACCTTTAATGCCTACGACTCGCGGTGGACATGTGCGTCATCTGCTTAAAGAGCAAAAGGCGCGAGTCGTGAGAACAAAACCGTTTACCATTCAACTGTTGTATGAAACCGATGATGTAGTGCAGCCTCTCTACTTGGGTATCGACCCCGGCAGAACTAATATCGGTGTTGCTGTTGTTAAAACGGACGGCACAGCAGTCTTTACTGCGCATTTGGAAACCCGCAACAAGGAAATTCCGAAACTGATGAAAAAGCGCAAAGACTCTCGCCGTGCAAGACGCACCAATGGCAGACGATGCCGCCGTCAACGGAGAGCCAAAGCAAATGGCACCATTTCTAAAAAGTGCGTAAAACAAACAACTGCTCAAAACGGCAGCGTCAGCAAACGTGCAAAGGAGATTGGTGTCATCAAACGGCACCTTCCCGGCTGTGAGAAAGAAGTTCTTTGCATCGGCATCAAAAACAAAGAAGCAAAGTTTAGTAATCGTGTAAGACCGGAAGGCTGGCTCACACCTACCGCAAATCAGTTGCTGCAGACACACATTAACTTGGTGAAGAAAATTCAGAAGTTTCTTCCTATCAGTGATGTTGTGCTTGAGGTTAATAAATTTGCGTTTATGCAATTGGATAATCCTAACATTCAGAAATGGCAATATCAGCAAGGTCCGCTCTATCAAAAAGCAAGCTTTGAAGAAGCCGTCTCTGAAATGCAGGAGCACCATTGCCTGTTTTGCAAAAAACCGATTGACCATTACCACCATGTGGTGCCTCAGCATAAAAATGGCAGCAATACTATTGGGAACATCGTTGGCTTATGCGCAAAACACCACGACCTTGTACATAAGGATACCACATGGCAAAAGAAACTCGCCAAAAAGAAAACCGGACTCAACAAAAAATACGGTGCTTTGAGTGTGTTGAATCAAATTATTCCGGCACTGACGAAAGAGTTGAGTTCTCTTTTCTCGAAGCATTTCTTTGCGACCAATGGCAAAAGTACCTACGACTATCGTGCAGCGCATGGTGTTAGCAAAGACCACTGGCTCGATGCCTATTGCATTGCCTGCTCCGTTTTACCGAATGATGTTTGTGATAGTGACATCAACAACCGCGTACCATATGAGCTTAAACAATTTCGTCGTCACGATAGACGAGCACTGCACAAAGAAAATATGAGCCGCGTGTACACGCTCAATGGCAAGTCAGTTGCTACAAATCGGCATAAAGCTACTGAGCAGACGACTGACAGTTTGGAAGAGTTCCGTCAATGCCAACCAGATGATGTTTGCAAACTCAAGGTAAAGGAGCATCATCCGGAATATCGAAATCCAAAACGCAACTTTCCCGGCTGTGTGTTTCTTGTTGGCAAGCATACTCATGTGATTCAAGGAACCAGCGGCTCACACAACGGTAAAGCGGATGGATATTACGACACAAACGGCAATTCGTATTCATCTGGTAAATGTAAGTTTGTTGCCAAAAACGAAGGGATTGTATTTACATAAATTAGTAGACCACCAATTTTCGTAAGAAATTCCACCAAAAATAATAAATACCCAAATGTTGAAAGGAGGTAAGCAGGAAATGCTGTATCTTAGTCTTTTCGAAGCGCATTCCTCCCCACCTAAGCCTTACGGCTATAGATGGGGTGTCCTGCTCCATAATTATGAAAACACTCGAATCGATTTTCAGTAGAACTGCACAGTTTGGCTTGCTCATTTATCTGACCGGCTGCTTTGGCCTGTTGATTGTTTTAGGCGCTGCAGTCGCAAAATGGCTTAAACTCATCGACGTAATTCAATATATTGTCTTTGCTTTTGGACTTGGACTTCTCACTTTGCTTATCGGCGTGGTGGGTCTCTCACTCCTCGGCATTAGGCAAAACCGCAAACATAAGGAGGTAAAACGCGCATGAGTAAAAAGATTATCAATATCACCGCAGCTGCCATGGCACTCGCCGTGACACTTTCCGGCTGCGCCACAGCTGTGGTTCAGGAACGGAAAGACCAGGCGGCCGCAGCGGCAAGCGCCGAAGCAGCACAGGCTGCCGTCACAGCAACGCCGGAACCGACAGCAGAACCGACCCCGGAACCCATCAATGCCTGGTCTTTGTTGTCGAATCTCCCGGATTTCACGCCCGGCACGCTGGACAATCCTGACACTACCTGGCCGGACGGTATTCCGATGGGGCAGAGTCCTTTGTCTTACGATGACGGCAGCAAGTTCTATTCGCTGCGCAGCGTTGATACCGGCAAGACACTGGATATCACGGACGTTGCATTACAGGATGTACGGGATTTGCCTGTAAAGGGATATCTGAAATTGAACGAACTTGAAAACGGTGATACAGTCATTGGTGAAATCAATGCAGAATCCACAGGCGAAGGCGTAGAAAAGGAAATCAGTGATTTTTCCATTCACACTGCCAGCAAGGATGACGGCTGTGACTATTATCCGATTGGATATAACGGCGGTTCACTGACCTTGATGCTGGACGGTCGTGCAGCCAATGACGACGGTATCGATATTGGTGATGCGTTCCTTGACGGTCTCTATTATTCGTCTGTCACCCCGGATAAACTCGAAGGCTATCCGACCGACGGAGAGCCGGAGGAACAGTTCAACTTCCTGTATGGTTTGTTTGGCAATCCGTCCGGTCTCTACTGGACAAACAACGATTCTGTCGCTTTCAATTCCAGCAAGCAGTATCGTACCTTTGAAAATTTCCGAGATGCAGATTATGATGTTGAAATTGGCGGCAAGAACTTCTATCTGGTTTGGAACTATGACGGGTATAGTGTTGTTGCGGCGTGCAACGATACCTTTGACAGCGCTAATGTGAAGGGCACTACGATTCAGGATATCTACTTGTTCCCGAACATGACAGAAACCAAGTACCTAGTCGAAAATTCCGGCAGCCTGATTAGCGGTTATCTGGGTTATGGTGAAGTTCCCGTCATCTTGACTGGTACATACGCATCAGTCAACAGTGATTCGACTGTCGAACAGGATACAAGCGCGGAAGAAAACACCGACGCTGAATCTGGTGACAATTCCACGGCGGACGAAAACGCTGAGTCCAGTTCCGATGATAACAGCAACAGCTCGGAAAATTCAGATTCCTAATTCTTAAAAAATAGTTATTGCGTATTCGTGCGAAACGCATACAATAAAAATTGTATGATAGATAACAGCACACATACGCTATAATTTCACAATTCTGAGAAGCAGACTATCCGTTTGGAGGTCTGCTTTTTTTGTTGGAATTTTGCGGTGCTTTGCTGACGTTTATCGTAACTAAACACTACAAGGAGAAATAAAAAGATGACCGTAACAAACACTGTAACAGAAACAGAACACTTAACTCCCCTACGTTCCGCTGTAGAGCACATCAACTGGAATACTTTGTACCAGCAGAAAATGGCTCTCGAAGAAGTCTCTGACATGCTCTATGCCAAGAGAAAAGAGGATGACACGTTTGGCAAGGCTTCCGCCTGGCTCGAAAGCGTCATTGCACTCATGGAACGCTTGGGGGATGCAGCAGAAGAGGAAGGAAAGTTTAATTATCCCGAACGGGATGAAAACGACAAACACCTGGATGATAGGTTCAATCATGTGTTGAATCAGTACCCGGATGTGGATATCTGACCAGTTCATATCAGGAGGACAATGATGCGGATTAACAGCAGTTGTGTGCTTCACAGCACCACGAGTCTCAACGCAAGAGTTCTTCCGCTCATTGGACGGGTCGGAACTCTTGAGCTGTCAAGTGGGCAGCCACTCGTATTCAAAACAACAACACCAAAACAACAAGACGTCCTGCGTACCAGCACAGTAAAGGCTATTGGCTTTGCAGGAAGCAGAATTTTTGTCAAAACCGAAAGAGGAACCCAATACACATTTGAATTCCAATAACACCCAAGCGGCCACTAATCTCATTTTTTTATAGATTGGCGGCCGCTATTATTTTTATCATTTTTTTGAAAGGAAGTTTTTATCATGAATTTCATCAATGCCGCCACCAAGAAAGAACGCACCCATGTAGAAGAAATCATCAAGTCTCAGCCTGTTATGCCTCATGAAGGCATAACTGCCACTGAGATTGGTATTTGCGGCAAGCAGAATCTTTTCATGGACGTTTATCGCCCGGATAACGATGCCGAAAAGCATCCGATTATCATCGATATCCATGGCGGCGGCTTGATTGCTGGTCGGAAAGAACAGAATCAAAACCTGGCAACCTGGTTTGCCAAAGAAGGGTATCTCACCTTTGTTCCGGATTACCGTCTGGTTCCTGAAACCAATGTTTTCGGTCAAATCACCGATGTCATCAATGCGTTTGCTACTGTAGCTGAATGCGCTGAAGACTTCGGTGGTGACTTGAATCAGGTCTTTGTAGTAGCCGACAGCGCTGGCGCATTCCTTGCCTGCATGGCAAGCTCTATTCTCCGCTATCCTGTCAAGATGCAGCCGGTAGAGGACGAACTGGAAGAGAACGTACCCGAGGCAGCCAAGAAGCTCGTCATCAACGCAATGGGCCTGCAGAGCGGTATGTATTACATCTACAAGGGCCAGGTAGGTTTGCTTCAGAACTACTATATGTCTAAGGGCTGGAAGAATCACAGTTATGCTGAGTTCATCAAGCCTGAAACCTATTCCAAACTCATCCCCCCGTGCTATATCTGCACCGGGAAAAAAGACTTTCTCAAGAAACAGACTTTTGGGTTTAAGAAATGCCTCGAAAACGAGCGCGTTCACCACGACTACGGGTTTGTTTCCAAGAGAGAAACGGTCCATGCTTTTGCAGCGCTCTATCCTGAGACTGAATCTGCAGTCGGTGTGAACCGCGAGATGATTCGATTCTTTGACACCTTCAAATAATAACAAGGAGCATATTTTATGACTCACAACGAAATGGTTCATGGTCTCTGCACGCAGGAAACTATTACCGTACAGGACTTTGCTGAACTGATACGATTCACGCTCGATGCCAATGAAGAAGTCATCTACGACGGATGGATTAACGTCTACGTCCCTATCTGGTTTGATGCAGACAAAGCATTTGGCCTTGATTTGAACTCAGAAGAAAATGCAGATTGGATTAACATGTACATTGACTGGCATCCGGACAATACCATTCATGCCTATGTATCTTACTGCAACAGTTCTACTGACGACCCCGACTTTACTCTTGAAGTCATCATGAGCCCTCACCACCGGGAATTGTTCAATGCGTATTTCAAAGAACAGTTTAAGGCGGTTTATCACATGAGTGTCGAAGAAGCGTGGGCTAAATTCGGCACCGAATAATATAGTGAGGAGATATATCATGGCACGTAAAGAAATCAAAATTTTCATGGACGCCAAGGAAGCTGCCAGTTTCCTGAAAACTATCGATTGGTCCTGGCTGTTTGGCTTTCTCAGTGAGCGCTATAACGTTTCGCTCAGCCCTCACAAAGAGCTGAAAGACAACGGCGCAGCAATCATCAAGGTCGAATGGCCTGATGAACTGATTGAAAAGTGCGGAATGATGGCTGATGTCTTCTCTTCAGTCAAGCTCGTCACGTTCGATTCGTATTTCAAGGAAATCGTGGAATACGATGAAGATAAGTTCAATGAAGAACGTGAAGCATGGCTTACCAATCCGACAAAGACGTTCAGCTATCTCGATTGCGATGGCGTCGTCAAGGAACGGACTCTTGCGCTGAACATCTCCCTTCGCTATACGCTGTATGACGGAGGCTACAATTTCGCAACGCTGCTCTATGCGGTTTATTCCGATGTGAACGGCTGGACTGTACAGATGAAAAAGGAGTAATAGCAATGGTTGAAATGGCATTCAAAGTAAATCCCGGTTCCGAATTCTACAAGAATTATTTTTCGACAAAGGAGGAAAAAGCGCACTTCGTTGAAATTGCAAAGCAGTTCTTCGACAAATATTTCCCTGATGAGAAGCTTTCGTATGTTTTGAATGACCGGTTGACGGTCGAATTGACACCAGAGCTGCTCGCCAAATACGAATCTCAGGTCATGAAACGCCGTGACCCTTACGGTTTTGTCATCTTCAAACAGCGTTCGCCCATGAACTGCCTGTGGGAAGATGAGGTCTGTAAGAACGTGAACGGCAAGAAATTCCTTGCCAACCAGTTCTGGTGGGCCAACTTCAACGGTTTTGGCCGCATCACTACGGAGCTGTGGGATGATGAGCAGGGAAATATCTACGGATATTATTCCTGCGAATATGCAACTCGCAGCACCAAGGTTCCAGACACCGTTACGCAGATTAAGCTGAGTGAATATCACGCGGCTTACGAAGCATACACGGAAGCCAAAAAAGCAACTGCTGACGCCGCTGCTACAGCTTGACGCTGCTTGCGATGCCGGTAAAATTGTGAATGTACGATAGATAGCATCTGCGCATTTCAGCGCTCGTACAATTCACAAACTGATACAACTAGGCAGACTCATCACCACGATGGGCCTGCCTTTTTTGTTTACAGAAAAAGGAGAAAAATATGAACACAAAACGAATCAAAGAATTGGCTGCACTGACCGATGGAGAACTTGCAAGGAAACTTCTCATCCAGGAGTTTGGCAATGACTCTAAAACCCATTGGGGAAACAACGCACACGATGAACGTGTGATGGTTACTATCAATCCAGACGGAATCGCTCAAAGGACCTGGGAAGCCGACCATTGGGTTCGCCTTGACGAATTCGACAAAGACGGTTTCTATGCCCGTGAGATTTACGAGGGAAAATGGGTCGATGAGCCATTGCCCAAAAACGTCATTGCACGAAATGTCACAATTGCTGCACCGAAACCTATTCAGCAGGAATCCAAAGACACTGAAATTCTTCGAGCGGCACAAGTCCTGTGCAAGCAGCTGACCGGAGATGACACCTTTGGATGGAATCCTGAGCTTCTTGCACAGATTGCGGATTGCACGGCAGCTTTGCTTGCCACCAACGGAATCAGCTCTCATTTTCCGAGCGCCAATACTGAACCCATCTGCTCTTGGGAAAAGCCGGTCGTCGAATATCAGCGTCCGGATTACGCCCTGGAGTATGGTACTAACTACTAAAACGAGGAGGATATCATGGCAAAAAACTATTTTGGTGTCGTTCTGACCACCAAGGAACACGATAAATATCGTCTTGTAGTATACCGCTACAAGGACCCTGGCATCCTTAATACCTGCCCGATGTGTCAGCTGCTTCGGGCCATTCACAAATTCCAGCAGGAATACACTGAAATTCACCGCGAACATTGCAGCCGTATCCCGCCTCGCAAGTGGTACGAGCTTGGCAGAGTAATGCCGAGTATCGTTCTGCGGAAATACGGCCTGGAAAAGCATTACGAGATGTCATTTGAGCCGAGTCGCGTGCCTCCAGCTTCTGCGCTGAAACTCATCCCTGGTGCGACCGCTTCTAACTGGAAGCAGTACATCTGGTACGTTGATGGTGATGTGACGATGCTTGGCTAAAGACCATTGCACATTCGTGCGAGACTCATACAATTAGAATTGTACGATAGATACCAGCAATCGAAAAGGTGCTTTGCCTTTCGTACAATTCACATTTCGCTTGAAGGCGGACTTCCAATATCTGGAGGTCCGCCTTTTTGCGTACTTACAAAAAAAGGAGTGTAAATTATGTTTATCATCACAAAAACTTTTACCGATGACGAGGGCCATCTTTTCACAAAGGTAAATCCAAAGCAGTATTCCACTCCCGGAGAAGCATACGATGCTATGCGTGAGGATTACCTCAACGAGCTCAAAAGCCGAGGTCTTGAGGACAACGGTAGTTCCAATGACGATGGCGAATCCTGCCCTGGCGGATACATCATCAGCGATGAGGCTCAAATCTACGATTTTGCCCAATACACCCCGTATGAACAGCTTCTTCCTGCTGTTTTGTTCGGAGTCCATCGGATTGGTTAAGGAGAATCGCAATGGCTAAGAAAAGTGCAAGAAAAGAAATCACAAAAATCAACCTGAAACAAGCTGCGCTCGAAGGTCTTTCCTACGAGAGAGCCTGTGAAACTGCCAAGCGTGCAGGGAAACCCTCTTATCGCTTCACGGTCAGCGACAAAGTACAGGTTGGTCACCTTCTAAACTGCGTTGTTGACGAGGCTCTGGAAGGCGGGTACATGTATCTTATCCGCAGTGGTGCAAACAGCGATAACTATTCCTGCTGGGCTTGGACAAACGTTCGCCCGCTGGATGATGACAAAGATACGCATTTCGCCAAGCGCAATTCTGCGCTATCCCGCCTGCACTACTCAAACCGCAGTATGTATTCTTTACTCAGCTTCCAATACCTGTTCGGCGTTGATTTCAACCCTGATTATCAGCGTGGTTCTGTTTGGGATGATGAGGACAGGGAAAAGCTGTTGGACAGCATCTTTATGGGTCGCGAGATTGGTCGTTTCGTCTTTAAGCAGCTGCCATTCACTCGCACAAGCAACGATGGCAACTACTATGAAATCGTTGATGGCAAGCAGCGTATGTTGACCCTGCTTGCTTTTTACGAGAACCGATTCCCGTACAAAGGCGTATTTTACAACGACCTTTCCGCACAGGACAAGAACTGGTTTATGGATGCCTCCATTGGCGTTGCTGAGATTGACCAGAGCGTAACTCGCGCAGAAGTCTTGGAAATTTTCCTTGCCATGAATGAAGGCGGTAAGCCTGTCGCAAAGGAAGTCCTCGACCATGCACGCGAATTGCTAAACGAAGAGAAGGGAGAAGGATTATGATTCCTATGTTCAAACAAAAGGTCGGTATGACGGAAATTTATGCAAAAGGAATCGCAGAACTCTTTCTTATTCGCTGCAATCCCTATCATTGGGACGGCAGCGGGGAAGTGCCTGACAACATCAGTTTCGATGTGTACAAGCGCAAAATCGATGAAACATACGATGGCTGCACACTCGAAATTCAGCTTTGCAAACCTGATGGTTGTCTTTGCTATGTGGCTTCTGTTCACCTGTATGAAGGCGGATTCTGGACAGGGCACGGCATTGGCTGTTTCGACAAGACTGCGATTTGCAACGACCCTGGTTCTGTCGATGCCTTGACAAGCGCCATCATGCGAGTGTGCATGATATACGAAAATCTCACAAATTTCCGCAAGGTTTTCGTCAAGTGCCTTACCATCAGCCAGAAACGAATGAACGAAATCAAGCAGTATACCGATGACGGCAAAGAGCAGGATGAGATTGAGTTCGAATCCGTTATCTTCGCCGATGGTATGCACATGGATGTTCGCTGCATCCCACGCCACAATGGACCTTCCTGGTGCGAAGCGGCTATTTATCGTGAGGATGAGGATATCGTCACGTCTGAGCCGAGCAACTCGTTCTACAACCATTGGGTTTGCCAGACGGCAAACGCCACCTACCATCTTTATATAGGTATTGCTGACGAATGAAACTTGACGCGCCTTGCGAACAGCATATCATAGAAATTGTACGATAGATACCAGCAATCGAAAGGGCGTTTTGCCTTTCGTACAATTCACAATTTCGCATGAAGAGCAGACTTCCCACATCGGGAGGTCCGCTCTTTTTGCGTTATAACAACAAAAGGAGTGTATTTTATGAAAATGACAATCACGGGCCAAATTGATGGCAAATCCGTGCCGATAACTATTCCGATTGAAAAAGTTATCGAAGCTTTCTGGCCTTACGCCACCAAACCTTCTGCTCTCTCTGTTTCCACTGAGCTTGACGCAGACGGCATCAGTGCTAACTTTATGCTCGGCCAGGAAACGAAGGATTCTTATCCCGGTATCTGGCTTACCAGCAAAAACAGCAATACCGGTCGTGCAGGTTTCTGGTTCTGTTTGGAGCTGCCGAACGAAACCAACGACATGGTAAAAGGCTATCTGTACGCTGGCGATGATGAAACAGAGACGGACCAACCTCTAGCTGTTATCGCTGATGGCGTTCGCAACGACGACGATGACTCAAAGCGCATGCTTTGGGTGGATGAGTCGTTGACTCACGTTGAACCTCTAACCAATAACTATCTGAAACGCCAAGGCGCTGTCACCGAAAAGCAGCTCGATGAACGTGACTTCTGAGTAAATATCAAAAAGCATCTTGCCAAACAAAATAAATAACAAAAAGGAGAGTAAAACTATGTATCTCGAAACTATCAATGAAAAAGCATTTCGTTCTTTTCTTTCTAATCCCGACATTTCCGTTTTGGACGGTAACGTTCTGGATAAGCACCACAACTCGGATTTCTACCGTTTTGTCCGCGTTCCTCTTTCCGATGGCGAGCATAGTGTCGAGGCATTATTTGGGCAAATGTGCAGTAACTATCCCACCAGCATGAGCAAAAACCATTTTTATGAACAGCATAACCTTGAGTTTATGGCTTATGTTGTGGACCACGAAAAGACCTATGCTGAAAGCTATGAGTTCCTGCGATTGTTTGATGTCACCTCTGCTTACACTGGTCCCCATTCCGCAATGGGTGAGATGACGAAAACGCTGTGGGATTATCTGGAGCAGAAAACAATTCTCGACCCTGACTATCTGAACACGCCCGAATTGCAGAACGAGGCTTATGAAAACGCTGTCAAACAGTATGTCCTGCAAAAGAAAGACACCGCATTTGAAGAAAGCCTTCGTAACTTTCTTGAGCACATTGATGACACTGCGACCATCGAGTTCTTCGCTAATCCTACCGGATGGGCGGAAAGGGTAGTCAATGTCCTCGATAAGAATCTCACTTCTCGCGATGGCACACCTTTCAGCGAAAGCATCGGGAAAAAATTCGTTGCCGTCCAACGTCTTACCCAATCAAGGAGGCTGGAGTTCCAGTCCAAGCCACATTGTTGGGAAAGTGAGTGCCGTAGTTTGTTTGCTGCGACTGCAAAAGCAAAAAACATTCGGCTCGTTATTGAAGCCAATGGAAAAGAAATGCAGGTGCAATATCCTGTTTCCAACCTGATTACTTTTGAAATGATTAAGAATAAGGTCATTTCTGCATGGGCTATTGCACCGCGCAAGCTCAGCGATGAGGTGAAAGAATTTCTTGCGGAAAACTGCGCTGACTACAGTAAATACTGGTCTGATATTCCCATGAAGACTGTCTCTCGCGTTGAAAGCGGCCGCAAGGTCCTTTGGGAGAATCCTTACTTTGAGGGAGACGGAAAATAATTGTAGTCGTCAGAACAAATTGTGCCGACACTTGATTTGCTTCACCAGAGTCCTGCAGAAATGCGGGACTCTTTTTTTATTGCCAAAATATGCGATTCGCCTAAAATAAAAGTTGTACGATAGATACCATCTACTTGGCGCGTTTTTTTTGCGTTCGTACAATTCATAATTCTGCAAGCAAAGAGCAGACTCACCGTCTTGGTGGGCCTGCCTTTTTTGTTTGCGCAACTATAAAAAGGAGTGTAAAAAAATGTTTATTGGCTACAAAGACGGTTCTATCATTTTCGGCGGAACCACCAACCAACCCCACGATAACCTTGTCATAACGCTTGACGAGATGGAGCAGCTGGCCGCATTCTACCAGCATGAGCAGGACAAAACGGCAGTCAAGGAATACCTCAAAACCGCTATTAACATTCTGGGCTCGGCGGAGATTTCTACAGAGCTCGCCAAGAAGTATCTGTACGACGCCGGGCTGCTCGACCAACTTGTCGAGGAATCGAATCACAGCCAGGAAAATTTCGGCGATAACTTCCTCACATCCATCGCAAAGGGCATCGAGGCGCTGGAAAAGAGGCTCGATGTCAAGGAATGGGAAGGCTTGCCGGAACCCGTTGCCAACCGGATGGCTCACGAGTTCATCGCAGAACGGAATCCTTGCCGTTGGACCGGTTCTGGTGATGCTCCTGACGATGTAGGTTTCGAACCCCTGAACTTTCCGATTGACGACATCTATCCTAAAGGTGATAAGCCAGTGTTGCGTATGCAGCTTATCGGCACAACCTTCCCAAAACTCCATTACGTCTATGAGTGCAGCATCATTGAAAACGGCGTAGACCTCTGGGCTCGCCGGACGCAAGATGCTATGACCGCTGGAAGCATCGAAAGCTTGGCGGACACTATCCTGTATGTGGCTCGCGCATATGAGCTGAGCAAGGGCTTTGAGCGAGTGTATGTTCAGCGCTCGACTCTTGACAAGGAGGAATATGACGGAATCATTGCCGGGTTTCGCTATGGTGCAAACTTCGACAAAAACAGCTTCATTTCTGTCAGTGGCTTTTTCCCGGATGACATCGACATGACTATCACTTGGAAGTGTGATGATGACGGCAAAGTATACAATGAGGCTGTCCTTCACAAGAATTCCTCTGAAGAAGTCCTGGCTTATTCCGGCCGCATGTACAAATTCTGCAATCACTATGTCCTGCCGTACAAGGGTGCAGAATATCATGTGATTGTTAATGTCCTTCCTGAACCCCACGTTCTGGAAAAAACCGTTTACATCAGCGAGAAACATGCCAGAACCATTGAAAAGTATCTTCGCGGCAAAGAGCTGCAGGGGATGGGCGCATCGTTGAGTGAGACGGCTACGTTTCCGGACGGTTTCAGCCTGGATATTCGCTGCTGTGGTACGGAGGACAATTCTTTCGCCGAAGCCATTCTCTACGACTGCGAGGGCAAAGAGGTGGCTCTTACCGAACCCTGTGACGCTTTCACTGGTTGCTGGGAACTGGAAGATGAAACCACTGGCACTACTTATCGTGCCCATGTCATGACAGAGTCTGACTACAACTAATCTTAATCACATTAAGCCGCCTGCCTTCGGGTAGGCGGCTTTTTCTTGTATATCTCGCTTGTAGGAACGTGCGAGCTGCATAAAATAGTATTTGTACGATAGATAACAGCCTATGCCTACTTGGTCGTACAATTCACAATTCTGCAAATAAATGGCAGACTCACCGTCTTGGTGGGCCTGTCTTTTTTTGTTTGCACATCTAAAAAGGAGGAAAATTATGAGTCCTACAAATGATATGAAGGCACGTTTATTCGTCGATATGGATGGCACTCTCGCCGTCTGGAAGCAGGCGGCCTGCTTTGAGGACCTGCTTCAGCCGGGGTATTTCAGAGATTTGCCGCCCTATCAGACGGTTTTGGACGCCGTGAAGATTCTTTGCAACACAAAACCAGAACTTGATGTGTATGCACTTTCCGCCTATATGCCGGAAAACCCATATGCAGTTCATGAAAAGAACGCCTGGCTCGACGCTTATCTTCCGGAAATTGATTCCGAACACCGCATCTTCGTTGCGTGCGGCAGCAGCAAAGCCAGAGCCGCAGCAAACCGCCTGAAAACGCCGTGCATCGACAGCTCTTTTGTGTTGCTGGACGATTACTCGGTGAACCTGCATGAGTGGAAAGCCAATCGTGGCAGCTGCATTAAGCTCCGCAACGGCATCAACGGCAACGGTGGGACCTGGAAAGGTGAATCTGTCACTCGATTCGATGCCGCCGAAAACATCGCAGACCGTATTTGGAGTATCATCAAAAAACAAATGCAATAAACTGAAGGAGAAATACTATGTTTCCAAATATCAAAATTGTCGAAGCCATCCGCAAAGAATACCCCGCTGGAACGCGGATTCGGCTTGTCAAAATGGATGACATCCAGGCACCACCTCTTGGTACAGAAGGTACGGTTGTTGGTGTCGATGATACCGGCAGCCTCCTGATGCACTGGGACAATGGTTCACATTTGAACATTGTTTATGGTTCGGATGAGGTTGAGAAAGTCTGACAAGCAGACTTGCTCAAACGTGCGATTCCACTAAAATTGAAATTGTACGATAGATAACAGCCCTATGGCCGAAATGCGTACAATTTACAATTCTGCAAGACAATCAGCAGACTCACCATCTCGGTGGGCCTGCTTTTTGTTTTCAAACAATAAAAGGAGTAATGAAAATGGTAAAGCTCAAAAAACCAGTCCTCTGTGAAGTGGACGAAAATTATTTTGTCAGCGCTGCGGATTTTCGCAGCTATGCGCATTGCATGATGTATCCTGACCCGGTCGGCATCGTCATGAGCGGCAAGCTCAACGACATTGTGACAGGCGCTGTGAACGATGGCAAACTGACCATCAAAGAAGCATTTGACAAACTCGTGAAGCGCAATGCTCACGGTTTTATCGATTATAGCTACAGCGATGGCACAGATGGATACTTACCGGGTCGTGAGCTTCTGGAATTCTGTGATGAAGCAACTGCAGCCAAGTTGATTGAAGCGAGGTGAATCCAGATGCTTTGTAAACGATTCAAAGAAATTTGTGACGAACAAGGCTGGACTGTATCCGACAATGGTTCAGACCCTATTATCCTTTGCAAGCAAAACAGGCAGGGTTTTACTTACAGTTTTCCGGCAAGCCACAAAAACTTTGTTGAGGACGTAACCAAAGCAAAAGCCTTCTTGTCCCGCAATCTGAGCACTTATGCCAAAAGCGTACATGAAATCTTTCACGAAGAGTATTCGTTTGAGGAGTGCATGGCTGCGGGCAAAAGTTTCATCGATTCTTTATCTTCGCTATCTACCGAGCTTAACAAATCTCAAATCACAAAATAAAAAGGAGAAATAATTATGTATTGCATTCAGTATGACGAAATCTGCAAAAAGCACAATTTTGAGCTGAAACACGATGCCCGTGGTGACGGCGTAACCCTCGAGTACCCAGCCGATTCTGTCCCGAAAGATACCCTTCGTCTTTTTCAAAATCATCTTCCTGAGGAAGTATCGGCTATGGCTGAAAAGTACAGCAGCGACCGTTTTGCCATATTCAAGTACAATGCTGCAGCGGCAGCAGGGAACACCATCGGTCTTACTGAGACCCTGGAGAAAAACAAAAAGGTCTCCGCAGCTCTCTCTGATTTGGCGAACGACCTGAAACAGGCAGAGCTGGAAGCCAAGACTTGGGTTTGCACCGACCCTGATACATGCCAGTGGCGACGTCAGGTTGGCGGAACCCGATACGAGCTATACGACATTTTCGAAGCTCCAAATGGCACCTATTTTGTCGTACACGGTGAAGTAGACCCGACCGAGCTTGACCCGGATGACTACGACCAGCTGCTGGAGGCATATTCCGGTTTGCTGGACTCTGCCAACTGTGAAAGCGAACGCTGGGCATTGATTGCTGAAGCGCAGTTTGAGACCGAAGAACTCTCGATGGAGCGCGAACGCTTTTCAACTTTTGAAGGAGCCGAAAGGGCAATTTGGAAAAAGGTTGGGGCTGACGTTTCAGATGAGAATTCTGCGACCGAAACCCGCCTTGATGCGATTCGGAAACTCGATAAGTTTCATCTTGCCGTCTTTCTGAACGATGTTCACAGCGGTGCAAAAGACTTTCCTTCCAACAACATGAGCTGGTGTGACTGGCTCAATAAGCCTGATGATGGTCATTTGTTGGATGTGAAGACTGCTCGATGAAACAAGTACGCGTTAAAGCTGATGATAGCCAAACCATCACTGCTATATATGAATTTCTGCACGACTTGGATAATGAGTATAGCAATTTTAGTAAATGGTACTATAGTACAGTCGTTCCCGAATTGGCAAGTGAAAATCGGATAATTTATACTGTTCTGGACGATGGAAAAATAGTTGCCGTTCTAATACTAAAAGATTCTGATGAAAAGAAAATTTGTACATTAAGAGTAGCTGAACATTACCGATGCCAAGGGATTGCTACAAAATTGCTAAAAATCGCACATCAGGCATTACAATGTACAAATCCACTCATTACCGTTTCGTCAATTCATATCAACGAATTCGAGTTTCTGCTAAAGAAAAACGGTTTTACCCTTTATAAAAAATACGAAAATTACTATAAGCAAGGAATTGTAGAATATGCTTTTAACGGCTTATTGCCTGAAAAGCAAAACAATTGCCGCATGTCGCAAAATGTGGTATAATAATGAAGAGGTGATACCATGAAAATTTACACTCTGATTGGCGGCGTGAATGGCGCAGGAAAATCCAGCTTAACCGGCTCTTTGCGTTCTGAGCGTAACGATTTCGGCATTGTGGTTGACCCCGACAAACTAACCATTCAGTGTGGCGGTGACGAATACGAAGGCGGCAAACTCGCTGTTGAGCGTATCGAGCGTGCCTTAATGGACGGTGTGAATTTCACACAAGAGACGACGCTTTCCGGTGGATATCCCAAGCGGCTTTGCAAACGTGCAAAAGAAGCTGGATATTATATTCGTCTGTACTATGTCGGTCTTGATACCGCCGAAGAAAGTATTCGACGAATTCGAAACCGTGTAGAGCGTGGGGGGCATGATATTCCCACTAAGGATGTTAACGCCCGCTTTTCTCATCGTTTTGAGGATGTCCTCAAAATTTTGCCATACTGCGATGAAGCTAAGTTTTTCGATAATGACAATGGATTTGTACTTGTTGCAGAATATCGCAACGGGCAGCTTCTTCCTATTGGAACATATCGACCAACTTGGCTCAGTCAACTTCTGAATCAAACCCAATAACATTTTTGCCGTTCATCTTCGGATGGGCGGCATTTTTTCTTGCCAAACTATGCGAACGGCATAGAATAGTTATTGTACGATAGATATCATCTACTAAGGCGCAATCCTGCGTTCGTACAATTCATAATCTGCAAACATTCAGGCAGACTCATCTTCGGATGAGCCTGCTTTTTGTTTGTAAAAGAAAGGAACCAAACATCATGAGCTATGGTTTTGACATGGGCTTTGCGCAGGCGAACAGCTTGCAGGAAGCCATGGCGATTGCGCTGGAATACACGCAATCGCAAATGACCGAAAAAAATATCAGGCAAGCCATCAGGAATAATCGGTATTATATTCCCTCGGTTCGTACCGGATACATTGCGGATAAGGAGAGCAAAAACTGCAGAGCCGATGTACTTGCGGATACCGCTGACCGGTATTGGTTTGAGGCATTGTTTACCTTCCGTTTTCTGTATTGGGAAGAGCACAAGCTGCTCGGTATCATCATGATGCCGCCAGAAAGCGCAAGCGAGAAATGGCCGCTGAGTGTATATTTTCAGAACTCCTGCGACCAGGATTATCCGTTTTTTGAATGGAAGGAAGGCAATATCCCGTTCTTTGCGAACGCCGCCGCAAAAGCCGAAAACTATACGGCGGAAGAAATCCGCGCAAAGTTCGACTACGAAATCGAAGATGAAGACCTCGAATATTATCGGCGCAATACTTGCTACAATGATATTTTTGAGGCACTCGCCCTCGAATCGTGGCTGGACAATCATTGCACGGATGTGCCGTTCGTAACTTTTGCTTTGCAGGGAATTCAGAACGAAGCCGAGCGATACCGGTATCTGCAATGGCTGAAAGCCGAAATCCAATAGCTGGTACTTGCCCCAGTGTGCGAACCGCATAAAACAGTAACTGTACGATAGATACTATCTAAAGCACAATTCGTGTTCGTACAATTCACAATCTGCAAACAGGCGGACTTCCCGAATTTGGGAGGTCCACTATTTGTTTTACTATGAAAGGAGTTTTTATGAGCAACCCAAAAAGACCAGTTTCTACGGTCGAAGAGTTTATCAAGGTTTTCCATGAGATGAGCGCCCGATACGGTCACAGCGAACTCTGGTATGACTACATCGACATGCATGCCATTGCACTTGCGAACACCTGTGATTTACGGTGCAGGGATGCAAGAGAGGAACAGTACAATGCCATCGTCCAGAAATACGACGAGAAGACCGTACAGCAGTTTGCGGTGCTTACCGCCATCACAATGACCGCGCTCTTGGAAAACCCTGAGCAGGATTTTCTTGGCACCGTTTACCATAATCTCGGATTAAGCAAAAGCCAAGCAGGGCAGTTTTTCACGCCGTACAATGTCGGACAGATGATGGCACGCATAAACATGCCGGATTCTCTTGTTCTGGACAAGTCCCGTATCCTGCGGGTGAACGACCCGTGCTGTGGTGCCGGATGCCTGCTTCTGGCGGGGTACAATGTGATGCGCGAGCAGTTGGAATCCACTGACCCGGACTGGGACAAGTATGTTCTGTTTGTGGCACAAGACATTGACCCTCTGGTCTGCAAGATGTGCTACATCCAAATGTGCTGCATTGGCGTTCCTGGAGTTGTCGTAGTTGGCAACTCTCTGTTCCCGGATACAGAGCTCTCACCAACAGATTTTTGGTTTACGCATAAGTATTTTGCTTTGGACGAGAAAGCTCTCGAAAATACATACCAACAAAAAAAGGAGTAATGACAAATGCATATGGTAACCGAAACCCGCCAGCTTCGCGATGGTGAGAAGTTGACCAAATTTTACAACGGCATCGACTGGGAGCCGCTGTTTGAGTTCGTCCGACGCTATTTCGGTATCGGCGTGGAACAGCCTCCTACAACATGCCTCAAACCCAATGGTCGCATCGAGGTGAATTGGCCGGAGAATCTGCGCGATAAGTGTGGTCTTTTCGGCCATACGTACCGCGAAGTATATCTGCAGACATTCTCGTCCTGCTGCTTCCACGACATCACCTACGACAAGGACATTGTCGATAAGTACCTCGCTCGTCCGGACTTTTATCGTTTGAATATTTCTTTGGAAAACGACTGCAACGGCACTTCTTCGGATGCTTATTTGCAGCTGACATTTTCGCTGAAACACATCGAATTTTCCGGAGGGTACAACTTCGCAAACCTGTTCAGTGCTGAATACCGTAAAGATACAGGCTGGTTCGTTGTATCCGGAGAAGGCGAAGTCCTCATGGGAGCGAAGAAATAAAAAGTCGCCGCTCATCTTCGGATGGGCGGCATTTTTTGCTTGCCAAAATGTGCGAACCGTATAGAATGGTATTTGTACGATAGATACCATCTACTAAGGCGCTATTCGCGTTCGTACAAAAATTCATAATTTCGCTGAGGCGGACTTTCCGAGAAATCGGGAGGCCCGCCTTTTTGCGTAGAAGGGAAGTATTATTATGGCAACTAGAACAATTTTATTCCGTGGCCAAACGCGGCGCAAGGGTGAACGGACCTCCATATCCGGTATCCCACTGCCAGGCATCTGGGTCGCGGGCGGCGTCTTTCCTCAGAACAAGGGATATGATTACGCGATAATCTACCAGCAGAACCCGAAGGTTGAGAAGTACGTTGTACATGCGGACACTATTGGCCAGTATACTGGCATCAACGATTCTCTCGGCAATTTCATCTTTGAAGATGACATCATCACTTTCTGGCTGAAGAATGATGCGACCCGAACACGCCGCAAGGGTGTAGTCGAGTATTCTGAATCGTCGGCCCGTTTTATGGTTCGTGTTTGCGAATCCACGGACGTTGTCATGCTCAAGGATTGCTGCTGCATTCACGTGATTGGAAATGTCTTTGACGGTGAATTCGACAAGAGTGAAAGCGAAATGAAGCAACTTTATACGGAATGCTTGAACCTTGCAAAATCCATTGACGCTATCATGCTCTGCTACAACCCGGACATCGACGCTCTCAAGGCTGAAAATCTTTCTGATATGGCTGTGCGCTTGCTCGATGGAGTTTCCCGCCGTGGCGTTGTCAAGGACTTAGAGGATTTTCGTGACAAGTGGAGGCATTACAACGAACAGGCAGCAGCAGAATCTCAAGTGATTCTTGACAAAATTTCTGAGCTGTTCGAAAAGGATGGTGATAGCAAATGACGACCGAAACTGAATACCAAAATGCCGTGAACTACCTCACCAAGCTCCTGAATGGCGGCTTGATGGGGGAGCGAGGCAGTAAACCTTTGCGTATAGCCATCGAGGCTTGTGAGCTGCAAATTCCAAAGCAGCCCATCTCGAAAAGCTGGTCTCCGAACCTCTGCCCACATTGCGATGCGGACTTAGGCGGGGACTGCAACGATGGGTACTACCAGAATCCACATTATGAGCGATGCCCTGTTTGCGGACAAAAACTCAAATACATCTAACCGGCAGGGAGCAATCGTTCCCTGGAAATCATTACCCTGCACAGGCCCCAATGATGCCTGTGCATGATTTTTTCATTTTATAAGACTACCAATATTTTCAAAAGGAGTATGTAAACACATGATTACTTTACCTACTGACCATCCCTATTTCTTCACTTGCCCGTCTTGTGGCTGCAAGCTTATTTCCGTATCCAGCGGTGTAAAGGCTAAACCGCATTGTCCGGAATGTGACTATTCTGCTGATGACGCATTCGTGGTCAAGGACCGCGTCATGAACGAAGCTATGAATGTCATCGCCGATAACGCGGAACTGGCTGAAAATTTTGCCGAAACTATCAAGAACGAAATTGCAAGCGATGATGATGCCTATGCACACATCGGGTTTCATCTGGCAAACGATATCCGGAATCAGAGTCCCGCGTCCGAAGTGCTCCTAACCCTCTGCGGCTGGAACATTGACACGCTACTCGACAAAACGCCTCCCATCGCTATCGAGGACTGACGCCATTGGTACTGTCCAGAACATCAAAACTTTGGCACAAATACGCCTTGCTGATACGTGCGAATCAGAGATAATAATATTTGTACGATAGATATCATTTGTCTTTGACAAGGTCTCTTGTGCATGTACTATTCACAATTTCGTTGAAGAGCGGACTTCTTGTTATTCAGGAAGCCCGCTTTTTATATTAAATTTTAAGGAGTGTATTATCTATGTCTAACAAAGCAAACCAATCCGTTCTGGTCAATGACACCAGCAGCTACTACCTCAAGCAGTATGCAGCTCTGCAGTTCCCGGGCTCCGTTGACAATTTCGGGACCAAGACACCCATTCATCTTTTGCAGCAACAGGAAGAATCTGAGCACAGCGTATCCTTACGTGAAGCTTGCGATTCGGACTATGACCTCGATGGTGCGCAGTTCTTGTTCGAGGGCGCGACTTATGACTCGGTGACAGATTTGGTCAAGGACAATCTGTGCCTTGACGACGAAGAATCGATTCAGAAATACAATGAGCATCCTCGGTTTGACCCGTTTATTCCGTACGATGAACTGGTTGACAAAAAGAATGCCGACAGGGAAGACATCCGCGATATTCGTGATTTGCACCGTCTCGACACGATGGCCGACTATGTCGATATGTACTCCACGGCAAGCGGGTATGATACAGCAGATGATATCACGGTTCTGCTTCCTTCTTCCTCGTATGAAACCATAGGCATGGCGTTCACACATCAGGCTCTCAAACAGTATGAGAAGTCGATTGACAATCATCTATTCCGCAAACATCGCTGCTATGCGGCGTGCGGAGAAGACTATAGCTGTGAAGCTGGCGACTACTACCCCATCATGAATTTCATTCGTGATGCAGGGGAGCAGCTGCTGATTCAGGACCTCGAGAACTTCGATGTCAAAGTGATGGAGCTTGCTTCCGACGATGAAGTCGCTGACTTTTATTGCGAACATCCTCACGAGTTGTTTCGAGCTGCTTATATCAAAGTCTCTGAAAAAGACACCATTGGCAAATGCTATTCTCGTCTGTACGTCTTTTGCTCCGGTCACGAGGAAACCTTCTCTGACGGAAGCAGTTTCCCGGTTTGCGACAGCCATTATGTCAAGGCCGTCAAGGAAGGGAAGGAATACAAAGTTCCTTATCCTTTTGACTGCAACCGTTTCGCCGATGAACTGAACAAAAAGTTCAATGAAAAGGAACGCTTGACACCCGCTCAGCGCCTTTTCTTCTGGACTGAGTACAAAAAACCTATCGAATAACAAAGAGGAGAAATTACTATGAAAAGCTTTAATGTTGTTGTGACCGTTTCCACTACCATCTGCGTTGATGCCAACACCCCTGAGGATGCCATCAAGAAAGTACAGAAGGCACTTGACGCCAACGATGCTGGGACTGCCATGCAGCTTGGCGAAAACCTGTCGTGTGCTTTGCGCGATGGCGGCTATCAGGTGACTAATGCCGTTGAAGTGGACGAGTAAGGGGAGATGCGATATGACAATCCCTTTAATTCCTTGTCCTTCCTGTGACTTTACGCTCAAGCCTGTCTGGTTTCTGGAAAAGGAGCTGGATAATCACGGCATCCCGACCGGACGCACTCGCAAGGCTTGCAGCTGCTTGCTCTGTGATATGTGCGGATACAAAGAAACAGTAGACGATTCATTCGATGAACCGTACAAATGATTTAAGGAGCAAAAGAAATGATTAGATTTTATATTCAGAATTTAGAGGATTTTGATGAGGCTTGTGAGGCTCTTGACTCCTGCGGTGTTAAATTCGAATTGGACGGTGGCGACCGCATTATGGTTGAAGATGAACTTCGTCAGGATGCGCTCAGTGTCTTCGACGAATATGACATTGATGCTGAGGAGGTCTGAACTATGCTGCGTCCCAACAAAATCAGTCCCCAAAAACCATGCCCATTCTGCGGTGCCTTTCTCGAAAATCAAGCACCCAGCGTCCTCTGGTGCCACCCGCAAAACGGTTGTTTGCTGAGTCTCCGTGCTATCGCCGGAGACGACCAAATTGCTCAGTGGGATACGCGATACGGTGAGACGGCTGGCAAAAGCAATGTAAATTGTGAGGAACGATAATGGCCAGATTTTTCGTTTATAGCACGAAGGAAGCTGCTGCGGCTTTGAAAGAAGCGCATATCCCTTACCGGGTACACGGCGAATGCTGTATATCGGTGAACAATGATGATTACAGCACCGCTGTTGAGGCTTTCTTTCGCAACGATGTAAGTTTTCAACTGGAATAAAGGAGGTATTTCTCATTACAAGATTCTTGGCGTTTGGCCTTGCTGCCGCATGCGCCGCACTTGCTCAGGAAGCGATTCCGTATTCACTTGACTGCCATCGACTGATTCTGGTTGATGAAAGCCATTACTTTGAAACCATTGATATTTTCGATGATTACGACATCGATTTCGATGTTATCGGAAATTTTTGAAAGGAGAACTGTTATGTTTACAAAAGAACTCTATAAAATCACATGTACCCGCAACGGTGAAACCAGCGATATCGGCACTTATTTGCTGAAGCCTGGTCCCGAGGCTCCAATGGACTGCTACCGCAACTTTTTGAACAAAACGGATGTGGCCGTTTCCATCAAAAGCGTACCGGACGGATTTATCATCACTGATAATTCTGAACCTGACACCAGCTACCACCTGATGTTTATCCCGATGGACGACGATTTCTGGGCCCGCTGCGCGGCTGAGAAAGAAACGAAACAATAATATTTGCCCCTTCATCCCTTTTGGGATGAGGGGGCTTTTTTGTTGACACTGCTTGCGAAAGGCTGATAATAAAAGCTGTACGATAGATACCATCTATAGCGCCATTTGGGCCGTACGAAAAATTCATAATCTCGCACAATGAAGGCAGATTCACTTTCGGGTGAGTCTGCCTTTTTTATTTGCGCGAACACAAGAAAGGAATTAACAACAATGATTGCAAACCTAAAAATCGGTCCGTGCCCTAAGTGTGGAAGCACTACGTTCCATGCGACAGCACACGCCACTCAGACCTGGCTTGTTGATGAGGACGGCGAGTTCATCAAGGCCGAGACCAACTGCGATGAGGTAACTCATTCTCCCGACACTGAGGACTTGTTTGAGTGCTCTAAATGCGGGGCTGAGGTTCCAGCAAAGTATGTGTACAGCGAATGATTCCGCGACTACTTTTGCAAAACCATTCGTACATACCATCGTTAAAAAACAGGCATGACCTAACGATTTGTTAGGGTACTTTTTTTGGAGGGAAATACTATGAAAAATCGTGTACCTGAAGTCTTTTTGTCCGAAATGTTCGGCGAATTGCGCATCATGGAGGATGACAACAAATTCTATTTTTGCGCCGCAGATGTTTGCTCGGCCTTGGGCTATTCAAACCCAAGCCATGAGCTGAACATACATTGCCGCCATGATGGCATCAAGGCTGGCAGGACGGATGTGAACGGCGTTCCCCGCATCATCAAGTTCATCTCAGAAGGCAACGTGTATCGCCTCATTTGCCGCTCCAACAAACCCGAAGCGGAAAAGTTTGAGACCTGGGTTTTTGACGAACTCTTGCCCCGGATTCGCCAGACCGGTGGCTATGTAAACGACCCTGTGGTCTTTGTCGATAATTGGCTCCCGAACACGGACGCCAAAACCAAGGCTTTGCTTGTCACTTCGCTGGAAGCTGTCAAGAATCAGGACAACATTATCGGCGTGCAGCAGGAGAGTGTTGAGTTCCATCGCGCGGTGAGTGCATCCGTGAACAGCGTCGATTTCGGCGAGTTTGCAAAATGTCTTGCCAACGACCGTATCAGCATCGGCCGCAACCGTCTGATGGCGTGGCTGCGCAAAGAAAAGTATATTGACTCTGCAAATGTTGCTTACCAGCGCTACATCGACCAGGAAATCTTCGAGGTTAAGGAAACGGTGTACTATGTCGGCACCACTTACCATACATCGCGTAAGACGCTGATTACTCCTAAGGGGCAAGTATATTTGGCAAAGAAGGTTTCTAAAGAATACAAAGGCTGATTTTGCTTGACCGCGCTTGCGGATTAAATAAAATCAGTCTTGTACGATGGATACCAGCAAATCCATAGTTATTCACAACCTGTAGCAGAAAGCAGACTCATCTTCGGATGGGCCTGCTTTTTTTGTTTACACGAAACAAGAAAGGAATGTATTGATTATGTCTAATAGCAAAGAAACTATCCGCATCCGCAAGCTCATCGAAGCCAAGAACCGCGAGGCGAACAGCTACGAAGACCGAACTTGCTACAATGCTGCCTACTGCTATGGCTACGTTGACGGCGCAACTATGGCACTAAACACTTTGAGCGACGTACCCGAACGCCATAAGTGCTATGCTATCCTGTCCCATTATTCTAATGAAGATATCGGCACGTTTGACTCCGTTGCAATTTGCGGCGGGGTACACATGAGCTTTGAGTCGGCCAAGAAAGCGGCTGATGAAATGCTTGCGGTCGATAAGGAAAATGGGTGCCACGATGACGCCGTTCCGTACACTCTCGACGATTGCAAAGAGTTTGACGACCTTCCTCTGTACATTGCAGGCGAGTGGGTCAAGGACGAATTTGAACGCTATCACAACTTTTACGCTGTATTTGAACAGGATGCAGCGCTGTAGAAAACAGAACGCTGGAGGTGCTCTTATGTTTAAGGTGTTAGGCGGCATTGGCCGTTCCGTTCCACTTTACAATGGCAAGGCCAGAATCCTTGTCAAGGCAATTATCCCGGCCGCGCCAAAGTGTCTTGCTGAAATGCAAAGCATCTGTGAGGCAAACGGCTGGAAATCCGTTCTGGATGAACGCGGTAACCTGGTCGTTTTGTCTGTTGTTTCCATTGACGCTTATCGACTGTCTGACAGCACCTTGATGACCGCATATCTGCGCTTTGCAGAAACTGCAGCTCAGAAACTTACTGGAAACAAAAACCGGTATCTCGTCGCTGGTGTCGTGTCCTACGACGCGGCCGCATAAGGAGGCAAGCAACATGAAATACCACGGATTTGATTCGCCCCTCGATTGGTCTCAGTACCTTATCCAGAAAGCAGACAAACACGAATATGAACCGTTTGAGCCGGGGAAGAGAGTCGAGGCTTTACTCGAAAAGCTCTACCTGCCGCAGAACTCCTACTCTTACGCAAAGTTTCCTCAATGGTTTGCGGATGCCGCTGACAAGGGGACAGAAGAGGAACAGGTACGGTATGTGATGAATCATCTCTGCCCGAATCTGTACCACTTTTATAAAAATCCGACGCAGAACGATTTTCGTCTGGGGCCTGATGTTGTGAACCTCATGGTTCGCCAACATATGTGCGAAAACACACAGGCGACCATTCTGAACGAGGATGGTTCTCTCTATCAGGATGGGGTCCATGATACCCACGAAGAATTTCTTCTGCTGACGTTGTTCTTCGAACACGAGTTTAACGAGATGGATATCCGGTGCGCCCGCGTATCGTATACCTCATCGGACGCTGAAATCAAAGCCTGCTTCCTGCACGCGGTTCATAAGCGCTTTGGCTTGATGGGCCCGGCAGCAGAAAGGCTCTGGCTCAGCAACAAGTCTAACAAAGTTTATTTGCTTCAGACGATTCACGGTATCGCTTGAGCACAAATCAAAGGAGTGTAAAACTATGAAATCTAATACTATTCGCAACGACTACGCTGCGGCACGAATTTCCGCTATATCCGCCATCATCGCAGCGGAAGCAATCGGAGTCACCCTGCTTCTCATTCTGATTCAGTCTCTGCTGAAAGCTGTAACTCCGCTGACGTCGGAATCCATTCTGATGCTGGTCCTGGGTTCTTTTGTCAGGACCGGAACCACCGCATTCTGCATTTTCGGCGTGGCCTCTGCGCTGGCTGCCTTGTATGTATCGGCTTGTGCGACAAGGGAACGGTATTTCTACATCGAGAAAGACGAGCTCAAGTTCATAGCCAAAGCCAAAGAAATGTTCGGCTGGCTGAAGAATTCTAAGCCCGCAATTGGCTGCTTTGCAGCGGCAGGAGCGTTTATAATAATGGCAATATCTCTTATCGCTGATATCGGTATCTTCGATTCCGGTCTCAGCCACGAAACGCTCGGTGCTCTCATCAGCGTTGCAGTTCTGATGCTTCATGTCGCCGGTGGCTGTATCGTCGCTTCGGTGGCTTGTGCGGTTTGGGACAGCAATAAGATATAGGACTCAATATTTTAGACCTGCATATGTCTAATCCAGAGCTGTCCATCTTCGGATGGGCAGCTCTTTTTGTTGCTCGAATTTGCGAATTGCGGACAATTAAGACAGTGAATAATAAAAGCTGGAGGAATCATTATGCTTGCACTTAAAGCCAAAAGGTCAAATAAAACACTCTATCTATTTGCGGCCGTCATTGTAACCGCTATTGCCGTCATTATGGCAGAAAGGCAAGGAGTCGTTGACAGCGATTATTTCTGGCATATCACCCTGGGAAAAAGTATCTGGCAAAATAAAGCCATTCCAACTCAGGATACTTTCTCCTGGCTTGGTCCGGAACTTAATTTGCAGGAAACCGCTCATTCCTGGCTCAGCAGCCTGATTCTTTACGCATTTTCCTGTATTTCTGTGAATCCTGTTTACGGGATGCTTGCGTTCATCGCAGTGACAGTCTTTGCCTACTGTCTGTTCATTGAATATATCTGGGGTAGACAAATCAAAGACCCTTTTATGAATGTCCTGGCTTTGGCCCTTGTCACGCTGCCGCTCGACTGGGCAGGAAGACCGCAAAACATCGGCTTAACGCTCTTTGCAATCGGATTCTATCTGCTGAACAAAGTCTATGAAGAACCTGACACAAAGCTCCGCTGGTTGCTTCCTGTTGTGAGCGTTCTTTGGGCAAACTTGCACGGCGGGGCATTGCCCATTCTGTTCGCGTTCAATCTGCTGTTCCTGGTCTTGTGCTTTGCTCCTAACATCAATGCCTTTGATATCTATAACGAAAAGGGCGACTCGAAAAAACGGTTCCGTGCTCTGTTCCAAGTCTTTCTTTCCGATATTCTGGCCGGACTCCTGAATCCATACGGCATCAAGCTCTATATCTATTTCTTTGTGACAAACAATGAAACGACCAAGAAACATGTTTCTGAATGGATGCCGAGCCATCTTGCCAATGAAGTTGTGTTTCTGTGTCTTGCCTTCTTGTTCCTGATTGTAGCCTACAAGATGAAGGTAAAGCTCACAGAATTTGCCCCGTATCTCTGCTGCCTGTTCATGACAGCAATGTATGTCCGCATCCGCAGCTATTGGGTTATCGTCATAACTCCCCTCATTTACCGGTTCCTCACTTCTCTTATCTCTGCACAGGAAAACCGGATGTGGAAAGCTGGCGGCAGGCCCAACAGTTCCTGGGCGGGAAACACCAAGAAATACACTATCGCTGCAGCTGCCGTGCTCGTTCTTGTATCTGCTGTCTATGCACCTTCCATGGCCAACGACCCCGATAAGACAGGGGATTACATCACAGCTGACCTTGTCTCATACATCCAAGACCTCAACCCGCAGCGGCTCTATACCTCCTACAATGATGGCGGGTATTGCATCTATCATGGCATCAAAAGCTTCGCGGATTCCAGAGCAGACCTATTCCCGGACGATGTCATCGAAGCAAGTGTGAATTTTGCATTCATGAGCTATTCCACCGACACTGGCATGGAAGACTGTTTGAATCAATTTGACTTTGATGCTATCCTTTTGCGACGCTCTCAAAGTGGGCCCTGTATTGAATTTATGAACCAGCTTTCTGGCTGGACGCAAGGATATAAAGACGATTATTTCGTTGTTTTTGTTCCATCTGAGAGCTAAAAAACAGAACCCTTGACCGATATTTTCGGTCAGGGGCATTTTTTGTACATGTGTTCAGCTGAATCTAAAGTGCTGACTGCTTTTTGGACATATCTTTGGAGTGCTCCAATCGTTGCTGGATTTTGTTCCAGATTTGTTTTGTGCAATATATACAAAACATTCTTTCGAAGCCGGCATCAATTCTACCGTTTGATGCCTGGCGAAGGTGTGCGAATTGCAGACAATGAAAGTATGGGTCAAAATCCCAACACCTGAATACAAAATCAGAAGGACACATCAATGTTGAATAACAGCTTTACGAAAACGAATACCATCTTCGGACAGGCACTTGGCTGCACTGCCCTTGATGACGCATTTGTAAAGCTGCTGAGCGATGTGAACGCTGATGGCGTGACTCAGTTTTTGGTTCGGACAAATGGCGAAGAGAAAATGAAGACCGTTGCCCAAATCAATTCTGAGTCTCTGGAAGCAGGTGTTCGTGAGCGCATCTTTGATAAAGTCAGCCCGAAATATGGGACCCCGACTTATTGGGATACCTCTACCAACATCTACTTCTCCATCAATACGTTCCATCCTCAGAAATCTCTGCGCGGAAAAGGTATCCGTCGTAAGGCGGATGTCGAAAAGCTGCGCGCTCTGTTCTTTGACATTGATTGCCACGGCGAAAACGCACCAGCTGACATCAGCGACCGCATCGGTGAACTTGTACTGGATGCCGTGAATCATCATGAGATTCCGGACTGTGCAGTTTCTAACAGCGGCCGTGGTGTTGGCTTGTTTGTGTTTCTTGAGCCCTGCAACCCAAACAATCTCTCTTACGGCTTGGCCTACAGCGGCGTACATAGAGCAATTTCTCTCAAGCTGAATGAGTTGATTGAAAAGGCCCAGTTCACGGCAAATGTTGAGCTGGATAAGGCGGTTCATGAAACCAATCGCGTTGCTCGTCTGCCTGGTACTTACAACACCAAGGCAAAACGCTGCTGCCATTGTATTCGGGTCCCTGAAGGAAAGCCCTTCAACCTGCTGAAGCTCGCCGACCAGTATAAGGTTCCTTATCGGTTTGCTGATGAGAAAGTTGCTCCGTCTGACGCGAATTTCAACAAGACTGAGGACGAAATCCTTGACTGGGCTAAAAAGCGCTTCGCGGCAATGTGCATGCGCTATCCGCATCTTCTTGACGTTCTGAACAATTACAAGAAGAAGGAAGAACGGAAAGCAAACTTCGTCTGCCGCTTTGAGCTGGCGCTTCGTTACCTTCAGGCAAATCCGTGTGGCGAAGGAAACCGCCACAACACCCTCTTGGCTGTACTTTCCACCTGCTATGACCGTGGCGGTCATCCGGATATGGATAAGGCACAGCTCATCAACCGCACTTTTTCTCAGCCACTTTCTGACAAGGAAGTTGCGCATCTCGTTTCCACCTGCAAATACCCTTGCAAGAACTCGACAATTGAAGCACTCTCCGGCATTCCCGCAAGTGCTCTCAAGAATCCCAAAGCTAAGGCGGAAGGGAAGAAGAACGAAAGCGAATCTAAGCCAAAGCGTTACGAAAAAGGCGAAATCCCGCCTCCGATTGCAAGCTCCAAGGCTGACCGTTACATGCTCGGTGTTCTCATCAACCACGGCATCATTCCCGACCTCCGCATCCGGAACCATCGTCAGAAGTACGAGGCTCAGGAACGCCGGAAACAGCGCATGGTCATCTATGACCGTATCCCGGAACTCTATGCTTCCGGAATGTCCGTTCGTGCCATTGCAAAGGAACTGAAAATCTCGGTTCCCACTGTATATGAGCAGGCTAAAGTGCGTGGTCTTGATATCGTGGAGAAGGAACAGCAGGCATTCCGCGTCAAGAACCTGACAGCTCAGCGACTCGTTGAGATGGGATATCAGAAGCAGAAAGTTGCTGAACTGATGGGCGTTAACCGGAACACGGTGTTCAACGCTCTGAACCGGACTTTTGATTCTGTGTCTGAAGAAGACCTTATGCTCATTGACAAGGCGGTTAATAAGCTCATTGGTCGTGTCGAGGTTATCGTGGAGACTCCCGAACCACAGACGGCTGACGAGCTGGAAACGGCAAAGCCGCAGGAAGCTAATGAAACTGCTGAGACGGTTGCGACCGCCAAGGCTACTGACAGTACCGAGACCGTCACTACTGAGAAGAAGGACTCTTCTAAGGATGACAACAAGCCAGACGACAATGTACCTTTTGCTCCATTCAGTGATGCGTACAATCAGCTGTGCTTTGAACCTCAATCCCACAAAGGTTGGCACTCCGTCAAGGATGCGTTGAACAACTACGCGACCAGCTGCTGCTCTGCGATAAGTCAGCTCTGGGATGGCGTTGGCAAAGTTCAAAGGCACTTTGACTACGGTCGAGCGCAGCAAGCCGCAACCTAAACCTTTTTAGTACCTTCACAATTTGATACTATCTCTTTTGCGCGAATCGAACCTTAAAGGCTAAATGCTGGAATTCATTTCTAATTGAACCTGTATCTCTGGTCGGCAAACGGACACACTCATTCATGAGCGAGAACACAAGTTTGCCGGGTTGATGTGCAGGATTTGAAGCGAATCTCTTCCTTTTGTGCAAAGTTTAATTCACTATTGACAGTCCCGGTGAGGCAAAATTTAGACTCACACGTTCGAGGAGGACACGCCCATTTATGAGTGAGAACAAAATTCCCAAACAGGCTGCGGCTCAGGAGTCACGCTCGCAATGCCGGGATGCTGGTAGAGGATTCACGGACCACAAATGCTGGCAAACGCTACAATATTTTCGCGTTCATGCTGTTATTTCAAAATCTCAGGATAAGTGTACCCTTTCGGAGGACACGCCCGCTTGCGAGTGAGAACGAAATCTAAAGGAATCTGACACAAATCCCACCCTTTTGGGGCTGACAGTTTAACTGCGGACGGATGAAGTGGCCCACGTGGCGGCCATGACGGCTTTTCCGACTTAAAAATTTATAGTCGGCTGGACTGGTAATAGGAGTTCAGGAGCCCGATTTCTCCTGAAAAACGGACCCTGCCTAAGAATGTCAAACGAGTTGGCAATGTTCTTCAGGCATTTGTTCGCGTCCCCTTAGTAGAACTCTATATATTATATATAAAGGGCATTGATAAGTAAGAGAGACTACTAGATTTGAACTGAGAAGGATTGGCTTAGAGTTAACTTAGGATTGCTTAGGATTAGCTTTGAGTTCCTTGGGATTGGCTTTGTCATAGCTTTGCCTTAGGAAACCCACTATTCCTTAGCTGCAATTTGGCGACCGTTGCGGGTTGTTGCGAGTTGTGTCCACTGCCGTCTGGAGCGTAGCTGCCTTGCTTTTGGGCTGGTGCTTCTTTGCTCCCTGGCATTCGCGTAGCTGCTTGTTTCTCATCCCTCCACATTCCGTGCCTTAGCTTGCGTAGCTGCTCCATTGGGCTTCGGCTGGCTGCCTGAATTTCTTGTTTCTTGCATTTGTGTCTAAACTGCTAACAATTCGCCCTTCGCATTGAGGGCATGTTCGGCTCATGGTATAATTAAATCATAGCAGGAGGAGCTGGACATGAAGCGATATCGGTACTTATGCATCTGCAGAAAGAACAAGCAATTCTGCCAATACGCCTGCATTCACCGTGTTGCATTTGCCAGATTCCCATTGTGGCGGGTTCCGAGATTTTGCTGCTTGAAGCGGCTTGGGACCTGTACGTACCAAAGCGTGAGGAAGGTGATTGTGTGAGCAGCAGCATGATTCTTGAACATCTCGATGCCTGGCAGGGACAATGCCTTGTCTTAACCATTGTGGTGATTCTTGCTATCGAATGGCTTGGCCGGAACTTGAGTCTCTGGCTTGTCATGAAAGCTTTCGGCACAAAGACGGCAAGGTTCTACGATACCCGCATTACGGCAATCGGTGTTATCCACCATGAGCTCTCCCATCTCCTGGTTGCCATCTTCACTGGTGCTCGAATCGACGGCGTGAAGCTCTACAAGATTTTCCAGAAGCAGGATGACGAAGTCCTCGGCTATGTGAACTACACACCTCGTGGCCTTTATCCGTTTCGCTGCATCCAGCAGACCCTCATCGGCATTGCCCCAGGAATCCTCGGCATGGTTCAGATTTGCACCATGAGCCAGCTGCTTCTTGGGTTCTGGTCGAGTCTTGGCAATGACTGCTTCAAGCATCCTGCCATCTGGATACTCGCAATCGTCATGAGCCAGATAGCATATCATTCCTGCCCGAGCCGGTACGATATCCAGGGCTCGTGGTTCTGCATCGGCCTTGTGGTTCTTGCATTCTGTCTGTTCCGAGACAATATCTTTCCTACCTGGTTCGCCTTGCAGGTCATCCAGTGTGTGGCATTCGCCGTTATCCTTGCATCCGCACCCGTGATGCTCCTGAGCGTCATCGTGATGGTTGCTAAACTCATAAAGCACCTTGTCTTTGCTGGAGGTAAACAAATCTTTGAAGTTTGATAAACTCTATCTTCGCGTTACGGCTCTGCTCAATGGCCGCGAAGTTCATTACGACTATGTCATCAGCCCGAACGCCGATGACCTGACCGATGAAAAGGCCGACTTGATGAAACAGGAACTCTCGGAATCTCTGCTCAAAGACCTTCCGGCTGGCACCAAAATCCTTAGCACTGAGTTCATCCCGGAAACGGAGATGATTGCTCCGATTTTCGACGGAGACCGGGTCACTTCATGGCGATTCCTCGATTACGTTGCAAACATCCTTTCTCCCGAACCTGACATGAACGGAAACCTGCATCCGAAATTCACCCCGCTCGCTGTTGTGCGCGTGATGGTGGACGAGGATGTTTCGTTGATTCAGCTGGAAGAACGGGAACGAATCCGAATCATGGTCGGGAACTATGTCATGGAATTGACCAAATCTCCGATTTACACCATACAGCAAATTACGCCGGACGATTACTGGCGTATTCTGAAAGGCATCGGTGTGATGCGAAACTTCCCGACCTCTCAGAGAATCCTCGTGAAGGTCGTCTCCTTGGCGGAACTCAAACGCTGCACGGAACGGCGCAGGAAACGGTTCGAGGAAAACGGAAAGGGCTGAATGAACAGCTTGCCCCTTGCCTGCACGTTCGCCGGAACCCTCACACCCCGCCCACCAATGCATCGTTCAGAACGTCTGCAGTAACCTCGGTGAGCCTGGTTGCTAAATCTTTTGGCAGATACTTGTATTCCATTGCGAATCCCGTACACTGTGAAGTATCGTGAATACCCACAAACTTGAAAGGCGGTTTTTATCATGCTGAAAAATATTCTTGCCGTGATTGGTGCTGTGACGGTTGCTGCTGTTGCTTATGTGGCTTTCAGCGACCACGTGATTGTGAAAATCGAGCCTGATGAAAAATACCCTGAGGACCCCGAGAAGCCGGAAGAGCCGAAAGAAGTTGCTAAGCCTTCCGAACCCAAAAAAGAAGACCACAAGTTGACCTTCGATGAGCTTGTTCGCAAGATGGATGAATCCGAGGAACGCTTGGCTGAAGCGGAAGCAGCAGCCACCGCCAAAGACGATGACAATGATGAGGATGACGAGGACGATGAGCCCGAATCCAAAGTCGAAGAAGTCAAAATTCAGGATGACTCGGCTGAAACTGAGTGACAAGGAGTAAAAGCTATGGACACTGATACTCGTATTTCCGTGATTGCTGGACGGCCCGGAGCCGGTAAGACCCGCTGGGCTGCCAGGGAAGTGGTTGAGACGCTTCGCGACGTGAACAACGTCGTCATTTACATCGGCTTTGACCGGGAGTTTGAGCGTATCTGCCGGATGGTTTCGGACACCTATGGCAGCAAACCTCACGGCAAGCTCCTCTTTGCACTGCAGGATGGCGCAGGGGAAGCAATCGGAAAGGCCGTCGATATCGCCAATAACGGGGAGTCCCGCATGTATCTCGGCAATGAGGACGATGACGAGTACCAGAACAATCGGCGGATGGTGTTTGTCTTCTATGACCAGTGCCGCCACGATATCTTCAACGGCCGCCGCGACCTCCTGAGAGCTGCTGCCAGGGCCGGGGTTCATGTCAATGTCCTTTGCCAGATTTTCAGCCAAATTGACCGGGGTGATATCAATTGGCTGAACGAATACTGCACGCCGTTCGTCATTTCGAAGTCCCGTGAACCGCGCCTGGCAACGCAGGAAGAGATTCAGGAAAAGTACCGTTAAGCCATCTGAACCATCTGTTGCCGGAGAACGGAAACCTATTTTCGCTGTTGCGGGAAGTTTTGTTGGCGTATATCATAAGCTGCACGGGCGGCCGATACAGGATGTCAGCCGGTATGAGACAGTCATCAATGGCTTAGACTAGAGAGGACGACAATGGCAAAGACACTGGTTATCGCTGAGAAGCCTTCGCTTGGACGCAGCATTGCGTCGGGACTCACCTGGTGGAAGAACGAACAGTTCACACGGCAGGGAAAAGACCGGAATACATGGCTGGAAAGCCAGAATTATATCGTGGCTTCCTCCGTTGGACATCTGTACGAACTCATTGACCTGGATGCGTATTATCCGGATTATGAGCCGGGGAAAAAACATTCCTGGACGATGGAACGGCTTCCGTTCTTTCCCGACAACTGGAATTTTAAGTTCGAGGGGAAGGACAATGTCAAGGGCCTGATTCGAACTATCAATAGCCTGATGAACCGCACAGACGTTGATAAGATTTATAATGCCGGAGACCCTGACCGGGAAGGTCAGCGGTTGGTTGATGAAATCATCCATTACGGCCTCAAAAAGCCGAAACCTATCTATCGACTTTGGCTGCCTGATACGACCAATAAGACCGTCAAGCAGGCGTTTGAAACAGCAAAACCCAATGACGGGTATGCGGATTTTTCCTCCTCCGCAGAGACCCGCAGCGAGATGGACTGGCTCTTGGGAATTGAGCTGACTCGGTATGTGTCCGTCAAGGCAGGCACTTTTATCCGCATCGGACGCTGCGTCTGCCCGATTGTTGCCCATGTCATCGAACGCGAGAAGGCAATTCGGGATTTTGTTCCGAAACCGTACTCCGCCGTGTCCAGCAAGGAGAAGACGAACGGTGAGGACATTGAACTGACCAGTAAACGGACGTTCGAGGAAGGCCATGAAGCCGAAGCTCAGGCGTTGGCGGATGCCTTCAACCAGGCGGGCGCAACCGTGACGAGCGTTAAGACGGAGCGCAAGACTGTCAATCCAGGTAAGCTCTTCTCGATGAGCGACTTGCAGAGCTTCGCCTGTAAGGCCGATAAGACCCTGTCTCCGGCAGATGTTCTCGCCGCAACGCAGGCACTCTATGAAGGCGGATTCGTCACCTATCCGCGTACTAACAGCAGCTACCTTGCCACGAATGAAACCGTCAAGGTAGACGCCGCCATCAGAGGTTTAGCGCAGAACGGAATTACGGGCCTTGTCAATAAGCCGGGTCTTAAATCGATTTATGACGACAGTAAAATCGAAGCTCACTCTGCTATCACCCCGACCGGTAAATGGCCTGGAGCATTGGCAGGAGCACAGAAAACGGTTTTTGAATGTATCTTGAATCGATTCTGTGCCGTTTTCTGTGCGGAGGATTGCACCGTGGACCGAACCACGATTGTCATTCATTGCCATGACGAGGACTTCATGCTGAAAGGTGATGTACAGGTCACTCCCGGTTGGCGGAAATTCGAGAAGCCGTCAAACTGCGATAAGATGCTCCCGAAGCTCAACAAGGGTGATGCGGTAAACATCAATTTCCAGCTGGTCGGGAAGATGACAACACCTCCGAAACGGTATACGGTCGAGGCTCTCAATAACTGGATGGTCGCCCCGATGCGCGGTGCAGAGAAAGAAGATACCGAGTACACGGACGCTGAATGGAAAGAGATTCTTTCTGACGCTACCATCTGCACCGAAGCAACTCGCGCCGACACGGTAGACCGATGCGTCAAGAGCCAGTACATTTCCCTCAAAAAGGGCGTGTATTACGGTGAACCTGCAGGATTCCAGCTGGTCGATATCATGGATAAGCTCGGCATTGTTTTGGACGTTCCCGTGACCGTTAACCTTTCCAAGCAGCTGCACTCCATCAAGGACGGAAACCTGACCCGCGTTCAGGTTTTGGAGTACACCAAACAGACCCTTGAGAGCATCATGTCAAAGGATGTGACGATTGCAGCTGCACAGGGAGCCAGCAGCAAGTATCCAGTTCTCTGCCAGTGCCCAAAATGCGGCAAGGATGTTGTGGAAACAAAGCTTGCCTATGCATGTACCGGGAAAGACTCTGATGGGAAACGATGCCCGGTCACAATCTGGAAGAAGAACAAGTTCCTTGAAGCGCTCGGCAAAGAAATGACCAAAACAACAGCAAAGGCTCTGCTCACAAAAGGCAAAGCTCCGCTCAAAGGATGCACAAGCGCCAAGACCGGCAAGAAATACGACTGCATTCTAACATGCGACTTTTCCGGAGACCGACTAGCTTATCACATCGAATTTGACGGCGCTCCTGTATCGTTTGGAAGCAAAGTCGGAAAATGCCCGTTCTGCGGAAAGCCTGTGGCAGAGACGGCAAAAGCCTTCACCTGCACGAACAAGTCTTGCGGCGCGGCGCTCTGGAAGGAATCGAAGCTGTATGGCAATGAGCTTGATGTTGATGCCGATATTGCCAAGACTCTTCTCTCCGGGAAAACCGTCGAAGCCACGATTCAGAACAAAGAGAGAACCGGCACACAGGATGTTGAGGTTGGGATTGAACCGTATACGGCACCCAATGGCAGAAAATATATCGGCCTTTGCATCATGAAAACCAAATAGTTAATTTGCCTCATCGCCTGCCCATTTTGGGTGGGCGTTTTTTGTTGCCAAGCTGTGCGAATTGCGTATGATTAAGAACAGTGATACGAAACTAAAAAATCAACGGTAGAGGGATAAACGCATTGAAGCCATATTTTATAAAAGTCGGGTATTTCCTGATATTTATTTTCGCAATCCTCAATTTATTGGGGCTGAAGCAAACGGAATTCGAAATCCGGCAGCTGGATAGCACGGCAAGAATCCTGACAACTCATGCGGAAGCGATACAGGCAGCACAAGAACAGCCAACGCTGAACGCGGCGGCGGCCGCCGCTCTAACGAGAGCCGATACCCAAATCGCGATTGCTTCGTTCTCAAATGAGAATGTAGCGGGGGAAGCAAAACGACTCGCGTCTCTCTGCAACGCAAACATCAAAGAGAAGTCCATTACGGCATCGGTGTCGAATGACGCGGTTCTGGAAGAGATGGCGAGAAGACCGAATATGTATGGGCGGCTCGTGATTCCTTCCGTGGGAGTCAATGTGGCGTTGTTTGCAGTCGTCAGCCAGGCAGCAGCGGATGCACAGGACAGCGCTGCATATTTTCCGTTCAAAAACTATATGCTGGTTGCGGACCACTGGAATCAGGGGTTCTGGAAAATCAAGCGTTGCTCGGTTGGAACGAAAGCTTATATTTATCGCGGAACTTCGATACAAACGCTTACATGTACCGGCATCTGTCGCGGCGTGAACGCTGGTTATGATTTGCTGTATGAGGATGGGTCGAGCGCTACGACAGGCAGCGGAACCATCATGTATACCTGCAACGGTTCGAATTATCACGATATCACATTGACTTTTTGGAGCTGAGTTTTATGCAGAAGAATAATAAAAAGATGACATGCCTTGCGGCGATTCTCATGGCAGCACTTGCTGCATTGCTGATTTTCGCTATCGTTGACGCGAACCGCATCAATCGTAGTCTTTCAGAGCTGCAGCAAACGGTGAATTATGAAGAGCGGCTGGAACCTCTGCTGTTCTATGGCGCAACCGCTGAAACTGCCGAGACGGCTGCAACAGCCGAAACCGCAAAGACTCTGGAGCCAGAGCTGAACTTCACCGTGACGAAAAGCGGCATTGTTCCAGATGACGGCTCCTATGTTCCGGTCACGCTGGGCGACGTGACTGTCTGCATTCCTGTCGCCGCTGCCGGGCAGGGCGGATGCACGGTGACCTATTGCTCCGGTAATTCCACTGCCGCAATCGGGGATTACAAAATTGCGTTGGTGGAAGGGAATACGGAAGACTCCGTTGTGACTTTCCAAAACGACGACAAGGAAATCCTGTCGGGGACAAGGACGATGGGAGAAGGATTGACTTTGACCGTTGCTGCTGAAGCCGAGGAAGGGCAGGAGACGGAACAAGAGGCAGTGATTGAAAAGCTGCTTGCTGATGCAGTAATCACCGATACAGCTCCTGCGACAACCGTGTTTGGAGAAACCGTAAAAGACGATGTTGTAATCGAAGCGGACGATGGCTATTTGCAGCTGCAGCTGAATGACAACACCGTTTTGGTATCGACTTTCTCTTTCAATTATGACAAAAACGTATTCTCTAAAACTCTGAATCTTCCCGGTGGACTCACCGTTCGATACGGGAACGTGCAGGACAAAGAGACCGGGTATATCCCGTTTGTCTCTACGGTAAATAACCGCAATATCAAAATTCTTGCAACCAGTGTAGAAGCGCTGCAGGGATTCTTCCAGGGTTAATACGTTCTGAACCAATCTTTCACTGAGCCATCTGCCCGTTTCGGGGGGTGGCTTTTGTGTTGGCACTTTGCTTGCCAGTTCTTGCGATGCTCGTATCATTAGAAACTGAATCAGTATTTTTTGCGGGGAATCGGGTGAGGAGAACCATGAAAAACAACGGAGAAAAGCTTGAAGGGCTGATGATTGCGGCGATGCTGCTGATTTTTGTCACAAGCATCTGGGCGTTCAGGGACGCTCAAAGAATGCACGAAAAGTTGGCGGAGAAGGTACAGCAGACGCCGGAAACGGCTGAATTTGCAGAGTTTGTATCTCATTTATTGCCAGCAACGCCGGAAACGGCAGAAATCACTCCATTTGATGCAAGTGACCCGCACATGAATTTTGTTGCAAGCAAAGAAAGACTCAAATTGACTCTCAATTCCTGTGTGCCGCTCTCTTTGGATGATACAACGGTCTGCATTCCGATACAGAGCATCGGTGAAAGGAGCCTGGTATCGTATCAGACGCAAGACCATACGGCCTGCGTTGGGGCCTATCATATGACTCTTGTGAATGGGCACAAGGAAGAAGGCGTCAACTTTCTTCTGATAAATGATTCCGCCTTGATATCCGGAACAAGGAACATCAATGAGGATACCAGCCTTGTCGTCACGGCACTTGTCAAGGTGAATGAAGAACAGCAGCAAACCAAAGTGATACAACAGCTTTTGGATGGAGCGGTTCTTTGTGATGTCGCACCGACCATCACAATCTTTGGCGTTCCAGTTAAGAACAATTCGATGATTGAAGTGGATAACGCTCTTGGCAAAATCGAAACGAATCAGGGCAGGGTATTTATCACAAGCTCGGCCGCTATCAAGGAATCCAAGCCTCTCGATGAATCTGTGGTTCTGCCATCCGGCATTGAAGCCAAATACAACAGCACTGCCCGAACCGGGTCTGGGGATATTGTTTTCGTGATTGAGCAGGATGGCTGCAGATATTATCTGTTGGCTCCGAGCGTGGAGCAGCTGCTCGGCGTGTTTGACGATTCCGAATCTAATTAGGGCTTTTCTTGTTGCAGCGCCTTGCGGAACAAGTACAATAATAGTTGTACGATAGATAACAGCCTTTTGGCCCAATGCGTACAACTCATATTCTGCAGCTAAATTAGCAGACTCACCAATTCGGTGGGCCTGCTTTTTTATTTGCAAGAAAGGAGTGCCGACAGCTTTCTGTCAACCATTTCCGAAAAAACAAATATCAATCAAGAGAAAGGAAAAATTGTATGTTTAACGCAACCTGCCTAATCAAGACCGACATCGATACCGTGAACAAGTGTATGGGGCAAAATCCCTACAATCCTGAGACTTTTCTTCAGAACTTTGCGTCTCGTCTGACATCTTTCGACGACCCTCTCCTCAATATTTACCCAACATCCGAGATTGCAGGAAACATCGAAGACGAGGATGTTATCCTGGGCCTTCGCGAACCGCAAAAACTCATTGAGTGGGCGAAAACCATGAAGGAACGCACGCAGTGCATGGCAATGGCTGAGTTCAGTGCAGCATTGCAGAAGCATAAAGCAGAAGGCATCGATATCACAAAGCCGATGTATACCTGCCTGCGCTCCATTGAAATGGATTCCAACGAATCTTATCTTCTTCGCTACGCCGCTGAACTGTTCGACAACCATCCAAACCCGGAATGCGGTGAGCTGTTTTATGACGGCGACTCCTGGAAGTGTTTCCCAAACGGTTTTCAGCTGAAAGACATCGAAGCTCATGCTGAGGACTACATCATCATTCCGGGGCTGTTCTATGACGACTGATTGAAAACGAAAGGAATTTTATGGACTGGAAATTTATCATGTGTCTGCTCGTTATGTGCTCCACCATCTGGAAGCTTCTGGAAATCCTCACCTACGGTGAGATTCAGGTCCGGCAGGTGGATGACGTCATGACGTTGTATATGGCTTTCACCATCTATGCTGCCTATAAGGCTGGCATGGCAGTACAGGCTAAAAGGCAGAAGCAAACCGAAGAAAAAATCGCAACCACCTCTGATAAGCAAAAAGGAGAATGACTCTATGTATCAGCTGCAAAACATCGATTATCTGTACCGTATCTCGACTATGACCGGCTCGTCCAAGCTCGTTACCGTTCAGGCGGACAGAGACTCCCATGACCTGAACGATAAGCATTTCGTGATGCTGAATCTGTGCCGGGCAATCGTGAATTTCGCCAATGAAGGGCACGTGATTTCAGCTGTGTATGAGCTGGAACCTGACGGGACCTCCAAGCGGGTTGCCTATCGCGGATTGCCGGAATACCAGGAAGCACTCAAAGACCCTGAACCGGATGTGATTGTTGCAAAATTTGCAACGAACTTTTCGTCCGGCGCTTCGTTCGCTTCACAATGCCGCGTGAATCAAAAGAGCCGTGAAGTGTTCGACATTGAGGCTTCCGGGACTCCTTCTGATAATGATGATATTTCTGAACGCCTTGTTTCGCTGGATGACGGCGAACACTGGCATCAGGTTCACTGCATTGATGATATCCTCGATGAATACGACGATGATATTGACAATGCTTTAGATGCTCTGTATTCCATCGAAGCTCACGGTGATATCGACGGGGACTACTGGTGTACTACCACCGATAAAGACCTGAACCGGACCATTCGTGAATGCCGCACCGAAATTCTCGTTGATGCGCTGCTTGCTCGCGGCTCTGAGGCGGTAGAAGAATTTCTCGGCTATCCCGTAAATATGTCGGAAGCCGAATGCGTGCTCGAAGAATACCTGAATAACCTGTCCGATGAGGATTTGGCAAACGCCTTCTTCGAAACTCTTTGAGTTACCGCACTTGCGCAGATGTGCGAACAGGATATTATAAAAATTGTACGATAGATACCATCTACTAGGCGCGTTTTGCGTTCGTACAATTCATAATTTCGCTTGAAGGCGGACTTCCCATACCGGGAGGCCCGCCTTTTTGCATCAAAAATTACAGGAGGTAAATACCATGTTCAACATTATGAATCTCAACAACATCGAAAACATTTTCTACTGGACCGACAATAACGGTGCTGTTTCTCTTCCCGGAGATACTGCCCTAACGTATCGGACCAAATCGGACCTTCCTCGGTTCGTGGCTGCCGTTTACAGTGCGCTGAACACCGATAGTGGTGTTTCAGAACGTGTTGTCACCCTGAACGGCCACTGCGGTTTGCTGTTGGATGTACTCTACGATAAGGACTGGGTATCGGAGACTTTCTCTAATCTCAACTGTGAGATTCCAGACGAAATCATCATGAACCTGTTCGGCGCTGCCTTGCCGTGTCTGGCACAGATAATGGGGAATGATATCCATGCCTCACTTAACAAGACGGAACATTGTTCGAACTGCCCCGACCTCAGAATTTTGGTTGGCCAAAATACAGATAAGGATGGTCATGAGCTTTGTTTCTTCATTCCCTTTGGCGGCACAGAGTTTGACCATGATGAACGAATCAGGTGCGCACATGCGGCTCGCGTTGTAGAGAATTATCTAGACAATGTGGCTTATGGCAAAAAGGTAGAAACATACATTCGTGGACTCGTTGAAGCTGCCAGTATTGACGGCGCTATTTCTGAAAGCAACACGGAGGTGTGAGCTATGCTTATCAAGAATATCAAGTGGGATACGGACGGCGACATGGAGGCTCTTGCCTCCTTACCAATAAAAAGGGTGCCGTAAATGTAGAGTTCAAAGTACCTGCAAAAAATGGTCAAAAATCTGCAAGCCTTAAAAAGCTTAAAATCGTAAATACGACAGATTCCATGCATTCTGCATGGGAAAAAATATCTTAATCATTTAAAGAAAGGAGTAGCAGGGTATTTGTGCTAACTGAGTACACTTCAAATTGCCTCTTGGTTAGCGCATTCCTCACCGCCTAAGTCGCAAGCGACCATGGACGGTGTACCCTGCGCACATAATTTGATGAAATGGAATGTATTTTGTAACGAAAACGCTCCTTATCGTATTTATTATCGTCAAATTGAGATTGATGGATATGAGATGTATGTCATGTTTCCATTGCCAATGACTGGCATGGAATGTGGCTGGGCAGTATCGCATGGCGCAACTACGGCAGCTACCATTCAGGAAGCGGTTCAAAAGTTTTATCCCTTTATGATAGAGTATATCTGCGATAAAGAGGATTCCGACAACGATACGCAACAATACATTCTCAAAAACCTCAATTCTCTTGGCAACTCTGTGGATTTTTGGGGCAGGAAAAATGACCGTCAACATGTTATTGACGGCATGAGCACAACGCAGAAATCGCAGCTTTTATGCTATATTCTGCGAAATCATGAAGCCTTTGGCAAGATGACTTGCCGTGACTGGAAGAATTGGCTGCTGGATGACGCTGAACCTCAGTTTGGTATCTGGTTTTGATGGCATTAAAAACGGCAGGCAACATCCCGGCCCTGAACAACAAGAAGGACAAGAGTGCTTCGTTTCCGGTCGTCGTGCATCGGGAAGTTTTACCCTCAAAAAGCTAGACGGCACGCGTATTTCCAAAGGTGTAACATTTAAAAAATTGCGGCTATTAGAGCCTGCAACAAATTATCTAATAGAAAGGATGTGAACGGGCAATTCCTCCCACGACTAAAGTCGCGGGTCTCCTTGCCCTGATTTATGAAAGCTGAAATTAAATTTGCAAACACAAGCAATGGACCCAAAGCCTTTGTCAAGACTTTTGACGATGATTGGACTCCTATGAGCACGCCGCTCAAGGCATACAAAAAAGACATGCGCAGTATCAAGCCTGCAGGTAACTACGAAGAAGGAAAGGACTACATGGTAGCCGTCAGCCCTTGGGTTCTTGAAGCATTTCTGAAAGCCAATCAGATTGATTATGTTCAGCTGATTCGCGGCCAGGACCTCAAGAATCCGCCCGTTGGCAGCATTCGGTATGCGAACGAGAAGGAAGTCGTCTGGTACGAGTATTCTTCCGCAACCACCACACGCCGCTGCACGGACTTGTCCCGCGCAAAAAGCTTTGTTCAGGAATGGGTCAATCTTGATTGTCCTACACTCAAACGCTTTAGCACGAATCAGAAAGTGCTTTCCGTGAACGGCTTTGGCGCTGCGGTTCCGCTGTTTGAAAGCCCGCTGGTCGATACCTCCTATGTCGATACTGTCATCGCAGACGATATTGAAGACAAGGAAATCGAAGGGCTACGCAAGCATCTGAACCCGGATGGCGTAATCTCGCAGCTGCTGAACAATGTTCAGAAAGCGAGAGCCGAGAAGGGAATCGATGAAGTGGAAAGCCGCGTCAAGCAGGTCGAAACCCAGATTCGCCTTTTCCTGCGCACTCCGGAAATCGAAAACGAAATCAAAGACATCGAAACTGCTCATCTCAATGAGGAGGGCAGCTTTGACTGTGGTTTCATTTTCTGGTATCCGAAAGCTGATTCTCAGCTCGAAAAGGACATGAGCCTGCTGGTCGGTGCCAACAGGCGCAAGCTGAGCTGGCTCGATATTGCGGTTCCGACTTTCAGCCAGAGCATCAATGTTCAGAGATATGGTGCAGAACTTATCAAGAAACTTGTAAAAGAGCGTCTTGGCATTGAATTCTATTATCGTTCGGAGCTCGACTAATATGCCTGACATGAGAATTTCATTGATGAAAGGGGAGACAATCCCCAGAGATATCAAGGGCCGCAGAATCATTTGCTGCTTTTGCAATGACAAGGGGACTTGGGATACCAAGACTCTTGAGAAATTTGCAAAGAGATTCCCGGAAGCAAAAGAGTGGTACTTACATAAGCTGCCAGAACAGCTTCGGTATCCCGGTCAGGTTCTATTCTGTCCGGGCAATAACGAGAACACGATTGTGGCAATTATGATTTGCAGTACTGAAACCGCCGACAAGTACGGCTCGAAAATTCAGTTCCCGTATCTGTACGGGTGTCTCTTGCAGGCGATGGTCAAGGCCAAACAAGCTGAGGCTTCCGTCATCGTATCAAAGCTCGGAACCGATATGATCGAATGGCAGTGGAGAAAACTTATTTGGATTCTGAACCATGCGGCGGAAATGAATGAAGGGGTAACGGCAATCGCAGTTTCACCCTATGATTTGTCTGATGTGTTCGTTGAACCCAAGAAGAAGAAGTCTACTTCCAGAAAGGCAAAACCCAATAAAGATTTGGAAGATTCCGAAGAGACCGATAGCGAAAAGGATAACTGGGATGGTCCGCAAGAAAACGGCAGAGACCAACAGCTCAGCATGCCTGACGAAAAAGAAGACAAGAAATATAGTAAATACGATAATTTGCGCTAACTTACGAGCTCCTGCTGTGGTGCGGGGGCTCTTTTTTGTTGCCTTTTTGTTGTTCTTTTGTTGTTCTTCCACAAAAAATCATTTTTTTGCTTTTTAGGCTTTCTTTTACTTGCCCATCCGTGCGAATCAAAGATAATAAAAACAGCAGCCTAAAAGTGGCACTAAAAAGTAGCAATCAAGAAAGAGGTTATAACATGGCAACTAAGTTTTATCTTGCCGAAATTCCGGATGATTTTCCGGCAACCAACGTCAAATTTGAAAATATGACCAAGCCACTGTTGGCGATTCCGCCCAAGATGGTTGATGGAAAGCCGATTACGATTGTCGGCTACATCGATGCTGGCCAGAAAAAATACAAAGCAAACGATTACGGCTTTGTTGAGTTCAATGACAACGGGGCCGATTTTGCGCAGTTCAAAGACGCCAATATGGATACTCGGTATTCCGTGAGAGAAAAGGTTTCCGGTGATATTCTCGGATACCTGCCGCTTGAAACCGGGGAACTCGTTGGCATTGTGCGTGAGAAGGAAAAACCGATTCTTCTTCTGATTATCGCGGTGACTGCTGCTCTCGTGCTGCTCGTCGCCCTTATCACTGCAAGCCTTTATAAAATGGTGAACAAGCCCCTTGATGGCAGCGGCAGCGATGCCAGCTCCGCAAGCAGCGAAATCGTGATTGCTGACGGCGAAGCGTATGACGGGACGATGGACAACGGCAAAACCGATTCCGAGGAGATGCGATTCATCGAATTCCCGGCATTCACGACCATCTATGTGAGCCCTGACAGTACCGTGGACCTGGTGAACCCGGAAAGCAACCATGTCTACTTCAAATATACGATTCTTGAGAACGATGAAGTGCTCTATGAATCCGATTACATTGCTCCAGGCCAGAAATACGCCTGGCAGGCATCGGATTACATTACCGGGGCAGGAGAGCACGCTGTGGTGTTCTCGGTATCTACTGTCGGTGTAGATGACCAACAGCCGCGCAATGGCGCTGAGTTTGCGGTCACGGCCGTTGTATCTTAACTGGGCTGAATTGCGCGACAAGCGCATTTTGGTAAACTCGCAAGGGAGATAAATAGTAAAAGACAAGGGCTCGAATCAGCTGATGGCCTTGCACATGGCTGATTTTGTGTCCGCAATCAACGAAGGAGGTTTCTGAAGATGAAACTCGCCAAAGCTATGTCGATGGCCCTCGCTTGTGCGATGGCCGCGACTATGTGTGCAACCTCCGCTTTTGCTGCAACTTCCGGCAGCACGAAGGTTAATGCCACTGTTACCCCGTCCTACACCCTGACCGTCCCTGAATCCATTACCCTGACCAACAACAAAGGCGGGAGTGGCACCTACACTGGTACGATTCCCGTCAACGTAAAGGGCGACATCGGTGAAGGTCAGTCCGTGACCGTTACTTCCACTGCACCTATCATGAAGTGCTCTGGTTCAAAGAACGTTACGGCTTCCTTTACCGGCACTCCTAAAAAGAGCTGGACCCGTGTGGAGACTTCTGGCCAGGGCACGACTGACAACTACGGTCTGTCTGCAGTCCTGACTCCTGGTGTTTGGGAAGGCACTGCTACCTTCTCCTGCGCTCTGGCATAATCAATCCCCATAACGCAACTGGGGTATCCCGCACAAAACCGAAAAGCGGTCGGCCTCACAAGCAGGCTGGCCGCCTTTTCTATTAGATTCTGGAGGCTCTAACATATGAAAATGAAAAAGCTTATAGCAGCGGCATTGAGCTTTGTAATGATGCTTGGCATCAATACAGCCCCCGCATTTGCCGCTACGAGTAAATCTGCATCTACCGCGATTACCGCAGAGGTCGGGTCTGGGTATACAGTCACTGTCCCTGAAAAAATCGCGCTGACCAGCACGACTACAGGAACCGGCACGTATACGGGTACGATTGCTGTCAACATCAAGGGAGATGTAGCAGCCAATCAAACGGTAACGGTTGCGGCAACTGCGCCTACGATGAAAGATACAGCAGGAAACAGCGTTGCTGCTACATTTACGTCTACCCCCAAGACAAAATGGTCACGGACTGACATGCAGGGCAATGGCACCACGAGTAACTATGTTGTTTCTGCATCCCTCACCCCCGGCAGCTGGACCGGAACCGCGACCTTTACCTGTACTTTGGCTTAAATCTTTGAATCATGCCGCTATGCAGAGGAGGGCATTATCATGAAGACATCAAAGAAAGTTCTGGCAGCCCTTCTGGCGATTTGTTTCAATACCGGAACTGCTCTGGCCGAAGTGGATAAGACTGCGACAACGGCGCTTGTTGCCGATGTGACTTCCGGGTATACGATTACGGTGCCGGAAACTGTTGCATTGTCGAAGAGTACGGACGGGTCCGGTACTTATACGGGTACAATACCGGTAAATCTCAAAGGCAGCATTGGCAGTAACGAAAAAGTGACGGTGACTACCACAGTGACCGATATGACCGATGCGTCTGGGACTAAGGCTCCCGTGACATTCACGGCAAAACCGAAAACGGTCTGGTCATACTCCGACTTGCTGAATGGCGGAACTACAAGCAATTATGTGGTTTCCGCGACACTGACAGCAGGCAGCTGGAAGGGTACAGCTACATTTTCCTGCACGATGTCATAATGCCAAATTCGAAAGGATGTGAAAATCTGTGAACATCAAAAAAGCGGCTGCGAGTTTTCTATTTATGATTTTTGCCATGGTATGTAATGTGTCCATGGCATTTGCAAGCTGGGGTGGCATGGGCTACAAAAACTGCGTGCTGTGCGGCGCATTGGTAACGCCTATGCCTACATATGGTGGCACACAGAAGTACACTGAATTCTACAACTGTGAAGAAGTTGAGGGCCTAACATCGAGCACAACTCAACGATATGCCCTGAAAAATATGTACGTTGTCAGCAACGCAGATGGCGTTATCTGCACAAATTGCGTTGAACGTATTATCAGCGAACACAAAGGCGGCACGGGCGGTGAAGTTGATGAATCAGTGTACATCATTACCGTTCCCGAATCAGTGACACTAAGCAATGAAAACGGTGGCACTGGAGATTATGCTAACACCGTTTCTATCAAGGCAACGGGCAAACTGCTGACAAACCAGAAAGTATTTTTTAATACCTCTGCTCCGACCATGCACCGCGACGGCAGCACCGATGTTGTCTGCACCGCCACTGCTACCACTGCAACAGAATGGGACGCAACTGCTGTAAAAGGGAAAACTGCACAAACCGATTATTCCGTGACTGCGCACCTCACTCCAGGCGAATGGACCGGCAATATGGTGTTTTACGCTTCGGTAGGAGATACCTATACAGTTGAGGTAGGAGACAATTCTGTATTGCTTTCTCCCGCTTATGAGGATAAAACTCATATTGTATTTGAATCCGATAACCCCTCCGTGGCTTCCATTAGTTCGGACGGCCATATTATCGCTTCGGCAATCGGAACTGCGAACATCACGAAGACCGCATATGACAGTACCGGGACTCGCGTCATCTATTCGTCCAAATACATCATCAACGTCAAGGCGCAGATGCCGTTGATGGATGTGAGCCGTCTTGCTTCTGTATTGACGACTCTTTCCTCTCAGGGAAAAAACATCACCGTTATTTCGTTCGGCAATTATACAGTTCCGGGCAATGCAACGACCTATGACGTATCCGGCCAGGGTGACAAATCGATTGTCGCGTATGTTCCGACCGCGATGTACGGCGGCTGGTGGTGGGGTGTTCAGAATGGCACAGAGCTTCGAGTGACAGATACGAACCGTGATATGGTGGCGTTTGCTTCCGGTAACAGCATTTGCTTCAAAGGCGGTGCGTCTGACACTTCTACGGTTTTTGACAATATCAAGACCATTAACTTTGATGCAGTTGACACGACTCGCGTGACATCCGCTGCTTACGCATTCTATAACATGAAGTCACTGACTACAATTACTGGACTCAGCCGTTGGGATACCAGTAAAATCACGACGATGAACAGCATGTTCAAGGGATGCACAGGACTTAAAAGCCTTGATTTCAGCAGCTTTAACACCAAAAATGTCACGGATTTCTCCAGCATGATGTATGGATGCACGGGTCTTTCGAAAATCACGGTCGCGGATACTTTTGCGACAGCTTATCTCCCGACTCCGGGCTTTTCCACGGGCTTTACCTACGTGAGCAGCAAGATGGGTCTTACCATTGCCGGAAACCCTTCCAGCGCTTTGAGCAGCTATAATTTCACTTCCGATAACCGTACCGTGACATACGATACTTCTACCGCATCTGATGATGAGTCCGATAATGAATTTCCGAATGAGGATTCCGACAGCACCGTGGCACCTGCGCCGACAGCTTCGATGAACGTTTCAAACCTGGCGCAGGCAATGACGCAGCTCAAGGAATCCGGGACTGAAATCAAGGCGATTTCCTTTGGCGGCTATCAGGTCCCGGAATCGGCCAAAGTATTTGATGTCTCTGGAACCGGCTCCAGTGCAATTCTGGCTTTTGTAAAAGAAGGTGAGAACCGGCTCTACGTCACGAATTCGGCTGGCGGAACACTTGTCTTTGGTGAGGGAAACAGCATTTCTTTTGATGAAAATGAGGCATTTGCCGACATTGAAAACATCGAGTATCAGAACGTTGATACTTCGCAGGTGACTTCTGCGGCATCTGCTTTTTCCGGGATGAAGAAGCTCACCAGCATTGGTGGATTAGAGAACTGGAACACGTCGAACATCACTACGATGAACAGGATGTGTTATCAGTGTGAGGCTTTGCAGTCTATTGCCGGGATGGAGAAGTGGGATACCTCGAAAGTAACTGATATGAGTGAAGCTTTTGCCGGTTGTCTTTCTCTCTCGGATGCTTCGCCGACAGATGGCTGGGATACCAGCAGCGTGACGAACAAAGAGAACATGTTTGCTGGCGCACTGTGCGAAAAAGCACCGGAGATAGCCAATGATACAGAGAACACTGATACTGATGCGGATTCGTCTGAGGGAAATTCCGAGCAAGCTGAAAGCAAAGCAAAAAACAAAGAGGATGAAGCCGAAACTAAAACTCCGGATTCAGAAAACACACAACCTGATACATCTACGGCAGCATAAGGAGGGGATGAACATGAAGGCTATCAAGCGCTTTGCTATGCTTTTGGCAGTGCTGTCTCCTTTTCTTTTGAATGTGTCGTTCGGATTTGCCGATACCGCTACACGGACATGTTCGGTCTGTGGGCAGAAATTCACTGTGACAACCCCGGCCGCTGATGACGCCAAAACATTCGAGGCGTACAACAAGGTAAACTCGATTAAAGGCGTTGAGTCGGATAAGAGCGCTACTTATACCGCAATTACGGATGCAAATGTCTATGCAACGACCATTAACGGAAAGCCTCTGTGCTCGAATTGTCTGAGTACGATGGGCGCTGCTACTTCAACAGGTAAAGGATTGCCGAAAACGGCTTCCACTCAGCTGCTTGCGAGCGCAACGGCGGTCTATACGATTACGGTTCCCGAAACTGTTAAGCTGACAGGCGTTGACAGTGGCCCTGGCTCATATACGGCTGACATCACCATGACTTTGAAAGGTGATGTCGAGGAGAATGCGGTGATTGTGGTATCTGTGGACGGTGGAACCATGACCAACACTGCGGGCAAAACCGCTGCTGTCACAGTATCCAATCAGACCAAAAGTAAATGGTCCCGCGCAGACTTGTTGAACGATGGAACGAGCGCAACTTGCAAAGTCTCTGCGGAGCTTGACCCCGGACACTGGACCGGCACAGCAACGTTCAGCTGTGAGAAAACGTATAAATAATTTTTTGGGAAAGGAGGAGAATGTATGCGCTTGAAATCTATTATAGCAAGTGCATTTACCGCGCTGATGGTTGCCTGTCCTGTATTGGCGTTCTCTGAATCTGCTGATTTCGACGACTCTGTGCCCGATACAGATGAGACGATGACGATAGATACGCCTGCCTCGAATGCTGATTCTAACGATGTTGCCTGGCTAAGTGCTTCCAAAGATACAGCAACACAGGTCACAGCAGAAGTGGACAGCTTTTATACATTGACCGTTCCGGAAGAAATCACGCTGAGCGGTACTGATGGCACAGGAATCAAGACAGGCACGATTTCGGTGACTTTAACTGGCGACATCCCTCTCAAGGGAACTGTTCAAGTCAAAACCACTGCTACGCCTCTGCAGGCGAAAGGCTCTGTAGATGTGCCTATGACCATCGCAACACCAAAGGTTGAATGGAATCGCACTGAGATGCTCGGAGACGGAACGAGTTCAGACTATTCCGTAAGCGCAGTTCTTGCTCCTGGCGACTGGACTGGCACAGTGACGTTTGAATGCTTGGTGCAATAAATGCCAACAAATCTTATACCGCTTGCCCTTTTGGGTAGGCGGCTTTTTGCTAGGTATTTGTTGTGCGTTCTGAACACGGCGGCTATGGCCTATCTTGTTTCCGGCATAAAAAGCAGACACAACATATTGTGTTTTGGTATTGCAATATACCATATATTGTGGTACAATATATCTACTGGCTCAAATGATAGCAAAGAACCTAAAGTTTGAGCATTTTCGTGTATGGCTATGAGACCGCTTCCTTCTACTTGAAGATAATATGAAATCATGTCAGCGGTTTCGCTCTCCGTCACGGCTCGAGAACATAACAATACGGCTATATATCCGCTTCCTTCATTTCTAGAAGAACAAGGAAGTCGGCTCGCATTTTTTGTGCTGCTGACTTCAACACGTTAGCGGATATGCTTTCCGTATCTATTACGTGTCTCATCCACCCGTGTCGAGTTTTTCTCGGCGCGGGATTTTTGTTTTGTTAGGAGGTCATTTGAATGCTGACTGTTTATGATTTTAACCGCGTCACGTTTGCACATCATCGCGGCATCGTACCACCCATGCCCGCACAAGAAGGGAAGAAAGCGGTGGAGAAACGCTATGTCTGTTCAGCGAACATGAAATTGATGGAATACGGCTATATTATGGCGCGAGACCTCTTTGATGCCTGCTGCAAGGCTGAATACAATGATTTCCTCAAGACCTGGTCTGCGTTGTATGACTGTGTCACGGAGGATGGCAAGGCAATTTCTCAGACTTCTCCCATCTGGCCGAATTTCCCGGACGATGCGATGAAAGCCGACCTTGTGGACCTGTATGTTGTCAACTTCCTCAATTATCTGACTTGCGGCGAATGGCAGCCAGACTTTGACCCGACAAAATTTTGCCCGGCACTGGACCGCAGCCATCTTCCTGCTGTGAAACAGATTCCGGCGTGTGATGAGGAGGAAATCTACCGCTATTCCGTACAGAGCATTACCGGGCATTCTCCTCTGTCTCCTGACGAGGTGTCCTGCGTTTTCGATACTCTGATGCATGATATTGATTTCACATCTGAGCTGATGGACCGCATGAAACCCAAGCATATTCCATGCAAGGAAAATCTTGCTCTGTATGTGTCTCGCATTATCTCTCGTCCCGAATGGCGGGAACAGGCATGCTTCAGGGATTTCAAGAGCTCTACCGATGTGCTGCGCCTGGCCGCAGCAATGAGCGACCAGGATGTGAGTCTTTCGAAAGCCCCGAAATTCCGGAACTTTAAGCGCGGTGAACGTCGTCAGCTGCTGGAACTTCTGGAACACACTGATAAGAACGAGGGCTTTGCATTGCATCCCGAAGAGTTCAAGCGATTGGGCGAACGCCTGCATCCGGGTGATTACTCTTATATCTTCAAGGAAGATTATGAGATTTTTACGAAGATTCGCAATGGTGTCAAGATTGAAACCTACAATTCCAAGCTCCAAGAACTTATGAAGAAACCGGTCAATGCTGAACTGCTTTCCGCTCACCTGATGATGCGGCCCGGTATGTTTGCCCGAAACCTGGACTTTGCGCTGCGCAACTGCTCCAATGAACAGCAGATGGAAAATGTTCTGTTCCGATTCATCTCGGTATGCAAGAGTATTGAACCGCGCGTCCTGGTCCAGCTCATCAACCATTTTCGGAATCGCAACAATCCTGTGCATTTGGCAACCGGCAAGGCAAACGGCGCTGCCAGTAAAGCTCTGGAACGGGACATTGAACCTTTGTCTGAGGATATCTGCAAACGTGTGGCACGCGATATCTTTAACCAGCTGTGGCAGGTTCTTCGCGCAGAGGACACCGAACCGAAGAGCGTGTACATCGACCCGGATTGCCATTGCAATAAGCTGATTTTTCCGGATAATCCCCGTCAGGTCACTTCCGCCGTACGTGCTGCAGCCTGCGGCTCTCGCACGAATCTGCCGGACGGAAATGTGCTCCGTGCATTCCTTTACTGGAAGGGAAACGATGGCCCTGACCTGTGGAATGGCATCGACCTGGACCTCTCGGTTGTGTTCTACGGAGAGGAAAAAGCAAAGTTCGTGTACTACGCGAATCCCAAGGACGAAACACTTGGCGCAATCCACTCCGGCGACCGCCGCTGCAGCGGTAAGAATGGTGCCGTTGAGTATGTAGATTTCGATATCAAGAAGTGCTTTCAGAATGGGTTCCGTTATGCCGCCCTCACTGTAAAATCCTACTCTGGGGAGAAGTTCTCTGAGATGGAGAACGCTTTCTGCGGCGTAATGGTTCGGGATGGCAAGACGGGTGAGCAGTTTGAACCTGCGACTGTCAAGGACCGCTTTGCTCTCACTACGGATTCTGACCAGCTCGTTATGGTCGTTATAGACCTCATGACCCGTGAAGTCATTACGGTGGATAAGAGCGTGGCTCAGTTCCGTTTGGCGTGCCGGAATGTTGTGACAGACTATGCACCTACAGTAGCAACCTGCGCCTACGCGATGCAGCTGAAGAGCCTGTCTATCAAGGAAATGCTCGGTATGCGCTATGCACAGTTCCTGAAAAGCGACGACTGGAAACACGCAAGTGTTATCGTATCTGATGAACCTGAAAAGTTCAAGGTGACGGATAAGGATACTCCTGCGCCGCGCATTGTTAGCCCCTATGACATTCCGGGCATTTATGACCTGATTTTTGGCAAGGAAAATCAATAAAAAAGAAGCTGTTCTCCTGAAAACGGAGAGCAGCTTTTTCTTTGTCAGGATGATTTTGCAAGAGAAGCGTCGGCAATATCCTTTTCGATTTCATCAAACTGATACAGCAAAAAACGCTTGCAATTTCTTAATTGGATGTCTAACCGTCTTTTGGTCACCTTTTTGTCTTTAACCATGTCGAGATAATCTTTGGCTGGAGACATATCTGGGTCAAAAAGAACACATCCCAAATTTACCTGGCACTTGGCATACAGCTCACGCACTTCACAGCAGCGGGTCATATGCTCGTCTTTACGTCTCACACTCCAGCGAGCGGAACGCAATGCACGATAGCAGTTTTGCAATGCCGTGGTGCTGTAAATCCTTTTCTCTGCAACCATCATTTCCCTCCGACTTTTTATGAGAAAATTATACCATATATTTATGAATTGACTATGACAAAAGGTGGCAAAGCCATCAAATATATGGTAAAAAACGCGAAGGCAAGAAAAATTTTGAAAAAAGTGAAAAAAATGCGAAAAAAACGTGATGTTTGTGCTTGCGTGGGTGTGCGAGTCGCAGATAATAAAATCAGTGGCTCAGAGCAGTAAGCCCCAGAGCTCCCTGATAAGGGCGAACTCATGGTGCATATCTGCGTCATCAAGTCATCACATGGTAGACTGACGGGCCTTGCGGTGTTGCAAGAATGGTCAGGCGAGGGAAGCGATGAATCCCTCATTGCTGCCAAGTACATCGTGTTTTGATGCAGTCAGCGTCGAGAGGACGCGGATATGCATGGCTTGACTTTTGACCCGATGCATGCAGGAGCAAAGGAATCAAAAGAGATGGCCTAGTTCGAATCCACTATTTGAAAGGAGATTACCCCAATGAAATGTTACAAGCGCGTTGCAAGCGCTGTGATGGGTATGGCAATGGCCGCCAGCTGCATGGCTCCTATCACCGCTTACGCAATGGAAGACACCAAACAGCCCACTGACAATACTGCTATTGCCAACCATCCCAATAACGAGACCATGCTGCACAGCACTCCCGTTTACCGCATCGGCGCCAAATCCTTCTACAAGGTGAACGACGACGGTTCCGTTGTCTACGCCGACCAGGATGCCGAAGGCTACACTGCAGTTCCTGCCGCTTATATTGCAGGCAGCCAGTATAACGATGGCGAAGAGTACGGCGTTTATACCACCAAAAAGGCTGATGGCACCTTCCAGATGCATTACGTCAAGATTTCTGACTGCCAGCAGACTCAGGGTGGCGTGAACTGGAACCACGGCACTGCTGATGAAGCTAAGGTTTCTGACGATACCAAGGCTGAGGGCACCGACACCGCCACCAACGAAGACCCGACGATGTCCACCCAGTTCTACATCTACCTGGACAACGACACCGAGATTCCTCCCGAGACTCCTCCGACCGAGGAAGAGCATCCTGGCGTGAAGACCGATGACGGCCGCGTTGAGTACGATATCACCGTTGCTACCGTGAACCATGTCAACATGAAGGCTACTGTTCCTCTGTACGTCTGCATGTACGGTTTCCGTTCCACCGGCAACGTTGTTACCCCGACCAAGGATGCTTACCAGCTGCGTAACTACTCCACCATCGACAAGAACAGCCGCACCTACATTGCCGATATCGTGAAGGTTACCCATTACAGCCGCATCTACGATGCCGACCACTCCAACGACGAGCTGTTCTCCATCGCTTACGATGCCACCAGCAAGACCTACACCTACTGGTACAGCGACCCCTCCACCACTCAGGGTTGGCAGCAGCCTGCTATCTACAAGACCCTGGCTGATGAGCATATCAACGCTTCCGGTGAGTGCTACGTCATCTACATCGATGGCGAGTGGGACTTCAAGGCCGCTGGTACTCTGACCGGCGACGAGCTGCGCCAGACTGTGAAGGCTATCGACCAGAACCATCAGCTGTCTCAGGACTTCATCATCGGTGATGGCGATACTCAGTGCAACTTCGGCAAGGCTTTCGCCGTTGGCGACAGCAAGACCGACAACTCCAAGCGTGAAGGTCTGGCCATCAAGGTTTCTGAGCTGCAGGCTGAGCCCGCAACCTGGCGTGTTGTGCCTATGAGCAACAGCGCCTTGAAGCGCGGCGAAATCGCTATGAGCATTGCTCCTGCTTCTGCAATGTACAACGCTTCTGCTATCGACCTGTCCACCTGCTCCGCTCCTCTGGACATCACCGAGAACGGCTGGTTCATCGCTGGTGCTGAAAAGGCCAAGGTTGCTCAGGATGGCGCTGGCACCGATGCTGTCAAGCATGACGATGCTCCGGCCCTGCCGCTGATTACCACCGCCAAGATTGCTGGTTCCAACGTCAACGACGCTGGCTGCACTCCTGTCGTTCGCGTGACCTACAGCATCATCCCGATGTTCGAGACTGGCGATACTCAGACTGCTACCGCAGGCGGCGTCTCCAGCAACCGCTGATAGAGTCTCCGGACCTAATATAAAGCAAGCCCAAATGTAAGGGTTGGCTGTCGAGTGACCTGCCGCTCGGCGGCCAACTTTTGTTAATAACAGCTCAGTCAAGAAATTGACGGAAAGGAATTGAATATCATGGCAACTACAATGACGACCCCTGAAAAAAATTCGAAGAAGAGTGGTAACAAGCTCCTGCATCGGACCGTTACGATTTGTGTGATTCTCCTGCTTCTCCTGTGCGTGGGTCTGTTCTTCTGGCACAATAAAAATGCTACTGCTTCCGACAACCGCCTGGAAGATTCGGTCGCTGCACAGCTTGGCCAGCTCGAAGGCAAGAGCGAGGCAGAGATTCAGGAAGAGCTGAACCGCGTCGTGGAAGAGGGTACAATGGCCATCTCCATCAACGTCAATCCGGTGTTTGATTCCGGCGATTCTGAGGGCACTCTCGAAATCGAGAACGCTCCCGGTAATAAATACGCTCAGGTTGTGAGCATTACCCTGGATGATAGCGGCAAGGAAATCTACAACAGTGGACTTATCCAGCCCAACTATCACATTCAGACAGATAAGTTGTCAGAGGCTCTGGCTGCTGGTTCTTACGACTGCACCGCAACCTTTACGGCTTATGATACCTCTGATGCCGAGAATCCTGTCGAGGTTGGCACTGCTGCTGCCAAGATTACGATTTCTGTGCTGTCTTAACGATTCGCCCCGGTGCAGACTTCGGTTTGCTCCGGGGCTTTTTTGGAACTTGTGATGCTGCAAAGGAGGCATTTTCGTGAAACAGTTTGCGAAAGTTCTCGCGTCTTTTTCGCTGGCCGCAACGATGTGTTTGGGCGTTGGCTTTGCAGCCGATTCTCCGCATCCTGGTGAGCATGGCACGGTTGACAAGGCTATGGTCTCTGAAGAAACCGATAAGGCTTACGATGAGAAGCCGAATATGGGTACAAAATTCAATTTGTATCTTGCGCCTGACATCCCCGAAACGGTTCCTCCTATTAAAAAGGATGTTCCTAAAATGGGCGATACCGGCATTCCTCAGGAATCCTTGCTCCAGGCCCTGCTGGTAGCGGGTGGCTGCTATCTTGTGAGCGATGGCGTGGCTGTCGCTTGCAAGGGTGGACGCCGTAAACCTAAAAAGACTGCGGAACTGAAAAACGCATAAGAAGAGCCCCGGTGCTGAAATGCATCGGGGCTTTTCTTTATATTAGGAGGCTTATTACCAGTTTACCGGGAATTCATAAATATCGTATTCATTCGAGTAACGGTCAACTTCGTTCTTCTTAAATGCTTCCAGACTGTCATATGCTGTCATCGTGATGCTATATGCATGGCCGTCTACATCGACCTCACCGTTTTCATCGATGATAACATTCTTAATCCAGAAGCCGAGAACTGCGGTGCCGGTTTCATCTGACCCATCCTTTTCGTAATCGACTTCATACGGGACAAACAAATCGTTGTATTCTTTGGAGAAGTTCTCTTCGCCATCTTTCCAGGAAATCAGGTATCCAGTATTAAGCCAGCGAGGTTCACCGATATTGGTTCTTGCGAAAGCAACCTCGTTCTGGTCAGCATCAAACACAGACGTTCTATCAACATTGTAGCTGGAACTGTCTTCGAGTCTTGCGGCTGCAATGGGCTTGATAACATCAAGGACCTCAGTTGTCACCTCATCGGCAGAACGAATGTATTTGGCAGCCCCTTTAACGGGGATTTCAATCGTGTCGCGGGAAAGCGCATATTCTTCGGAGAAATTCGTGAGAGCTTTTACCTGAACATGAAGTGTGACGGTATCATCTTCACTATAATCTTTGCTCTTATCAGTGTCATCCATGTAGTAATTCAGCATCGAATATGGACTATCAGAAGGTGCGCCATTTGTTAAGGAGAACGTCAAATCAGGAAGGGTGCCAGTGATTTTGAATGTGACTTTCCCGGTTTCGGTATCTCCGCTAAATACTGTTGCAAACATCGACTCATCGAACGGGTCAACCATCTCGGGCTCTTTCAAACCCGATACCGTGATTTCCTTGCTTGCTGCTTTGGCGGTTACTTTGTTCTCTTTTTGGAAGTAATCGGAAACCTTAACGCTCAGGGTAACGGTATCGCCGTTTGACAGGTTCTCGGATGGCGTGACCTCGTAGTTCACTTCGCCCATCATGGCCGTTTCCGTGCGAGCTTCATCCATGTCAGTTTGACTCTTGCCTTTGCCGAAAACATCCGTTCCGATTTTATTGTAATCGACATTGATGGTTGCAGTTGCCTGACCATTCAACCCATCGAATGTGACATCCGCATATTGCAGGAAATCAACAGTCTTAGAACAGCCGGTGAGTGACAGTACAAGTCCTGCGGTTGCTGCTGCAACCAAAAGTAAACGCCTTAACCCTTTCATCTCAAACACTCCTTTTTGTTGGACTTCTGTTGGCGTTGTGTTGTTGTAATTATATCATGACACATATTTGAGGTCAACATATTCGCGATAGGTACAACGAATGTAAGAAATATTAGGAATTTAGAAAATATATTGTAATTTAGAATTGGTATGATGGTCAGTGGTTAGTTGCCGGATTGTGCGATTCTCATACAATAAAAATAGACAATATCGTAATTTGCGCCGTTGTGGGGTGTACAAATGCATACAGATAACAAAACAAAACTGACTTGGGTCGGGGTTCTCCGACTGGTTGTTGGGGGTATCTTCCGGTTTATCAGCATCGTTGCACTTCTAGCTGTGCTTGGAATTAGCTATCTGTTGTTTCAAAATGCAAAGCAAACCAAGGAAACGCAGGACCTCAATGTTCAGCTGGTTGAGATGCGTCAGGAAGCAGAAACCGAAGAAGATAACACGGATTGGTCCAAGGGAATGCTGGATATCAATTCCGACTATAAAGGCTGGCTTACAATTTACGGGACCCAAATCTCCGAACCAGTCGTACAGGGTGAGACAAACGAAACCTATCTGCGCACCAACATCAATAAGGAACACGCTGAGGCCGGAACGCTGTTTCTCGATGAAACTACTGACCTGTCGCAGGATGGCAACCTTATCATTTACGGCCATAAAATGAACGACGGAACCATGTTCGGAACTCTTGATAAGTTTGAGGATGAAGAGTTCTTTGATAATAATGGAACAGTTTGCTGGGAAAGTGAGAAGGGCAAAGAGTACTATCAGATTTTTGCGCTCTTGGTTTTACCCGGATACAGTACAGCCCCTGATTTTATCGACCTTCAAGCCTGGAACAACGTTCTGGACGAAGAACAAACCGCCGACATGCTCAACACGATTGCAGACCGTGCGTCTATCTTTAGAGGGGAATCCTTTAACCTCGAAAAGGACAAGTACCTCTTCTTGGTGACTTGTGATTACAGCATCAACAACGGCCGCCTTGTTCTGGTGGGTAGACGATTGAGCAAGAAGAATGAAACAGAAAAAACCACAGAGGAAAGTACAGACAGTAGCGAAGAAGCTGTATCGGAAGAGGAAAATAGTGAAAATGTTGAATAATTTGGCCGCCGCATTCTCGCGACTTTAGTCGTGGGAGGATTCGCAACAAGGCCGCCAAGAAAACTCTGTCGATTCCAAGCTGCCTGAATGATATGGCTGAGCGAGCAGACATCAACTTCTCCGGGGTGTTGCAAGAAGCACTTAAAGCAAACCTAAATATTGGTTGATTGCGCTCTCACTGCCCTGCCAGTTGCCTGGTGGGGCATTTTTTTGCTTGATAAAATTTAATGTGATTTTCTGTATCGATTTGTTTACACTAAATTAGGAACAAAAAATCATGAATTTTGATAAATTCGATTGAATTTCTTTAATTCGCAGGGTATACTATTAGAAGAAAGGGAGTGGTATTGTGCTGATTGAGTTTACTGTGAAAAATTATCGGTCTTTTCGAGACGAAGCGACTCTTTCGATGGAAGCTACGGGAGCAAGTACGTTGAAAAGTGTGCTTATCCCATATGGCGGAATGCGAATTCTGCCGGGTGCTGCCATATACGGAAAGAACGGTGGCGGTAAGAGCAATGTTATCCGAGCTTTTTGGCTTGCGGTTCAATTCATCAGAAACGCACAAAAGACACAGCATGAGAAAGCAGCTATCCCCGTTGTTCCGTTTGCATTGAATGACTACTCGGCATCTGAGCCGACAGAGTTTTCGTTTGTATATACCTTGGATGGAATCAGGTATTGGTATGCCTTTTCTGCCACAAAAGAAAAGGTATATGCTGAGTCGTTGTATCATGCACCGAAAGGGCAGAAGGCACTGGTTTTTGCTAGAGAAGGACAGGGATTCACCTTTACCGAAGAGAAGGCTCGTAGAAAGCTGATTAGTCAGGTTGTTGCCGAAAATCAACTGTTCTTTTCTGTAGCATGTACCATGAACGACGTTGCCTGCTCCAAAGCTATGACTTGGTTCCGGGAGAAAATCTATTTTTCAAGAGACTATTCGGATATCCCCCGGCAGCTGCTCGAATATTCGAACGACTCTAATATGCTGAAAGCAATTTCCGATTATGCGAAGGCTGCAGATGTTGGTATCGAAGATATGAAATTCGAAATCAATAGTAAAGAAATTAACGAAGAAGCTGATTTGCCTGCAAACATTCCCGAAGAGGTTAAAGCTGCACTTGTACAGTTCATGCACGTGCTTTCTGAAACCTCTAATAATTCGGAAACACACCTCAAGATGGGGCAGGTTAACGCAACTTCTATGCATCAAGGCCAAAACAAGGACGGAACAAGCCATATGTTTTCGATGGAGCTGGCAGACGAGTCTGATGGCACAAGAAAACTGATGGCCATTGCTCCTGCAATTGAGTCCGTGCTGTCAAAGGGCGGCCTTTTGCTGGTAGATGAAATCGAAAAAGAACTGCATCCTGCTTTGGTTGAGTTTATAGTTGCCAAATTCCAAAGCAAAAAGACAAACCCTAATGGGGCACAAATTGTCTTTACGACACACAACACCGACCTGTTGAGTATGGAGCTGCTTCGTAAGGACCAATTGTATTTTGTGGATAAGAATAAAGATGATGGCGCTTCGGAACTCTACAGTATCAGCGATTTTTCCACTCGTACGACCGAAAATGTTCGCAAGGGCTATCTCCTCGGAAAATATGGCGCGACTCCCAATGTCGAAATTGAGGAGGTTGAATGATGGCTCGCAAGCTAAAGAAGTCCAAAGTCAGCATCTGCGTTTTCTGCGAAGGAGAAAGTGAACAGGCATACACTGATTTTCTTAAAAGTAAATTCCAGGATGTAGCAGTATTCAAGCGTCCGTCATCAACTGGCTTGTTCGATGAAGCAGATAATCGTTTTAAGAAAGACCCGAAGTACCGTGACTATGCGGATGTAATCGATGAGATATGGTTTTTCTTTGATGTAGAAGAAAAGGACATAGATAACTGGGGCAAACGACTGGAAATCATCAAGCGTTTGCGACGTCTTCGGAAAAAGCCACAGATTAGAGTTCGTCTGCTAATGACAACTGGATGCATTGAATATTGGTTGATGCTTCATTACAGGCTGTTTGCGCCTCCAGTGTTGACTGTTCCAGAAAAAGAACAAATGCTGCGACAAGTCATAAAAGAAGAACCTACTTACAAGAAGGGGAACTATATCGCTACGGCACGCATTGCCCAACATTATCCCACAGCAGTGAAGAATGCAGGAATCGTATTGCAGAATCTCTTAAAAGAAGGGATGCCCTGTCTGGAAGATACAGACGAGCGCAATCTCTGGCTGTGTAAGAATTGCAGAACGTTTTCTACTGTACAAGAAGCTATTACGTTTCTTGAGAGTTTGAAAAGCGAGTAACACAACCTAATAAAGTTATATCTTAATCATCGCAACAGCGTATAGGCTATACCAGCCTGTGCGCTTTATTTTTGCCATATTTCGTCATAATCAATAAAAGCATTTATTGCTTTTTGTTAATCATGTAATTGACTTTGCAAAACAGTGTCGGTAAAATAAAGGTATTCGATAGACCGCATTAACAATCTGTGAACTTTTTGGGGTTCGTATTGTGTGATTGCCACATAGATGGTATTATGCAATTGTACAGAAGGATAGGCGGCAAAAGAGTCCACAGCATCGTCGATGACGAAATCCAAAGCTGCGTAGGGCTGACGTCGAACCTATTAGTTTAATGTGGCCCCCGGCACTAGACGCCGGGATGTAAAGGAGAAACTGAATATGAAACGTAAGACTATCATTTTAGCAGTGGTAGCAGCCGCTGCGATGGCGATTACCCTGGTAGGGTGCGGCGTGAAAATCACAAACATCGCGGTTCCGGAGTCTGCGATGGTGGAGAAGGGTGAAAGTATTACCCTGCCCGTTGTGTACGGCACCGACGATGCTCCGGCCGTGACCCCCGAGACTGCTGCAACCGGTGAAAGCGCTGAAACTGACGAAAAGCTCGCTAAAGCAGCAAGTAAACTGACGGTCGCATGGACTTCTTCCGATGAGAGTGTTGCGACTGTTGATGCGACTGGCATGGTGGTTGCTGTCTCTGCAGGTGAAGCTGACATCACTGCAAGCGTCACGGATTCTGAGATGAGTGCTGTCTGCAAGGTTACGGTAAAAGTGGCCGCGAAAGACATCACCGTTCCCGACAACCTTGACGTCAAGCTCAACGATGGAAACGAAACCACTGTCGAGGCAACTGTAAGCCCGGCTGATGCCACCGATGTGAAGGTGAGTTACGCTTCTACTGATGAGGCGGTGGCCACCGTCGATAAAGACGGCAGGGTTCAGGTCTTGCAGCCTGGTGAATGCGACATCACCACGACCCTCATGCAGGATGGCGAAAAGGTCACCGAGAAGACGACTCATGTGAAAGCATTCTATGAGGTTGAAAGCATCACGCTCGACTCCAACGAAGGCAAGTTGACGGTTGGTAACTCTCACACCATTAAGGCAACGGTCGCTCCCGAAGAGGTTGCTGCCGAAACTACCATCGAGTGGTCGTCCAGCAACGAGAAGGTCGCTACCGTCGATTCCAATGGGAAGGTAACTGCCGTTTCCTCCGGGAATGCAACCATCACCGCAACTGCTGGTGAGGAAAGTGCCAACTACGAAGTGACGGTTGAACAGCCGAAGAAGGTCACGACCAGCAACAAGACTTATAAAAGCAGCAGTTCCAGCAACAGTTCTGCTGCTGTGACGCCTTCCAACCCGGCACCTGTTGCCCCAGCTCCCGCACAGCCTGACCCGGCACCGGCACAGCCTGACCCTCAGCCGGAACAGCCGAGCAACCCGGAACCGTCTCAGCCGAGCGGTGGGGATAGCGGCAATACGGAAAACAAGCCTAACGGTAGCGGTGGTTGGGAATGGGGTGGCCCTGTAATTTCCACTCCCACCGACAATGGTTGTACTCAGGAAGAAATTGATGCTGGAGGGTGCTAATAGTACCAAAATTCTGTAATTGGTAATATAGAAACTCGTAGTATAGAAGCAACAAGTCTTCTTGCTACGAGTTTTCTTTTTTAAAGAATAGCATCTGTATATTATATTGACACACTCCCACGATTAAAATCGTGGGATTCTACTTCAACGAGGCCGCTGGCTGACCCAGTCTTACGCCTCTCGGTAACGGCATGGTGCCCCATCCGTGAGAGTATTTTTACGCAGGGTAGCCCGATGAATGCCAATAATCAGCTTGCTGTTATTTCTAATTTTCCAAAAGTTCTTTCATCGCTCTTCCCAGCGCATCGTTCCAGAAAAAC